GAATCACATCAACTATGGTGGTACACCGCCACCCAAACAACCGGTGCGACGCCCTCGTATCCCAACTGGCAGAGGAAACGGATTCAAAACCCGTGCAGTGTGAGTTCGAATCTCACCGAGGGCACCATCTACCAGCCGAAGCACATCGGCGTAACTCGCGAAAGTGATACCCGCCGAGGGTATTTTCGACTACTTTCCGGTTACTTTCGCCGGTCACTTTCGCTTAGCACCCATGAACTGCTCCAACGCCGCGCGCGCATCCGGACCGACCGTCTTCGGCTTCACGTAGTTGTTCTCCGTCGTCGACAACCGGGCATGCCCGAGCTGCTGCTGCGCCGCCTCGATGCCCAACTCGTCGCGCACCACCGTGCCCGTGGCCTTCCGAAAAGACTTCGGCTGCACCCACTTCAGGTGTTCCGGTAGCGCGGCGCGCAACGCCCGCCGCATGTTGTGTGCGGACATCTGACCGCCGGCCCGGTTCTTGAACACCAAGCCTGTCGGGCCGGTGATGCCGAACAGGGTCGCCAACGATTCCACTGCCGTCGGCGGAAGCAGCACCGTGAGATCCGCGCCGCCACTCTTCCGCTCCTCCTGCCGGGTCGGCGCCTCCCCCTTCACCGCCCCGTAGTCCAGCAACGTGCCGGAGATCGTCAGGGACTTGGCATCAGCGAGCAGATCGACCTCTTCCCACAACGCGGCCAGCACCTCGTTGGTTCGACCACCGGTGGCGGCGAGCAGCTCGACGAACGGCAGTAGGTAACGGCCGCGGGGCGGCCCCGATTTCGTCGCGGCCGTGTACGCCTTGATGTGCGCCACGACCTCCGTATAAATCTCAGGCGTCACCATCGGGACCGGAGGCTTCTTCTTGGCCGAGGCCGGCCGCGCACCCTCGATCGGGTTGATCTGGACGACCCCGTACCGGACAGCCAGCGCGTACATGCCCTTGAGCACCTTGCGCAACGTCAGGGCGCCCGACCGCGCAGTCATGGACTTCAGATACCGGTCGGCTTTCGCGGTCTGCAGCTCGTTGATCCGCAACTGCCCGAGCTGACGGTCCCCGTACGCGGTCCAAGCCTGCGTGTAGGTGCCGACGGACTGCGCTTTCAGGTCATCCTCGGCAACCTTGACCTTGATCCAGATCTCGAACAGCTCCGAGAGCGTCGTCACCTCGGTGACCAACTGGCCTTCGACGGGCGTCGTCCGGGCCTTCAAGTGCTGCTTGAGGGTCCGCTCGGCGGCCTCAGCTGAACGACCCGTGCGACGGACCTGGCGGCGCCGCCCGTCATCGTCCCGGACGTACGTCCGGGCCTCGACGAGATTCGGGCTGAGGGTCTTCGTGGTGATCTTCCCGTACTCGCCAGGCTTCATCCGCTGTCGTGGCACGAATCGCACCGTATCCGAACCGTCTTGCTTGCGGCCAGACGAATCCGTCATTCCTGGGCACTTACTGGCAGTTCTCCTGCCGGGTCCCTGAGCGTGGTCGTATGCTCCCGTCCATGATGCGAATGGGGGCGGCTATCGCGGTGGCGTTGGGACTTCTCGGTGGCGTCACTGCGGCGCCGGCATCGGCCGGGTGCGAAACGAACGCCCTAGGCGCGATGTACTGCGACAGCCAGCCCCGCCCTGATGGAACGTGGGACCGGTGCGTGAGCGTCAACCAGCAGCCGTACTTCGGTCAGTACGGGCAGATCGCGGGCGTCACCCCCGCCTATGGCAAGTGCTGGCCAGTCAACCCGGCGGAACCGTGGCCTGTTGTTCCGATCGGACAACCCCAGTACCACATCTACCCATAGTTCTCGCGGAGAAGCGGCTCTCTGCTAGCCCAGCTTTTCGACGGTGCAGCCATGCTCGGAGGCGTAGGCCTCAGCTTCGGCGAGCTGGTCGTCACCGAAGGTGCGGATCAGCGACCAGTGTGGCCGGACAATCATCGTCGTCTCCGCTAGCGGTCGAGTCCGCGGCCGTTGCTGCCGATGAGGTTCCGTCACGGGGTGCCACTGTAGGCGATCGCCCCGGCCGGGAGAGTCGACCCGGGCGCCGACGGGGTGACAGATCAGAGAATGTCAGCAAGCAGCTCAGGCGGGTCGGGGATCGCGGACTCCGGTGCGTGCTTCCGATGCGAATCGATCACCTGCCGCAGATAGCCGATCGCGGCCCAACGGATCCGCTTCTCCTTCGTCATCTCGCCTTCGAGCACCGCGATCTTCTTGTCGCGTTTCTCGTTCGCAGCGACCATTTCCTCGTAGTCCTCGCTGATTCGCGCGTAATCGGCTGCCATACGGGCGATTTCAGCCTGGCTAACGCGGTACGACGCTGACGATTTCCGTTCCTCTGGCGTGAGATCTTTGCGGGCCTGCCACTTACGGCCGACCCAGCCGAGAAAGCCTGGCAGCTTCGCACCAGCTTTCGACATCAGTGCCGGAGGGCCTACGAGGAGGAATAGCACCAGCCACAGCAGCGGCGGAATACCATCGGGCGCTTGCTGATTCACGACTTCCCCTGAACTTGGTCTGCGTACCCCAACGCTGCGAACCACGACATTAGCGACACAATCAGATACAGCCACGGGCCACGGAAACCACCCTCAACGTCGATGCTGGCCCACGCGATGCCGGCGGACAGGGCGGCGAACAGTGTCCCGGACAGGTGCAGTCCCAAGATGCATACCCAAGGCAGGCGCAGCCAATACCCGAGCGCGGCCAGCGTGCCGGCTAGGACCAGCAGACCGCCCCAGACCTCCGTCGGGAGGGTGCGTTCGACGATGGTCAACGTTTCTGCGTGCTCTCCCATCAGGAAGTCAGCACCGGCGACGAAAGGCGTTGCAGCCAGCAGGATTGAGATGATGCGTCGGTACCGGTGGCCGAGTCGTGGGGTCCAGTCGCGGCGGCGGGCGATCATCGAAGATCGACCGGTGTCGCAGAGTCAGGCGTTCCGATCGGGGCCTTACCGACAACGAGTGCCTTGAGCAGCGAGCCGACGGCAGCGATGACGGTCGCGTTGATGGCAGCCTTCCAGTTGACGGCCCACAAGTCGAAGTGGTCGAGCGACAGCAGATATCCTAGGAACGCGAACAGCGCGGTGGATCCGACGCGGTCGGCGGCATCCTTGAACCATTTACGAGTGAACATCAGGTGCCTTTCCCTAGGCCGCCATAGCGCGGCTGGACCAATCACGGACATGTTGGGTCGCCAGGCCTAGGTACGTCTGGCCGGGCCACACTTCGGCGAACTCGTAGGTGATGTGCGGCAGCGTCGGCGGGTTGGTCGCGACGAATCCGGTCGCGATGCTGATCGCCTGGAACGCCGCGATCGGGTCGGTGAGGGCACCGGTCACCATCTCGGGAACCTTCTGCGCGATCGCCTTCGCGGTGCCGATCGGATCGGTGAGCTCGAACCGCGTGACCATGTCGTAGACGTCCTGCATGATGTCGCCGGTGTGGTTGTCCGGCACCGAGGTGTACATGTCGCCCGGGTTGGCCAGCCAGCAGTGCCGCCAGTCGTAGACGTTGCCGAACCGCCACGAGCTGATGCCGCGGCCCGGGGCTGGGGTGCCGGCGTAGAACGCGCCGCCGGCGGGCCGGGTCGGATCACCCAGACTGAACGAACACACGTAGTTCCGCGGGTACTTCTGAAGCACCCACTCGCGCACCTTCGAGGCCACGACGGCGCCAGCGGAGTAGCCGCCGACGACGATGCCGCGGTCCGGTTCGAGCGCGAGCTTCGCATCGATCAACTGCTGCGCGTCAGCGAAAGCGATTGCGACAGAATGCTGCATCGACTTGTCGCTGATGCTCCCGGCCGCGCCGACTGGGAGTCCACCCATCGTCGCGGGCCAGCGCGGGTTGAACTCTTCGACGAGATCGCCCGCGCCTTGGCAGACGCGGCTGACGTAGTCCTGGCCGACGATGCCGCCGGTGCCGCGGAACACCACGGCGAGGTGGCGCGACATCGGTTATGCGCCCGTGTTGTGGACGGTGATGTCCTGGCTCGGCTTCAGCGCGTCGGCGGTCAGCAGCCCGCACAGCGGCAGCAGCTTCTGCGCGAACTCCTGTGCTCGCTTCCGCAGCCACTCGTTGCCGGCGACGTAGCTCCCCGCTGGGAACTTTCCGGCGGCGTTGTCCTTGATGGCCTGCACGTCGCGTTCCACGCCGAGAAGCGCGCCGACGATCATCACGATGTTCCACGTGTTGCCGTCGGTGTTGAGCAGCATCCCGATGGTGTCGTCGACTCCGCTGGCGGGTTCGGCTGCGGGGCCGAACATTCCGCGCGATGGCCACTGCGCGGGCATCGTGCCGCCGCCGAGAATCTTGTCGACGGCCTGGTTGAGCCGCTCCACGTTCACGCCCATGAGTTCGTCTCCCTGATCGAGTAGTTGCAGCAGTTGGTCGCCCAACGAGAGGGCGTGGTTGTATCGGTTTCGGCGGTCGTCGATGCCGTTCTGGCCGCCGTTGATGTACTGGGTTGCTCGGACGATGTCGCGGGCATCGGCGGCGTCGTTCATCGGTCGCTGAGTGGTCCAGTACCAGGTGACGCCGATGAATCCGTATGTGTCGCTGGCTAACTGGTCGGGGTCGTCAACGAAGAACGTTGGCGACGGCACGAGGCCCTCGCTGTAGGCCCACCCGGAAAGGTCGGTGTAGTTGCTCCGGCCGGTCACCTGTATCGGGCCGCGGCCACGGAAGCGGTACCCGTCGCCCGGCTGGGTGTTCCCGAGGTCGATCCGGCCTTCGTAGCCGGCCTGATCAGCAGTCGGGCCCCACAACTCGAACATGTACCGCAGGCCGACCGATTCGTGGCCAATCTGCGCGCCGTGCATCGCGATCCGCGGTGCGGTGGTGCAGTCGCACTCGGCCAGGCACTGGCTGTAAGCCGGTAGCAGTTCGACGAGCCGATCGGTGGTCAGCGCCGTCGGCGACATCAACTGCGCGAACACCTGCACCGCCTGCAGGTCGGCGGTGGGCGGTTCGACGCCGATCATGTCGGCGTAGCAGTAGCCCTTCGGTGGGATCAGCGACGCTGCCTGGTCGAAGCTGATCCAGTAGCCGAACGGCCGGAATCCACTGTCGGCGATCCACAGCGCACGTGCCTCGTCGTCGTAGCCCATGCAGGCGACGTAGTGGAAGACCGTGCCGCCGCCGTACGCCGGGCTGGTACTCCCCTTCACGCCGCGCGGGTAGTTCGACGGAGGCGCCACCCAGTTCATCACCACGCCGTAGCCAGCGTCGATTGAACGAACAATGTTGCGCCAGAGCACATCTTTCTGTGCCTGGCTCGGCGGGTCGTTCTCGATATACACCGAGGTGTACCGGGCGTCTGGGGTGATGTTGTCCAGCACCCGTTCGATCAAGCCGACGTAGTCAGTGCCGTTGACAGTCGTGCCGATCTGACGGGCCAACTCGGCCTCACTGAGAACGATGCCGCGGGAGTTCAGCACCACCTGCGTCGCGGCGGGCCCGCACCAGTACCCCGTCTCCTGCGCAACCACGGCACGGTCGTAGGGCAACAGCTTCTCGGTCATCGCTTGAACGCCGATCCGAACGGCAGCCGGCCGAGTACTTCCGCGACGATGGCCTGGGCCACGTGCTCGCCGATCTCGGGTAGCGTCTTGGCGACTTCCTGCGCGACGCGCTCAGCGATTCGGTCGATCAGCCGGTCCATGATCTTCGGCACGTACATTCCAAGTACCTCGACTTCCACGATTTCCATGTGCGACTGGACCTCTGCCTTGAAGTCCGCCATCCGCTCACACAGCCGTTCGCGGCGCTCCGCCACCGACAGCGGCGTGTTGCCGGACATCAGGACGTACATGCGGCTCACCACGGCACCAGCGGGTCTTTGGCGGGGTCGGCGCCCCACTTCATGAACACCAGTCCCATGCCTGCGAACAGCACCAGGCCGAGGACCGTCCCGGCGGCTATGGCGGTTATCGTCTGGCGCATAGTTCGCGACGGTATGAGCCTTGGGTGCAGCGGATATCAGCGCGGAGCGGCGCGCTGCGCGGCGTCAAACTCGTCGTCCGAATTGCCTTCGGTCCACCACGACGGCGGAGCCTTGTAGCCGGCTTTGGCCTTGGCGGGTTCAACCGGCGGGGCGTACAGCTGGTCGATGAACTCCGAGACCTTCTTGCTGCCTTCCTCAGGGTCCGCGGACATCGACTCAGTCAGCGCCGACTCGGTCAGGTCCAAAAGAGAGTGCATGGACGGCAGGCCCATCGGGTCACCGATCCCGGCCAGCAGCAGCTTCGACCGCAGCGGTCGCCAGTGGTGAGCGGTCAGCACACAGAGTGTGATGACCGCTTGGTAGGGCGGGCCGTGCCCCTTGTCGTGATGGCCTCGACGATCCGGGGCATCGTGTCAGCCGGGGCGTCATCGGTCATCATCCGCTCCAGCAGCTGCTCGTACTGGTCGGCGCCGATGTGGTTGCGCACGAACAGGTTCAGATAGCCGAGCTTCTCCCGGTCGGGGATCTTCGATCGGCCCGCCGCGCCCAACGGCGCGGCACTGCCGGGGATGGGTTTGCGCGCCTGGATCGTGCCCACACCCTCCACGTGGAGCGGGTACATCGGGCCGTCGCCACGGTCGTTGTTTTCGGCGTCGGCGAGGAAGTCTTGATAGCCGGCGGGCGGGTCATACATGCCGAGGCCTCCTATGCTGCGATGAGATCGACACCGGCTGCGGCGACGTTGTGTCCAGTGCTGCTCGTGCTGAAGTTGACCGCTCCCGTGACGGCGGTGATGCCGCGGTCACCGATCAGGCTTAGATCGCCGTCCTGGGTCTCGCGGTTGGTCCAGTTCCATCCGGTCATGGCGGCTCCTGTTGTCACGCCGATGAACGGGATGTTGCCCGCTGTCGATGTCACCGACAGCGCCACAGCCTGGCTGCCTGTGGTGCTCTGCGTCGCCAAGTTCTGGTACCCGATCACGTTGCCGTAGAACGCCCCCAGGATGTTCGCGCGGGTGAACGACTGGGCGGCTTGTACGTTGCCGGTGAGCGTGTGCAGTCCTATCGCCGGATTCTGGCAGTAGAACAGCACCACGTGACCGAGACGCTGACCGCTGACACCGCGCACCGTGTCGGACCCCGGAATTTCGGTGAATACCGACCCTTGGTCGCTGACCACGGTCTTGGCGGTCAGCGTGTTGTTCCAGTTGGTGTGTCGGCAGGTTAGCGCGACGATGCAGCCGCCGGCTTGGGCCACGTTCACCGTGCACTGCGGGCTCATGTTCGAGCCGCCCGTGGTGGTGAACCCAGACCCCGATGCGAGGAACAGCGGCGCCGCGCTGGTCTTCGGAATACCGATCAGGCAGGTAGGCATTACGTCACCGCCACGCTGACGGTACCGACGAGCGTGCACCCGAACCCGTTGCCGGGTGTGGTGCCCAGACTGCTGATGTAGGGGCGCAGGATGTCGCCCGCATTGACGGTGTTGCCGATGGTTGCTGTGGTGTTGGTGCTCTGCGCCCACTGATTGGCCGCGGTGATGGCCTTGACGCTGCTGGCGATTTGGACACCGTTCTGGCGCAGCTCGACCGTGGTGGACCCGCTGGCGTCGGCGGTGGTGCCGCGGTAGATGACCTGGCCGAGGATGAAGTTGGCGGGCACCGTGAAACCCATGGCGTTGTCCATGTAGCCGACCGAGCGGACGCCGTACCCGGCGTGAATCTCTATCCACACCGGTACCGCGACGTTGCCGGCCTTCGTAGCCACCGCACCGAGCCCCAACGTGTTCCGCGCAGCGACCGCGTCGACGTCGTCCAACAGGGTGCGGATGAAGCTGGTCAGCGTCGTGGCTGCGGCGGCTCCGCTGCCGGTGAAGTAGGCGAGGGTGTCGCTCGCCGACGTCACGCCGGCGAGCGCCTGCAGGTTGGCGTTCTGCGCCTGGACGTCGGTGCCCACCACCAGCGAGAGTGCCGAGCGCAGGGCGGCCGGGGTGATGGCGCCGATCAGACCGGCGACGGACGCGACGTGCTCGGTGTTGTCCTGCTTCCGCCACACCGCCCCGTCGTAGATGATCGAGTCGCCCGGCTGGAACTCCGTGACGCCTTCGCCGATGTCACGGTTTCCCGCCACTGAAACTCGGTACGTCTGGCCCGAGATACCGGCGCCAGGCGCCACGGTCGGCGTGTTCGTCGACGCGTCCCACATGCCGAGGAACGTCATCGCCGATGCCGGCAACAGCGCCACCGGCAGCACGCCAGCACCGGTAGTGAACACCGGCCCGTTCGGCAGGTTGGCGTTACCGACACCGGACAGGTTGTGTCCACCCAGGTCGAGGTCGGCGCCGGCAAGCAGCTTGGTCGCCAGCACCTGCAGGGCCAAGGCCGCGGCACCCGGGGCCAGCACCACCGGCGCCGAACCGGCAGTCACATCCAGCACCGACAGTTTCCCGTCGGCGCTGACTGTGAATGCCCACGACTGCGACCCGTTGGTCATCTTCAGCACCGCGTTGCCGCCGACGGTCAGCGGCGACACCTCGATGTCACGGGCTGTCAGCTTCGCCGTCAGGGTCTTCGCACCGGTGATGGTTTCGGCGCCGGCCTTGTGCACCTGCAGGTCGTCGCGTGCTTGCCGCCACACCTCGTCGAGCTCAGAACGCACGACGATCGGCAGCTGCGCGCCGGGTGGCTGCTCATCGTTGATCGAGATCAGCTTCTTCGTCATCTCGGATGCTCCTAGCTCGACGGTGCTTCGGCCAGCGCGACGGTGATCGCGGTGTAGCGACTGGGTTCGCCGGGGGTGACGTTCGCCGCCGGAACCGGCACACCTGACTGGGTAAGGGCGGTGCGCTGCAGCATCATTCGCGGCTGTGCGGACGCTTTTCGGGCGTTGACCAGCGTCTGCCATCCGTTTGGCGGGGTGCCGGGATAGAGCTGCGCGTACGCGGCGCACGGCATGCCGACGACGAGCGATCGGTTCGACACGGTCGGCAGAGCTGGCAGGACGTGCGGGGAGCTGTTGGCGGAGTTGAAGCCGGTGGCGAAGGCGTCGATAGGCGCAGACGTCTTCACGCCGCGGAACACGGTCGCGACGATGCCGGTGTAGTGGGCGCTGTTCCAGTAGTTCCGGAGCGTCCACGCCGTCTGTGCAGCGTCAGCTTCTGCCTGCGTAACGACGTGATGAATGCAGTACTGCACTCCCACTGAGGATTTGACGCTCGTCAGCTCTACCCAGCCTGCCGGTGGGCTGGTGGTGGCGAAGTTGGGGACGTCCCGGTAGCAGGCCGACACCAGGATGAAGTCCCCGGCCACCGGAACGTAGTCGTCGAACGACATGACGATGTGCCGGTTGTTCCACGTGTCGGCGACCGACGTCGCCATCGGCAGGATGCGGCGGTCCCCGCCGCCGGCTTCGATGTAGGAGATGCCGGTGGAGTAGCAGCGCGGCACAAGGAAGTTGTCTTTGCGGCCGTACGTGCTGATGCCGACCGAGCGGTGGTTAATGTCGACGTTCGCTGTACCGGCTGAGTCATCCCACCAGCAGGACAGGCGCCCGTTGCGGTAGAGCTGGTGCAGCTTGCCGTTGTTCAGGTGGACCATGCGAATGATGTCGCCGGTCTGGAAGCCGCCACCGGTGGCCATCGTGGTCTCAGTACCGGCGACGCGGCGCACAATGCGCAGTGCCTGACCCCAGAAGCCGATGCCGATGCCGTCGTCAAACGACGAGTTCGACATGTGGTCGTAGACGATGGTCCGGAACGCCGGATCCCAATGCCCCCAGGAACCGACACCGACTTCGAGGTAGCCGTCGGCCGTGGTGGTTGTGGTGGCGTTGTACCGCATCTGCGATCGCTGCGCCGAGATGTTGGTGACGTTGTCGGGCAGGTTGATTCGACATACCCCGCCGTCGACCGACGCCAAGTACGGGGACACCGCAGGGCCGTAGTCAGTCCAGCTGGATCCGAGACCGACCTGATCGTCCAGGACCCGGAAGTCGATGCGCAGCGCGGCCTTCGACCAGATCAGCGTCGAACCACGCCGGATCTCATTGATGTCGGTGTTGCCGTGCTTGATCGCGGTGATCGTGCTGCCCGCGCCACGGATGATCTGCGGCATTAGGAGCTGATGAAGTAGTCGGTGTTCGGGTCAGGGTTCGTCAGGGCCGCGTATTCGGCGGCGGTGACGTGGGCGATCTTGACGGTGATCGCGTTGCCAGCGGCGTCGACTGCGGTGACCACACCCGGTGCCACGACGTCGGGTGTGACGGCTCCTGGGGCGAGCTTCCCGGCCGTCACTTGGCCGTCGCCGATGTTGATGGCCTGGACGCCGCCGTTAGCGATCTTCTCGCTGGTCACGGCGCCAGGCTTGATCGATCGGGTCGTCACTGCGTTGTCGGCGAGCTTCGCGTCGGTGATGTCGCCGTTGTTGACCGTGGACGGCGCGATGACGTTGATCTCGGCGCGTACCTCCTCCGACAGCCGTTGGCCGATCGGCTGCGAGGGGTTGTAACCAATGACAAGGTCCGCCATAGCCCCGAAAAGTAGACGTCGGGGGTGCTAACCCCAGGTCACTCGAATATCGGGATGGCGTACAGGTCGATGCGCAGGTCACCGGCCACGTAGGTGGTTTCGGAGTCCGCGGAGCCGTTGCCGTTGTTCGGGTCAGTGCCCTCCCAGTAGGTGGACACGAACCGGGTGTCGGCCCGGGCGTACAGCGTGGCGTTGGGGTCGACGCGCTTCCAGCCGGTCTGCTCGGGGCACAGCGGGATGGTGCTGGTGTTCTGCCGGACCTCGGTGATCGCGTACTCGGTGCCGGCGGTCAGGAAGCCACCCCGGCCGATGTCGAGGCCGCAGCCCAGCAGGCTGGCCTCGACCATCGGGATCGCGCCTTCGCCGAGCAGCTGGCCGGTCAGCAGGCTGATACCGGCGCGGGACCGGGCCTGCAGCGTGACCTTGCTGCCGCCGCGAGTCACGAGCCCGTACACCCACTGCGGCACTGGAGTGTCGTTCACGAACTTCGCGGTCACCGTCTGCAGCAGGTCGTTCTTCGTCGCGCCGCCGGAATGGCCGTACGTGCCGGACTTGGCCACGACGGTCTTCGAGTCGACCTGCCGCATCTGCATCCATGGCTGCGGCACGATCGCACCGTTAAGGACGTAGAAGTGGTTCGGGTCAACGCAGGTCACGCTCAAGCACCTCCGACCGGGACAGCGAACGCTTGCAGCCGGCACCAGTTCGCCTTCGCTTCGTAGCGGGGCGCTTTCTCGGTCGGCTCGGTCCACACGCCGGGAGTCTGGACAGCGCAGAGGTAGCGGAAGTGCAGGGCCTGCTGGGACTTCACGATGCCGATGGGCTCCCACGCCTGGGAGTCGTCGAAGTTGAGGAAGAACCGCCCGAACTTGAGGTCCTCCCCCGACACGCTGGCTTTGTCGAGCTGCAGCTTGCCGCCGAACGAGTCCTGAAACACCGACGGGTACTCCGCCTGTGGGTTAGTGCCGACGTCGAAGGACCAGGCGTCGTGGATGATCACGGTCACCGGGCTCGTACTGACGATGCTGCGCGGTGCGCGATGCACCATCACCCACATCTGCAGGTCAGCGTCGTTGTTGTTGAAGAACGTCAGGTCACCGTCGATCATCGTGACCGGGTCCGGCGATCGCTTGATCTCCCCGTCCTTGCCTGAGGTGAGGAAGGCCTCTTTCACGATCTGAGGGAAGTAGGCGCGGGCCATGCCGACGCCGTTGACGTCGGAGATCATCAGCTCGGATGTGCAGACTTTCATCGCCATCAGCCAGACACCAGCTTTCCCTGCGTCGGGAACGCGATCATCTGAATACGCGTCCATCGGGCGTACGCCTGGTGCCGCGGCGAGTTCTTGTTCGCGTTGTCCGACCACGGCGGCGGCGTCCACAGGTAGCAGCGGTACCAAAGCCGCAGGTTCTCACCAGGCCTGATCGGAAACGGGTACCACTCGTCGCTGGTGCCGGCGCCCTGCCACAGCCAGTGCTGACCAGGTTTCGGCTCGGCAACGCTGTTCGTGCCGACGTCGATCGCGCTACCGCACTCAGAGTTGTGGGGCCCAGTCACGGTCGGCACGTCGGGTTGACGGTCTACGTCACGGGTCCACCGGTCACGCAGCTGGATCGCGTTCGGCGTCGACGTCTGCCAGTAGCGGGTCGATCGCGTGACCCGGATCAACACCATGGCGTCGAGCGGTGAGGCGTTGATCCAGTTCACCTGCTGGTCGATCAGCAACTTCCCTGGCAGCGCGGTGTACGGCGTCACCTTGCCGTCGCCGGTCGACTTCGCCATCACATCAACGACATTGCGCGGCACCGACCACGGCGCGAGCTTCAGCAGGCCGTCGACCGACACGGCAAGGTTCTCGTCTGTGCAGACGTTCGGCTCTACCCAGTCCCTCGCCACGGCGGTCACACTAGGACGGGACGGTGATGTCGACGGCCGGCGAAGGACCGGTCAGCCCAGTCAGGTCCGCATCGAGTGTGCCGCCCGGGTGGGTGACAATCCAGGGTCCGCCATTGGGGCCGGTGACGTTGAAATCCAACGCCGTGTAGGAGGTCCGGAGCACGAGGAACGCGCTCAGCAGCGTTGCTTGCGAGGCGTTCCACGACACGGTAAGTGGGTCGCCGCGGTAGATCAGTCCGAGGTTGCCGCCCGTTACGCCCGACAGGGTGATGATCCGCTGAACACGCCGCAGACCGCTGGTGTCTGCCTCGTCCAGCGCCTTGGTCAGCACCACCGGTTTGCGGCCGGGCTTGGTAGCGACGATCTCGCCGTCACGCTCAGACAGCACCCACTCCCCCAGACGCAACGTGTCCCGTTTCTGGAGTTCCTTGATCTGCTGCTGCTGGTCCCGCGCCCACTGTGCCTCCGTGCGGGGTCGCCGGCCGACGTGGCTGCCGCTCACGATGCACCCGCCTGACCGCTGCCTGTGACAGTCGAGAGTTCCGGCAGCTCCACGACGGACTCCATGCTGACGGTCGTTGTCACTGCACCGGACGTCGCCGCGACCTTCATGTCCTCCAGCTCCACCAGCGTGCGCAGCCCGTAGGCCGTGACTGTGAACCGGGTCGACGGGATCAGATCGTCGAGCACGACGGGTGCTTCGGGGTGTAGCTCGCTGCCTTGCGGGACAGTCACTGAGTCGTGGATCTGCGAGAAGTACTTCGCCTGCTCGTACACGGCGCGCTCGGCGTTCGACGCGCCCTCCTGCTTGTCGATCGTCACGATCGACTGCAAGTTCAGACCAGCCATCGGCACCCGCGCGCGGGCGATGGCGTCGGAGTTACGCAGCAGGATGTCGTTGGCCGACTGCGACCCGTCACGGGACAGCTCCAACCCGTCGCCAAGGAAGTCCTGCGCTCCAAGGTCCTGGATGTGTTTCTTCGAGGCCGGCCCAAGGATCGGCACTCCCTTCACCACCGTCCAGCGCAGACCCAGGTCGACGAGCTGGCGGATAACGGTGTCCATCGTGTTGGTGTCGGCCTTCACCTGGAAGTCGAACGGCTGGCCTTCTGGGTCCGGCCGCACGATAGGCGTGACGTTGAGCCCGTGGTTATCCGTCATCGCCTCCCACAGCTCGGCGGCGATATAGGCGGGGTCGGTGGCTTCCCACGCCTTGGTGAACGGAACCCGCGTTTTCATCATGAACGCGGCGCAGTCCCAAACCTCCAATGTGAGCGAGTTGCGGTTGATCCTCGGACGCATGAGCGGGCCCGTCCACAGCGGCATCCTGCTGTCGTTGACGTCCCAGATGCTGACCCAGTGAAGCCACGGCACGATGTCGAGCTCGGCGAGATGATCGTCCGGAGGCAGCGTCACGGTCGCCCGGGACACGTCCCGCAGGATGCGACCCCACTCGATGCCCATCGTGCGCGCCGGCAGGTACTGATACAGCTGCACACCCTTCTGGGTGTGAATCGAAATGGCTTGCCGCTCAGGAGCAATCGTCATGGCTCGCGGTCCACCAGCTGCATCGCCACTGAGAAATCGGCGTCACCCGGGGCGATGACCACGAACTCCCAGCATTGCGCCCGGTCGAGGATGGTCGGCTGCCATGGCGCGCCGGTCGGAGTTCTGACGATGCCGCGCGCAATGTGCTTGCGGCCCTTGAACCATCCCCAGTACCGGCCCGATACGGCGTCAAGCTCGATCGTCGCGTTATGCGGCAGCGCCGCGATCTGCACCGGCCACCGATTGTCCTCGCACCGGATGTCGGTCTGGCACACACGCCAGTACGCCTGCACGGTCAGCGGATCGAGGCCGTGGTTGGTGATCTTCATGTTCACCGCGGTCTCGTGGCACGCCAGCGGGAAGTCCATCGTCGGTACCCGGTATGTGTACTTCTCGATGGCGCACACCGGCATACAGCCACCGCACACAGGCGGAGGCGACGAGATGACCTCGATGACTTCGGGGACACAGTCGGCGGAGAACAAGACCGGCATCGGGTCGCAGTTCTCCGGCTCCGCACAGTCGGCGCCGTGCACCCAGTTGATCGGCTTCGACTCGATGACATCCCATTCGACCGGAAGATTGATCGGAGGCAGGTACACGTATGGGCTCGTAACCGCCATCTCCCACGAGACCTCGTAGATGGTCGCCTGCTGGTTCGACTTGGTCGACGGCGCCCACTGGTTCGTGACGTCCGGACCGCTCGTCAGCACGACTCCGTGGGCTTCACGGACCATGGTGTCGGCGGTCTGCGCCGTGTTGTCGGGGTGCGCGGTGAGGAACCGCAACACGCTGTCGGTGTTGTCGTTCGTCTCCCGCAGGCGGCACGTCAGCCACTTCAGTCCGTACGCCAGGCCGGCGTTGGAGCATGCCAGCAGGTATGCCTCGAACTTGACGGTGCGGGTCGCGTCACGATGCGGACCCGCGGAGCCGCCGGACCCGATCATCTGTGTGATGGGCCGGTCCACCTTCACGGTGTCGAGCCCGTCGACCTTGGTGACCCAAATACCCGTGAACTCAGTGGATTCCGGCTGCCGCGTCGAGTACCAGGGGGCCAGCTCGGTGCGGTAGATGGTGTCACCGAGGAAGTCGTGTAGCCCGGTCCATGAGTCGTCGTACTCGACGGCGCGAGAGCAGCCGTTGCATTGCTCGGCTTCCTGCCAGCACATGTCGCCGACGAGGAGCATGGCGTTGCCCCAGCGGCGGGAGCCGTCGGGCGGCCAATACAGACCGGGCGCAATGGGTTCCGCTGTCGACGGCATCTCGAACAGGCCGGGGCCGTGCCCGGCGGCCGGCACAAGCTGACACTCGAATGCACCCGAGGGCACCACGAGGTACAAACCGCTGTCACCGACGCCCGGGTAGGTACCCGAACCGGGATATGTGTCGCCACCCGGGTAGAGGCCGGGGCTGATCCATTCCTCGAGTACTCCGGGGTCGAACAGGCCGGAGCCGGGCGGGTCTTCGGGGTGCCCGTTGCCCGGCAGGTACAAGCCGCTGCCGGGGGGCGACTCGATGAGCAGCGGCTCAGGCGGGATTCCGGTGATGATGCCGAGGTCGTTGGTGGGTATGTCGTGGCCGAGGTGCCCGACGACGCGGCTGCTGTTGACGAGTTCGGTGCCGTTCAGCGCGAAGTAGCCTCTGAAAGTCATTGTGTCGAGCCCCCTTTCATTCCAGAAGGTCCAGAATGCTTTGGCGCACAGCCTCCGGAGTGGCCTGTGTCCCCTGCATGACGATCTTGCCGACGCTGACCGACTTGCTGCTGGCGGCGCTGGCGCCGAAGTTCGCGCGCACCATCTCCTCGAACAGGCTCGTCTGCCGGGGTGACAGCACCCGCTCCGGCTCGACGGTGGCCTTCGGCAACAGGCCCACGCCGTTGGCCATGCCGCCGTCATCGAACGCAAGGAACGGGAAGAACGCGCTGAGCAGGCCGCCGATGCCGCCGGTCAGGATCGGGTTCAGCAGCTTGCCGAAGATGCCCATGAACCCGTCTGTCAGCAGGCCGACGATCGGTCCCGTCGCGGCGCCGGCGATCATCTGTGCGATCTCGCCGCCGATGTTGATGCCTGCCTGCCCGCCCGACGAAATCAGGCTGGTGATCAGGCTTCCCGCGATGCCACCGGCTCCCGGGGCGACCGTGTTGATGCCGCCGGCGGCCGCGCCGCCCGCCGCCGATGCGCCGGCCTGCAGCAGCGACGACGCGATCGCCTGCGTGATGGGGATGACGATCTTCTGAATGATGAACTTGACCAAACCTTCGAGCACCTGCTTGAAGATGCGGACCCGCTCCGCCACAACGGTTTCCTCGCTGGACCCGGACCGGTCGACCAGGCCGCTGGTGTCGTTCATCAACCGGCCGCTGGCGTCGAATGCCTTGAAGTCGCCGCGGAACTGGCGGAAGTCATCCGACATCCGGTTCATCGTGTCCCGCACCTGGATCTCGACGCCGATGACCTTGAGCAGGATCTTCATGATCAGGTTGATGATGTCGCCGATGACCGGCACCTGAGAGACACCGAAGAAGTCGGCGCCGACAGTGTCGTTGCCGATGCCGCCGCCACCGGCGAAGCCCCGCAGCCCGCCGTTGCGGTGCAGCGCCTGCCGGAAGGCGTACACGCCGCGCTGGCCGCCCATCGCCGACACATCCCTCGTGGTCAGCATGTGCTCGCCGGGCATGCCCATCAGAGGCACCGAGTCGACGCCCGGGGTGCCGCCCCAGATCGCGCCGCCGTCAGCGAGGCCGGGGATCGCTCCCCCACCGCCGGAGGTGCCCTGCTGTGCGGCCTGCCCGGCTGCCGCCATCGCCGACTGGACCGCCGATTGGATGATCGGCTTCAGCACCGACTCCGACAGCTGCGTCTTGATCTGGTCCAGGACGGACAGCATCTGCTGCTGGCGGGCGTCGGCCGCGGCCTGAGTGTCGGTGAAGGTTCGCATGATCAGCGACGCGGTGTCGGACATCATCTGCCCGCCGGCGTTGAAGCCCGGACCGCTGTTGGTCATCACCTGCCCGTTCCAGCCTTGGCGGGTGAAGTCCGGCACCGTGTACCCGGCAAGCGCCGCGACGGAGAGCGGGTTGCCTTCCTTCATCAGCGTGCCGGTCCGCACGGCAGGGCGGTCCTTCGTGCTGTCGCGTGCGAGCTGGGTGCCCTGGTCGATGCCGGTGATGATCGAGCCCGCAGCATCCGAGACCGCCGGTGCGGCCGCGGAGAGCGCGTCGCCGAGCAGTTGGCCGCCGAGCTGCTGCCCGAACCCGCCGGCGCCCGGGCCGTCGACGATATACACCGGGACCGGGCCACCACCGGAGTAGCCCAGCGGGCTGGCTCCCATGCCAGCGCTGAGTCCGGCACCGAGCGGCATCCCGGTGACAGGCCGGTAGAACCGCTGGTTCAAGGCTGGGTCGAAGGCGCCGCTGCCGCCGACGCCGCCCCGTGCCGCCGCGGCGTCCGATCCCCAGTTGAACGGCGTCCCGTCGGGCAGGGTGGCCTGCATATGGCCGCTGTTGAAGGCGACGTTCATCGCGCCGGGAACGACACCGTCAGTTGGCACGAAGCCGCGGCTGGTGAGCCACTGGGAGGCGTTGCCCGTCGACATCTCCCGGCCGCCGGTGGGCATCCCGTCCATGAGGTTGACGAGGTCCTCAACCGAGGACGAGCAGTCGGCGAGGCCCTTCGTGAGGTCGGCGGCGCCGGTCTGGGAGTACTGGCCGGGCCGTACCTGAGACAGCAGCGCAGCGTCGAACCCGCCTGCGGGCATGGCGACCGCGCCACCCTTGCCGGTGAGCTGCTGCTGTTGGAACCGTGTCAACGACTTCACCAGCGGGGTGTTCGTCGAGTCCAGCACGCCGGTGTAGCCGCCACCGGTGAGCACCTGCTGTACCAGTCCGGCGATTGCGTCGTCGCCCAAGCCCGTCTTCTTGTTGCGGGCCGACGTGATCGCCGTGACGACCGGGCTGTTGACGTTCAGACCGGAGCCGGTGAGGTCGCCGACGTTGCCGGAGCGGGCGAACGCTGACAGCACCTGCGCCAGCATGGGCAGGTTGCCGCCTCCGCCGAGCAGCTGGCCGCCAGCACCAGCGGTCATGCCCTTCGGGACAAGGAGCTGGCCGTCGCCGTTGAAGCCTCCCCAGTCCATCTGGTTCGGGTCCCCGCCGAGTGCCTTGATGGCGCCGGCCAGCGCGCCCTTCCCGATGTCCCCGCCGAACGGCTTCGCCTTCGGGCCCAACGCCTGCGCCATTGTCGTGGTGTTGTCCGCGGTCGTCGCCAAAGCGCCGCCGCCCTTGCCCTGGATGGAGTCACGGATCTGGGTCAGCAGCCCGATCACACTGTCGTCGGGTGCGCCGAGTACACCGTCGGCGCCGACCACGCCACCGGTCGCGTAGCCAGATCGGCTGATACCCGGGCGGAAGCGGCTGTTCAGCCGGTACAACCAGTCCGGCCCCAGAGCCCTCATGGCCTCGGGGATGATGACGCCTTCGCCGCCGCTCATCGGCACCATCAGGTTGTCCACGCCAGGCGAGTAGCCGGGTAGTACCCCGTGTGGTTGGTTGATCCGCCACTGCGACGGGTTCGGCCCGTAGCTGTCCTGGACCAGGCCCAGGTAGTCGTTGTAGTCGATCGCTGGGGCGCCCATATCGCCGATCAGTCCGCCGACCAGCTGATTTGTAGCGATCGTGCCAGACGTGTCGATGGCCACGCCGGGGTTGAAGTTTCCGCCGGCGAGCCCGTGACGTCGCCGCCACTCGTCGCTGTACCAGCCACCCTGGTCGAATCCACGACGAACGATTCCGCCGTTGGCGTGCCCTGGTGCCGCGGGGACGCCCGGGGCACCACCGGCGTTGACGTTCAGCGTGATCGACCGGCCCTGATACGACTGGATCAGGTTGTCGAGCACCGTCTTGGCCTGGTCATCGTTGGCCTTGACGATGATCTGGTTCTTCGAGACGTCCGTGATCTGCGTGTTCAGCTTGTCGAGGTCCGTCTTAACCCTGGGGATGTCGTCAGACTTGATCGCCACCTCGCCCTTGGGGAGCCCCTGAATCGACGTGGCGAGCTTGTCGATATCGCCCTGCGCGGCCGTGGTGTCGGCCTTGACCGGAGGCAGCGGCGCCTGCGGTCCTCCCCCACCTGGCCAGTTGTTCGGCAACCCCGGACCCTGCGCCAGCGGTGGTGTCGCCGGGGTCGCCTGATACGCCGGTCCCGGGCCAGCTGGATTCGGGGTCAGCGTCGGCGGAGCTTCGCCGCCGAGCAGCGAGCCCAGGTCCTTCGGCGCCAGCGTGTTCCCGGGCAATCCGGGAGTGTTGATGCCGGACATCGGGTCGTTGACGACCGCCACGGGCCACGGGTTCGACGGTGTCGGGACAGGCGCGAATCCGCCAGTGAAGTCTTGGCCGCCGTTCGGCTGGGGCCGTCCCGTGTTGTCGGTGCGGACAAGGGGCCGCCCGTCCTTGTCGACAGGGAAACCCGAATCCCACCCAGGGATACCCGTTCGTGACAGCGGGTTGTCGATGACTCCCAGGCCCAACCGTCCGAGGTCGTTCGGCTTGTTGGGGTCAATCGGAACCGGAAGACCCGTGTTGGGATCGGTCACCACGAACGCATCGACCGGACGCGGCCCGGTGAACGACTGGCCAGGATTCACGCCAGGAGTCGGGTCATCCTGCAGACCGGTCTGGTTCTTGATGTTCTTCCAGTTCTCAGCGGCAGCGGCCCTGATGCTGTCGGTGAGGTCGTTCAGCGGCTTGTCGACATTGCCCATCGACGCGACGAGCGCCTGGACGCCGACAGTGATGGCGCCGGCGCCGGCGCCGATCGCGGCGCCCAGTGCGGTACCGACCACCGGGATTACGGATCCGATCGCTCCGCCCAACAGCGCGCCGCCGCCGATCGTCGACAGGCTCGATCCCCAGCCCGGACCATCCGGACCTGCCGACGACATGACACCGCCAGTGAAGAGACCAGCACCGGCCAGTCCTACACCCAGTGGTCCTCTGAGGAGGCCGAGCAGCCCACCTGCAGCGCCAGCACCAGCGCCAGCGCCCGCGCCGCCGCCCACACCGAGTAATCCTGCGAGCCATCCCAGCGTCTTGAACCCGGCGAACGCCGTGACCGCGGCCGTGATCAGACCCGGCATCGACGACAGCGCGCTCGTCACCTTCGACAGGATCGGCAGCAGCACATCGCCCCACTGCTGCAGGCCTACGAAGACATCGCCGATCACCTTGGCGACGTTGCCGAGAATCGGAATCCATTCTCCGAGACGCTCTTTCGCATCCTTGAAGAAGTTGCCGAGCTTCTCCTGGCCTTCGGCGCTGTTGATGAAGTCAGCCCACTGCCCGGTGAGCTTCTCCATACCGCCGAGGAATCCGCCGTCCCCGGACAGGCTGCCAGTGAGTCCGCCAGCGGCCTTCGTGATGCCGGCGAAGATCTTCCCGATGTTCAGGATGCTGTTGCCGAGGGCACGCATCCCGTTGAGGCCCTCGTCGATCCAGCGCCAGAGGTTGCCGTTCGCGGCGTTCTTCGAGATGAAGTTGTCGAACCGCGTCATCACCTTCGCGATGGCGTCGCCGAGCCGTGGCAGGAACTCGCTGCCGGTGGCTGCTAGCTGAGCCATGGCGTGCGTGATCGGGGCGATGGCGGCGTTGGCCCGCTTCTGGCCTTCCGCGGTGTTCCCGAAGAGCCGGTCCAGCAGGCTCAGGTTCTGGTCATCGCCGAGGGCCGACATGCCCTTCTTGAGGGTGTCGTTCCACGCCGTGGCGATGCCGCCGAGCCCACGCTCGAACGTCGGCATCGCCTTGTCCTTCAGCGTGGTGATGCTGGCGGCGATGCCGTCGAACATGTTCTGCTGGACGACGTCCTGCTGGATCTTCTTGAACGCGGGCAGCACGTCGGTGGCGACGGTGAGGGCAACCTCTTTCGCGTTGCCGTTCATGTCCTTGAGCGCGGCGGCCATCTTCTTGAGGTCGGCCTTGCTGGCGCCTTCCTCCATGCCCTTGTTGATGGCCGTGATGGCCTCGCCCATGCCCTTGAAGCCGATGACCGCGGTGCCTATCGAGGAGGCGGCAGCGCCGAACGCTGCGGGCAGCAGGAAGCCGGTTTGCACGAGCTGCTGGACGGCGCCGAGCAGGTTGGTGACGGCGAGGGTGGCGGCCGGGAGCGCATTGGCGCCGAGGCCGAGGACACCGAGGCCGCCTGGCGAAGTGAGGAATCCGCCAACGCCTCCGCCGCCGAAGAGTCCGCGGCGGTTGTTGCCGTTGTTCCCGCCGCCACCTCCACCACCACCGCCGCCGCCCCCACCGCCGCCGCTGTTGTTGTGGATCGTGGTGGTCGAGTTGTTGACGGTGTTGTTCGTTACCGAGTAGTTCCGGTAGTCGTAGTTGTAGGTGTTCCGGTTGATGGTGAGGTTGCCGCCGTTGCCAAGCGGCCCGACGCTGTTGTTCCCGGGGCCGTGCAGGCTGTTCAGCGCGGCATGGGCCTGCAGCGCGGCGTCGCGCACACTGTGCAGTTGCTGCTCGACTCGGCGGAGCGCGACGACCTGGCGCGTTGCGGACAGCTCAGTGCGGCGCGCGAGGTTGCCGAAGTCGTTGCCGGTGGCCTGGGTCTGTGACCGCAGCTGCGCCATGACGGGCGCGAGCTGGGAGCTGATGGCGCTGTGGAGCCGGGCGCCGAGACCGGTTGCGTCGATATCGACGCCGACTCTGATGGCCCCGGCGGTCGTCACTCCGTGAGGCTATGAACCGCCCGTGCAGGCTCCGGCTACTCCGGGGAGAGCTTGCCCAGAGCCGTGAACAGATCACCCATCGGCGAGTCGCCGTAGGCGGTCTCGTCGGGGTTCATCATCCGGTCCAGCACTCGCTGCCGGGATTCCGGGCCGAGGTGCAGATTGCAGAACTGGTTCATGGCACCGAGCCCGCCGTCCGTGGACCCGTACTTGGCGCCGCCCATCGAGACGGCCAGCAGGGCGCCCTGCTTGGGGATGCGGACGGCAAGGAGGTCGCCGTGGAACTCGTAGCGTTCGTACTTCCAGTCCTTGTCGAACGCGGTCTTCCATGCCGTCTCGGCCGCCAGCCACTTTTCGGTGGTCTTCCGCTTAGCAGCCTCCACGGGATCCTCGGCCGGCTGTTCTGCAGTCGGGGCATCGCTGGGAAGGGTGGTAGCGGCGTCTACCGGGGCCGGGGCCGCTACAGGATCGGCGGCGGAGGGTGCAGTGGTGTCCAAGGCGCTGTCAGTCATACCGGGCATCATGCAAACCACACGTGCAGACCGCTTCTGGCCTGCATCAACCTGTCAAACAGTCATGCCTGCCCGATCACAGTGGCACGAAGCGTCGCGGCGCCTGCCGTTTCCCGTTGCCCAATGACGTTGCCACTCACGTAGTTCGTCAGCGTGGTCTTGCAGACGCCACTGGTCGGCATCGTCGTGATGATGAAATCGAAAGGCTTGGTGGCTGGATTGATGCCGCCGAAGTTCTCGGAGAACACTGCGGACGCATCAGGCCGGTGCCCGGCGAGTGCCCTGCTGACCAGCGTTGTCTTGGTGAATTTTCCGTAGGCGACGCGTACCTGAGCGGCACCGTCCTGGCCGCAATCGACAACGGCGGACAGTATGGCTGCGGACTCGTTGGCCGCCGGTGACGTCGTCGTAGTCGTGGTCACCGATTGTGGTGTCGAGGTGCCACAGCCGACACACCCTGAACCGATAGCGATGGTTGCCAGGGTCGCGGCGCCGATGGCTTTCACGTGCATGACGCGTGAGCTTACGGGCCAGTTGGTTGCAGTCGCAGGCATTCCCAGGTCAGCTGATGTACGGGTCAGATGCGACGGCCTGACGGGCAGCGTTCAGCAGGAACGGCCGAGGCTTGGTGGATCCCATCCGCACACGAGGTGCGAACACCGTCCGTCCGTCACGGCCGGTGAATTTGAGCGTCGTCCCGTTGCGCGGGTAGATAAACCGCCCGTTTCCGTTGCGGCCGTTGTGGACCGCGGCGGCATACTCTGCGTGTGCGGTGACGCCGCCGGACACGTGGAACGGGCCCTTCCACACCTGCGGGTCTTCGCGGATCGAGCGGCCAAGATGCCCGGTCCGGACCGGGACGTTGATCTTCGCTTGGGCTTCAGTCCGCCGTGTCAGCGATGAGTGCCTTGTGCGGAGGATCGGGCGCGTCTGCTCCTGCAGGCCTACCTCGTTGACCTCGAAGCTGACCGACGTGATTTGGATGCCGGCCACGGCTACTCCTCGGGCGGTTCAGTCGTCTTCGGTCGGCGCCCGCGGCTGGGCTTCTCGGCCGACTCATCATTCGGCTTGGCGTCGGCTTCCTGGTCAGGTGCTGCCGCCGGGTAGTCGTCGGCCTCCCCTGCGCCCGGTGCCTCATCAGCATCCGAATCGCCCGTCTGGTCGCCATCGGGCACCTCGACGGGTTGTTCGTCGGGCAGCTCCTGGCGGCTGATCTCCACCGCGAACCCTCGGTTGATGAACTCCTGCACTGACGGTGTCAGCTCCACGGTGGTCCGCACACCGCGAGGCAGCTTGTCCGTCGGGGTGATGCGCGAGCCTTCGATCGTCACCTTTGTTGCCATAGCGTTCTTCCTTTCTCAGAAACTCGCGAGGACCTGCGCGGTCCAGCCGAGGATGCCGCCCTCGGGGCCGAACGGCAGGATGCTCTCGTAACCAGCCCGATGGTCCTGCCTAAGTGCAGTGACGGCCGCACACAGCGCTTTCTCGATGCGCCGCGAATCGTCCAGGGACACTTCAGCTTCAGTGGCGTAGTCGTCCCACGATGGGTCCGCGTCCACCACCGCGCACCTGGCGATACCCACCTCCACCACGACCACTCGCATCGTTTTGCAGTCATCCACAACGGTCGTCTGATCGGGGAATCGATCAGACCGGTACCGCTTCACTACTCGGACCCACAGGAGCGGCTCATCGCACCCGGCGGTTTGGGCGTGCGCGTTCCAGGCCGCCGGCGGTTCTGTGTCGCCGGCGAAGAACCGCACAGTCGGAGTCGCCGTGCTGTCGATCGGGCAGGGCCCCGCTGGGTCGAACGCGTCCCGCAGCGCAACGATCAGCGCGTTGATGACCTCCGACGCCGGATCCGTACACACCGCGGCCATCACAGGACCTCCGGCGCGCACGCCAGGTGATTCGGGTTGACCGCAGCCAGCCACATGTCGACCTCTGCGAGGCCGGTCTTGCCGGAGTCGTAGATGTCGTTCGGGTTGAACATGTCGAACGAGACACCCTGCCGCTGCACGTTGGTGACGTTCCTCGGGAGTCGGCACTTCCCGCCGTTGCAGGCAGCCAGGAACTCGTTCGCGAGCAGGCCGACGAGTTTCGCTGTGCCAGCGGGCGGCGGGGTGCCCTGCAGGTATTCGACGGTCCAGGTGCCGTTCTCGCCGGCGGGGAGGCCGAGGTTCTGCGACGGCCAGACCCCGCCGAGCCGGTACAGGATGTCGCCTTCCAGCCGGTACTCGGCGGGGTCGAGCACGGTGCCGTTGATGGTGACTTTGGTGACGGACTGGGCAGGGCCGGGCAGGTGCAGCATCGCGGGGCCGCCCTGGCTGCAGGACCCGGCGCAGCCGCAGCCCGACGCGAGCAGGTAGCGGTCGAGCTCGGACAGGCCGTAGAACGCGGTGGTCGGCCAGTCGTAGTTGTAGCGGTCCCAGTTCCGTTGTGGCGGGCACGGGCGGGTGATCACAGGGCAGACGCCGAACTGGCGGCCGGAGAGCGCCCACATGACCGAGACCGCGAGGTCTTCGGCGGCGTATTGCTGCGCGCGGGCACGGTCGTAGGCGGCCTGCTCTTCGGGGGTCGGCGGGTCCGACAGCTCAGGCAGTGGCGGAAGGCAACCACGGTCGATCGGCCAGTCGCAGGACATGCGGGTGACGGTAACGACGCCGGGTGCTCTGGCCAGGCTGCAGATTGAAACCGGCTACGACGTAGGCAGTTTCCGGATGGACACTCGCCCGAATCGCACGGTGCCGGTGCCACCCTTACTGAGTCGGCACGTGATCTGGGTGGTACCAGCCGGCACGACGACCGGCGGAGTGGCCTGCACCCCTGACTCTGGGCGAACCCCAAGTACGGACGTGTCGGGGCTGAGGCTTCGAGTGAAATGCAGCAGATTCCCGCTCCCGTCCTGACACATCAGGAACATCTCTACCGATCCGTTGGTCCAGCCTGCGGAGTCGGTCTCGAACTCGACCCACGCCTGCACCAGATCGCCAGCGGCGAATCCTGTCGCGATGCTTTGTAGGAAATGAGCGCACTTCGTTGGTGTCGGATCGGATGTGACATTCACCTGCTGCCAGTTTCCCAGGCCGTCGGCGCGAGCGACTAGCGATACGTTGGCCACCACCGTTGCAGCGTCGTCTGAAAACGCTGCCCAACCGGATCCCACGGTGCCAGTTATTCCAGCGGTCAGGAGGCTGCCGCCTGAGGTGATGAACATCGGGTTTACCAGCAGGTTGTCATCGTTGATGTTGCAGCGGGCCAGGTTGGTGGTTGGGTTCATGAAGAACCGCCCGAATGCGCTGTCGAACTCCTTGGCCAGCCGCCATGCACCAGCGGCGTTCGGATGAATACCATCGGCTGTGTAGGCCGCGATGTAGTTTCCGGTGGCCGGATCAGCCAGAGCACGCCACAGATCGACCAGGTAAAAGTCCTGTGGATTGGTCGCGGCGTAATTCCGCATCAGCGTGTTGAGCTTGCAGGCTTCTTTCATCTGGGTCGAAGTGAACGAGTTGCGAGGCGGGCACGTCGTCGCGATGACTTTCGCCCCAATCCTCCACGCCTTTGCGTACATGGCCCGCATATCCGCGAACGTATCCGCAGCTGTGCGACTCAGGGCCATGTCGTTTGATCCGTAGTTGATCAACACCACGTGTGGATGCTTCGCCACAACGTCAGCGTCGAATCGCGTCAGCCCGGTGGCTGCAGATTCTCCCGATACGCCCTTCGGAATGAAGGTGCACGGCTGACGTGTCCAGATCATCGCCGTGGCGAGGTACCCACCGCTGTAATAGACCGCAGTACGGCTCAGGCTGGACCCATTCCACGGAGTCGTGATGTACGTGAGGCCGATGAATGAGTCACCGATAGCTACAAGGCCCGGTCGTACGGGGGCAGCCTGCTTGTCGGTGGTTTCGGCCCAGGTCGCCGCAATCATTTGAGGAGCGACCGCTGCAGCGTCGGCGATCGACTTCGCCGCCTCAGCTTTAGTGATGCCCTCAACGACGCCCGCGTTGACCTTGGCCAGCTCGCTGGCCGAGACGCCGGGAGGTGCATCGTCGTGAAAGACCGTAGGCACGAAATCCATGACCGCACTCCCCTACTCAGCTGCCGGGAAAGGTTGTCGGGCCTGTGGAGGTGGCACCTCCAGGGGAGGTGCCACCTTCACCACTTCCAGGTCCGGTCAGAGCGCTGTCACGGTCGCGGTGCCGCCGGTGGGCACCGTGGCACCAGCGGTCAGCGCCGGCAGCGACGGGTCGAGCGTCACGGTGTAGTTGCCGGCGGTACCGGACACCTGCACCTGGCCCGGGGCGACGTTGGACAGGGCAACGATCGCCGACTCCACCGCACCCTTCAGCGCGCCGACCGCGATCGGCGCCGTGTCCGGCGTGCCGACCTTCAGGCTGAAGTTGCCGGTACCGGTGACCACCACCGAGTACTTCTTGCCGCCGCAGATCGGCTGCGCCGGAGCGACATCCGCCGCCGGGGCGCCGGCGGTGCCGCCGTAGTAGAAGTCCGGGGCGGTGAAGATCGTGTCGATCGCCAGCTCGCACAGGCCGTCGCCGGGAGTGATGGCGGGCGGCTCGATGCCGGTGCGGAACGACCGGTAGTGCGACTTGTTGCGGCCCATTGGTGTCAGCAGACGACCCGGGGTGCCGAGGGCGTCGGTCTCCATGACGTTCCACGGGCCGCGGCCCCAGCCGGTCGGCGGGAGGCTGATGCCGGTGAAGTTGACGGTCGAGATGTCTGCCTGGACCGACAGGCCGCCGTCGAGGACCCATTCCTTCGCGGCGATGGCCAGGTAGCCGTACTTCTTGCCTGACCCGGTGTCAGCGAGGTCGTCGTCGGTCAGCGGGATCGCGCAGTCCTCGTCGGAGCGGCCCGTGGTCCACACCTCGACCATGACGCCGTAGTCGCCGTCAACGTCGGGCAGGTCCTCGAAGCCGATCGGCACATCCGCGTAGTCCAGGACCTGCGGCCAGCCGTTCAGCAGCGTGATCGCGTGGGTGTTGATGTTGCACATTTCCAACTTGACGTTGTGGTACTTGCGTACCGCGGGCGTCGTGTCGGTGAAGCACACCTTGCCTTCGGCGTTCTCCTGCTCGATCTCCTTACGTTCCTTCATCTGAGGATCGATGCTGAGACGGACGAAGCCGTCGGTGACGAGGTAGTTGGCGGGGCCGGCGACCGGCTTACCGCACGAGTTGACCTTGGTGAGTCGCAGGCGGTTGCCCTTGATCAGTGTGTACATAGCCATGACGGCCGGCTCCTCATAGCGTCGGGGTCCAAGGTTGTGGCTGACGCTATGAATGCGGGGTGCATCCGCCCTGAAATGGCAGCAGGCCGGTGCGGATGGATCAGTCGGCGGCGCGTCGGCGCGCCCGGAAAATGGCTGAGGTGCCGTCGCACCCGACTGCTACCGTTGCTACTGCACGGGGGCCATAGTGGTGGCTCTTCACTCTTAATGAACCCAGCCGTCACACCTTTCCACCGTGCACACTCCCCGAGCGGAGCAGAACCTGTTCAGGCACTGCTCCGCTCGACGGTCTCCGTGGTGTGCACACGTTCCACGAACGGAGACACACGCCATGACCACGACGCTCACGACCCACTCGCAGGCGCTCACTGAGTCCGCGCTGCGCCGGGGAATCGCCGCACGCCTGCACGCCAGCGACGAGCCGATCGAGCACGGCGGAGACGTGGTGGCGGTCGAGCTGCTGAACCTCGGCTACCTCACCAACCCTGCAGAGCTGCAGGGGCTCTCCGAGTTGGATATGCGGGCGATCCTGGCCGCGGCGCGGAAGGTGTCCGGCGCGGACCGGACGTACCTGCCCGTGTATCCGGGGTTTCCGGAGCAGGTCCGGGACTTGTCGACGCTGCAGCTGTTCGTCGACCAGATCGTCTACTACCTGTCGGTGGCGTTCGACCCGTCGGGCAAGGAGCTTGACCGGTTCGCCATGGTGGACCGGTCGGTGAAGGTCCGGCCGGACTTGCCGTTGGCGGACCTGTTGGTGTCATCGAAGCCCCTCCGTGTGGCCGACGGGTACGGGCTGCTCGACATGGCACTGGACCTGATCCGGCGGCCGGTCGCACTCTCCCCCGACGACCGCGAGTTCGTCACCGCGGCCATCTCATACGGAGCAGAGCGGCGGCCCGATTTCGGCGTTGACGTGTCGGGCGTGCGCAACCGGGAGAACTGGCAGACCGTGATCGAAGCGCTGGCCAGTGCCGGCGGGTCCACCGAGAATGTGCCCGCCGCCGCGCTGCACACGGCAGAGGGCGCCGACGACCTTCTCCGCGCTGTCCTGACGCTGTACACCGAGCCGCTCCGCGAGGACCTCGCCCAGGAGCATGACCGTGCGGTGCGGGCACTGGCTGATTCGGCGTACCGCTCGGTCCGGGTCCGGTCGGTGCCGAAGCCGATCCGGCATCTGCTGGTGAAGCGCCTCGGCGAGCTCACCGAGGGCTACCGTGCGGACACCCTGGCCACGCGCCGCAACCTGTGGCGCCGGGTGATGCGGTACGTGCACCCGTTCGAGTTCGCGTCCACCGACGCTGAGCGGCGTGCGCTGGACATCATCCACTCGAACATCGAGTACCGTACGTTCGCGTCGCTGATGGAGGCGGCGTTCGAGGCCGGGCATCTCGGGACGGCGGTGGACCTGCTGGTGCAGCGGCCGGGTCAGCTGGTAGCGCGGCTCGTGCATCTCGCGACGCTGGATGGCGACCTCGGATACCTGCGTGACGCGGTGGAGCATCACGGGATGCGGGCCCGGGCCACACAGCTCGTGGCGGCGTACAACGGGCTGGCTGCGGTCGCTGCGGGCCGGGCGACGGTGCAGCGTGTCACTGGCCGGGCGAACTTCGTGCGGGAGCAGCGGAGCGTCGTGTCGGCGGCGGACGCGGTGCTGCTGCAGCTCGCAGTGCGCGGCGCTCTCGCATCCCGACTGCGCGGGCTCGGCAGCGAGCTGGTGCCGGCCGAGCTCGTGATCGGCACCGCCGACACGGCCGCGATCTCCACGATCAACCGGGACGCTTCGTCGACGGACCGATCGATCGAGCGTGGCGAGCGGTTCGTGATCGGCGGAGACCACGGTGTGCTGCGGCTGTTCGTGCACTGGCACAACGGCCACGGCCGGGTCGATCTCGACCTCGGAGCACTGTTGCTGGACAAGGACTTCCGCCAGGTCACGACCGTTGACTACCGCTCATATGGCGGCAACCGGCACTTCGCGACGTTCTCCGGTGACCTCACGGACGCCCCGCCGCCGCACGGCGCCGCAGAGTTCATCGACATCGACATGGCGGCAGCGCTCCGGATGTACCCGCAGGCGCGGTACGTGGCGATGACGGTGAACTCGTTCTCGGGTCAGCACCTGTCGAAGGTGGACAACCTGGCCGGCGCGATGCTCCGCTCGAACGGGGACGCCGGCCAGCAGTTCGATCCACGCACGGTGGCGACGGCGTTCCAGTCCAGCTGCGACGCCACTCTGGTGGCACCGATGGTGGTCGATCTGGTCAGCCGTGAGGCGATCTGGGTCGACACCTCCAACGGGTCGCAGGCTGCGGGGCACTCGATCTCGTTGGGCGGCACCATCGCTGATGCGATCGCCGCGGAGATCGGCGTGGACCGGCTGACGTACGGGGACATGGCGATCATCGCCGCGGAAGCGTTCCGGCAGCAGCAGGACCCGGCCGCTGCGGTCGATCGTGACCTCATCCGGTCACTGCTCGCACTCTGACGCACGACAGCCCAGCAGCTTCCCCGGCTGCTGGGCTGTCGTGTGCTCGGGCCTACTTGCTGTTGATCAGCTCCAGCACCTCAGCCTTGGTGCGCAGTTCCTCTGCGTCCTTGCCGTGGTCGGCGGCGTACGCCTTGAGCTGCAGCAGCTTCCACTCAGTGGTGGGCTCGCCTTCCGGGTACTTCTTCTCGGCAGGAGCGCCCGGTACCTCGGGGGCAGCGGGCGTCTCGGGGGCTTCGGCCGGTGCGGGCTGGGTGCCGTCGGCAGCGGCCTTCTCTTCCTCGGTCTGCGAAGTGCCGCCGTTATCCAGCAGTTCGGTCAGCCGCTCAACGTGCTCGGTCTGCGCCGGGGTCAGCACGGTGCCAGGTTCGGGCGGCAGAGGACTCAGGATCGTGTGAACGCCTTTCTCATCTGGCAGCAACGTGGCTGTGGGGAGATCGTCAGCGACACCGGCAGTGGCGAGCAGGCCGGCGGCGCGGGCGTTGCCTTCCGGCACCCGGTACACGGGGTATCCGTGCTCGGTGCTCTTGTCCACAGTGCCGGGCCCGCCGATCTCGATCAGCCGGTCGAGGGCCGGGCCGCGGAGTGCCCGGTTCTCGAAGGTGATGTTGGCGTAGCCCTCGTCGTCGATGATGACGGAAATGCCTTCAGGCATGGTCTGTTGCTCCTCTACGGGGTGATGGTGACTGCGCCGACGGCCTTCTCATAGCCGACAGCAACCGGGCGTTCGGCAATGGCCACGAAGCGGTTCCACTCCTGCCGGATCGCCGTGCGTGTCTTGGCCTCGCCACGCCAGCCGTACGTCGGGCTCGTGGCAACCAGCTTCGCGCCCAGGCCGGCCTTGTAGCCGCCGCCGAACACCCACGTGTGACCCAACGGGGTCTTCAGCGTCGATCCGGAACGGAAGATCAGCTGGGCCTGCGCGGCATACGCCGCCCAGCCCGCCGCCGCGTGAATCTGACCGACGGTGTTCGTATCCGCCAGCAGCTCTTCGAGTTTCGACACCGCTGCCGTGATGTCAGCGACCGCGGTGGGTGCGCCCGCGTCGGCCAGGGCACGCACCGCAAGATCCATCTCCACTGCGTTCTGCTCCTGCAGCCGCAGATTCTGCTGTGCGCGTGTGACGACCTCGGTCTGCGACCCACGAGTCAAGTCACACTTGTCGGCAGCCCACACGACGATCGGATCGAACGGCGGCGGGTCCATGTCCGGACGCTCGCCGTCCTTCTTCTCGTCCGGGTCGATCGGCGGCGCGCACCAGGTGCCGGTCCACACGCCGAACCCTGTCTCGCCGCCGTAGTTGTGCGGACGGATCTGCACGCCTGCGGTGAGCCACCGGTGCGGCTCCCCCTCGTCAGCCCAGTCCGTGGCGCCGTAGAGGCCGTTCGGCGATGGGTTGACCAGCGGTGCATCGAAGTAAAACGGTGCTGGTGCGGTCTCTACGGTCATCGTTTGGCCTCCCGGTGGTGTGGAGGTGGGTCGGGCGTGAACGGCCTTGGTTGCTCACACCCGACCCACCAGTCCTATCGACGGATCACCGGTCAGGCGACGGTGACCGTGGTGCCGGTACCACCGGTCAGACCGACCTCAGTGGCCGACAGGTCACCCAGCTCGGCCGGGTAGGTGATCGCCAGCGCAGCGCCCGGCAGCGGGCCGCCAGCGACGGTGAACTCGCTGGCCGGGTGGCCGTCGTCGATCGCGCCGAGCGCGGTCTTGGCCTGCGTGTTGGTCGAGTTCCACGCGATGTTCGCGGTGCCGCCGTTGGAGAACGACACCGGGAACAGGCCGCCGGTCGGCAGGACCGTGCCACCGATGGTGACCGTCTTGGTCACCGTCTCGTTGTAGACGCCGGAGCACTCGATGCGCTCGCGAGCACCGACCGCGCCGTTCACGCACAACGGCAGCCGCACGTTGATCGACTCGTTGCAGCGACGACCCACCTGGAACGAGTCCTCGGTGAAGATGTGCGTGTACTGGTTCAGCTGCAGCAGCTCCAGCGGGTACTGCACACCCAGCGTGATGACGTTGGCCAGCTGGCGGAACCAGGTGCCGGCCGGGTACAGCATCACGTCCGCGTGGCCAGGCCACCGCTGCGCATTCAGATCGCCGGGCTGGCCGCTGCCACCCTTCTGCCAATCCACCACGTACTGCAGGTAGATGTTCCGGACCGCGAACCAGCGGTCGATATCGGCGTCGGTGACTTCCAGGAACTCCTTGTCCTCGCGGAGTGCGAGGTCGGCGCGCAGCACGTTCCGGAAGAAGATCGGGGCGGTGCCTTCGATGGTGGCGTCGATGGCGAGGCCCTTGTCGATGCGCAGGTTGACGGCGTTGATGTCCAGAGCGTTCAGCGCGCCGGACGTGGCGCCGAGTACGGCGTCGGTCGGGACGACCTTCACTGGGCCGGAGCCGGCGACCATCTTGCCGATCGACAGCTGCGAGACACGGTGCTGGTGAGCGACCTGAATCTGCTGCAGCGCGTTCTCGATGGCTTCGGGCCATGCCGACTTCTGCAGGATGCCGGCCTTCGCGGCCCAGCCGATCGCTTCCAGCCGCCACTCGATGAACTCGTCCGGGCAAGGCAGTTCGATGATCGGCTTGACCGCGGTCGGGTCGCCCTGGCCGTTGGTGGCCTCCAGCTCGGTCTCGGTGTAGTGCCACAGCTTGGACAGCAGGGCCGAGATGTCCGGGTTGACGGGGACGCGGACGCCGCCGCGGGACATGTCGAACGGGAAGTCCGGCAGCGAGATCAGGCCCGAAGCCGGGGGGACGTCGCAGAAGTCGTACAGCTGCTGCGACGGGGCGCACCAACCACCTGCAGCGACGAGACCATTGGCCGTGGCGTCGCCGTGGCCGGGGATCTCCTTGCCGAGCGTCTGCAGGAAGTCGTAGACCTGCTGTTCGCTGGTCGCCTCCATGGTGACCTGCGGGCGGGCGATGGTGGCGATGGCCTGCTTCGCCATGCCGTTGAAGGTGCCGGTCTGCCGGACGCCGTGACCGCTACCGAGGTCGATCTCGGAGATGCCCATGGCGATCTCGCGGAGGCTGACGCCCTTGCCTTCGTGCTCGGCGAAGTTCGCGGCGGACGGCAGCAGGTTCCACTTACGGCCAGGCTTGCTGTCCGTGGGGGTGGGCACCGGGGTGCTGGTGGTCGCGGCGGCGAAGTTCACCGGCGCGGTAGCTGCGGCGGCGACTGCTACCGGCTGCTCGACCGGCGCTGGTGCGGGTTCGGCCGGTGCCGGGACGGCTGCGGGTGCTGCTGCGGGAGCCGGTGCCGCGGGGGCGGCAGGAGCCGGCGCGGTGTCGACGATCGCGCCATTGGCGATGGTCGCGTCACCACCGGTGTCTTCACCGGCCGCTGCCTCGGGGGCTGCCGGAGCCTCGGGCTCTGCCGGGGCGGCAGGCTTCGGCGTGTTCTGCTCGATCAGGTCGGCCAGCTTGGCGGCGTCGGCCTGCTCAGCAGCGACCAGATCGGCGGATGCCGTGGTGATCGTCTTGTGCGCGTTGGACAGGAACTCGAAATCGGCCACGTCCTCGGGAGAGAACGTCTTCTTGGCCGCGTGCTGGGCCACGTAGACGTTGATCTCGGCCTGAGCTTCGGCGGCGAGGGCATCGAGCTCAGCGACGGTGAGGGTGGAGAGGTCGTCGGGCATCGTGAACTTCACGGGAGTGCTCCTAGCGGTCTGTACGTCGGTCAGATCGCTTCCCGGCACATAGCTCTCGACGGAAGCTCTCTTACTCGGCAGAAGCTAGGAATGCGGGGTGCAAACGCTTCAAGTAGTTTTAGAGTGCGACCCATAGGCGCAGGTCAGAGGCTTTCAAGGGTGGCGCGGAGCTTTACAGTAGGTTTCGAGTAGCGGCGCCAACACAACGCCGGACGCGAGTCATCTACGACGTGAGTTGGCGGATCTCGCCGCCGACGTTCTTCCGCATCTCGGCCTTCGCCTCATTGATGTTCAGGAACACCTTCACCTGGCCGGTCGGTGACGTGTACTGGTAGCCGGTGATCGTCGCACCACTACTGGTGGTTCCACCGGCACGACCAGCACCTCGGCAGCTGCATCCCATGACCCGGGACGGTATGGGCCGCCCGTGCAGCTACGGGTACTCGAAACCAAGCGCCTTCGCGGCGGCGGGCATGTCGCCGTGCCAACCGGCCTCATCGAGGTACGGCGCCAGCTTGCGGATCTGATCGACGCGCTCGGGGTTGTCGGCGAACGCTGCGAGCACTTTCGGGTCGTCGTCGTCCCAGCTCGGATCGAGTTCGCCGGCGTCGAAGATGAATCCGCGGAGGCCTTCGAACTCGGGGCGGTCACGCCACCGGTGATCCGTGGCGGCAGCGGTCAGCGTGCCGAGTGCCCGGCTCACATCTGGACTGATCACTGACGCATTCTCCTGACCACCACCGCGGAGCGGTTCAACAGCAGATAGTACGACTCGCGAGGCGTCGTTCCCGAGAGCTTCACACCGTCGTAGCCGAGCTGCGCCGCGTACTGCCCAAGGTCGTCGCGTCGGTCGCTGTTCTTCACGTCGGGCCCGGTGAGGTCCAGGATTCGAGCTTCGGGGCGGACCGCCATCTCCATGACGGAGCGGCCGACCGCCGACCGGTCCCCCTTGCCCGTCGACGACTCGCCGGCGTACTCGTTCGCCCGGTCAACCTTGTCGCTGGTGTACCAGCCGTACCCGTAGTGGCCGCTGCCGATGAACGGGTCGTCCTCGTCGATGAACTGGCGGTGCAGCTCCTCCGCCGATCGCGGTGTCCGCTTGCCTCCGGTCCGGTCGAGGAAGCCGGTCAGCCCGCGGTAGACGACGGCCGGGGAGTCGGCGGCGAACCGGTCGAACGCGTCGTCGTCGAGTTCGTCCATCGGGCCGGTCCAGCCCTGCTGGTGGATGATGTTCGCCAGCACGTGCGCGTCGTCGGCGCGAGCGGGCGTGGTCGGCGGGTTCTCCCAGCCTTCGATGCCTCGGTGCTTCGCAGGCCGATACTCGTGGCCCTTGCCGCGCTTCGGCTTCATGCCAGGTTTGATCGGCGTCCCGACTGGCTTTCCCCAGTAGTCGGCGTTCCGGACGAAGCGCTGCGCGAACTCGGCGATCAGTTCGGCCATCCGCGCAGTCGGATCATCGATGGAGTGGTGCCGCTCCCCCGGCGCGTTACCGGGTGTCGCGCCTGTGGCTTCGCGGTGCAGGTTCGCGCACAGGCCCTTGATCTCGTGGTCCGGCAACGGCTTTCGGCCGTGCTTGGTGATCTCGGCGTTGATCGCAGTCACGCAGCGGTCGAAGTCGCCACCGGCGCCCCACCGGATTTTCGCTGCGCCGGCGCCCGCCAGCCAGTACTGCTTCAGGCTGGCCGGCATCCGGGAGATGTCGAACACGGCCGGGTCGACATGCGCGAGTTGTGCCGCCGCGCGGGCGGTCAGGCTTTTGGGCTGCTACCGCCACTCGACTTGCTGCTGGGAGCCTTCTTGCGCGCCTCAAGCTCGCGCTCCACACCGGCCAGTTCCTGTGCTCGCTTCTTGTCCTGCGCGGACGTGTCCTCGCCAGGAAGTTTGAAGCGGGGGTCTGCCATGCGCTTCTGGTCGGCCAGCATGTGCGTGCGGGCGGTCTTGAGGTCCTTCGTGGACAACCGCTCCGGAGCGGACCGCGCCATGAGAATGCGGTCGCGGCGCTCATTGGACTTGGCGTTGGCGCCGGTGCCGTAGTCGTACTGCAACTTGCCGTCAGCGTCGAGCTTCGATACCTGGCCCTTCGACGCAGGCCGCTTCTCTGCTTCGGCGCGGATCTCGGCTGCGCCCTCTCGGTCACCGTGGACCTCAGCATCGTGCAGACCCTGGACCAGTTGGTTGTGTGATGCCTTGCTCAGGTCGTGGTCGCTCCGGCCCTTCGGCTTCATGCCGGGGGTGATCGGGGTTCCGACAGGCTTGCCCCAGTAGGCGGCGTCGCGGACCTTGCCGTTGAACTCGCTGATCAGGGAGCCCATGCGTTCCGTCGGGGTCAGCTCGACCGGCGCGGCTTCCGCCGGGGTGGCCGGCGTGGCCGGTGCGTCGATGCCGCTGAACTGTGCGATCAGTTCGCCCATGCGGTCGGTCGCGTCGACGGCGGCAGGGGCCAGGTCGGTGTCCGTGGCCGTGTCGTCGGCGGCGGGGGCCGGGTCGGCGCTGGCCTGCGGGCCAGGGAGAGACGCCTCCGACGGGGCCATCAGCACGCCGTTGTTCACCAGCTGCGCGCGGTCAGCGTTGCTTGCGGCACGGTCCTCGGCCAGCACCTGCGCGAACACCGCTTTCAGCTCGTCCAGCGAGTAGGACATGACCGGCACGTCGTCGGCGACGGTCAGGGAGGCGACCATCGCCAGCGGGGCGCCCGACGCGTCGGTTTCCGTCTTGCACAGGAACCCCGGGGTGTTGACGCTGAGGACGGCGACCAGCTCCAGGGCGTTGCCCTGTCCGACCGGGCGCCAGTCACCGGACACGGGCGATGCGAGACCCATCTGGACCTTCTCGGGGCTGGCCCAGGGTGCGACGACGCCGGAGAAGTAGATGCCCAGCCGGTGCTCGCTGATGCGGCCGATGGCCCAGCACGCTTCGACGTTGTCGTAGTGCGCCTGCGCGGCGGCCGAGGAGATGCCGCGGGTCGGGGCGTGGCCGATGCCGACCGTGAGCCTGCCGACCGGCAGCACGGTGCCGTTCGACAGGTGCACACCCGGGCTGGTGTGGAAGTGCTCGTAGTTCGTGTGCGAGCGGGGCGGCTTGATGTGGCCGAGGCCAACGGAGCGGTGCTTGTCCTTCCAGGTGGCGATAAATCCGAACACGTGCCCGGTGTCGGGGTCGATCGACAGGCGCATCGGCGCGAGCAGGTTCGGGTCGGCGGCGGCGAACATGGCGGGTTCGTAGACCGGCTGCTGGTAGGCGGCGGCAGCGGTCAGGGCGGCTGCGGTCATGGCCACGTCCCGCGACTCGCGTTCGGGGTTCAGGGCGAGTCGGGTCTGCCCGAACGCGGGGATGGCGACGATCGTGCATGCGGTCACGGTGCCGCGGGTGTACGCCTCGCTGATCCGCTGGGTGGGGTCGAGGTTTTCCTCGGTGACTTCGGTGCCGTCGTCGTACGCGAGGACGGCGGTGGCGTCGGCCATGTCGATGGACGGCCGGTTCACGCCGTGCTGGATCAGCTCCAGGGCCTTGTACGCGTTGCTGTTGTTCAGCATGTAGCCGGAGCCGCGGATCTCGCCCTGGTCGTTCAGCGAGCCGGACTCGATGACGCCGACGGTGACAGAGCCAGTGTGGCCGTCGCCGGTCTTCTCCTTCCACTGCAGCGGAAGCGGGAAGTCCCGGAACTCAAGCTCGATGGTGGAGAGGAGCATTCGGCGGTCGTCGGTGGGGATGCCGGTGACGGCGAACAGTGCGTCGGTGAACGTCAGGAACGTCTCACCGTCGACGGTTTCCCCGGTGGCGCCGTCGACAGGGATGGCCGGCTCGGCGGTCGCGGCGAGCTCGGCGGACGGCCGGATGGTCAGGCCGTCAGGCAGGTCCTCAGCGGCAATGGCACTGGTCATCGTCAACTCCTGATCATCCGGCGCGGCTGATGCCACGGTCCCGACTCCGTCACGGTTGTCGCGCGCCCGGGTGTTCCCTCGGGCTGCACGGGCCTCAATTTCCTCTACCTGGGTGCGGCCCCCGCGGTGCACAGCGACAGAGTCGTGGCCGTCGAGGCGTTCGGTGTGCCGGTCCACCTCGGTCGGCAGGGACTCGTCGCGGGCGAGGATGCCCATGCGGCAGCGGCAGCCGTACGTCTCAGCCGGGGAGCCGGCCGGGTCGGCGGGGAACATGAGTGGTTCGCCGCCGACGATGAACGGCGCGGCCAGCGGGACGCGGGCGCCGTCGGCGGCCCAGTGCGTGTCCCGGGTCCGGCCGTCGAGGGTGCAGGCCCAGAATTTCTCGAGTTCCGGCGCGTCTTCGGACAGTTCGGCGGCGGCCTGCAAGGCGTGGTTCTGCACGGCGGCCGAGAGGTGGCCGGCGGTGGCCGCGATCTGGGCCATGGCGTCGCTGTCGGGTTGCAGCACGTCGGCGGCGGCCGAGCGTTGCGCGGCCATCGTGACCGTGCCCGCCTCGTCGGGAGCGGTGTCGCGGATCGCGGCGGTGACCTTCTCAGCGACGACCTTCGGCGTGCGGGCGGCAGCGTCGCGCTGGACCTGGACCACTTGGTCGCGGGCCTGCGCCAGGGCGGGGGTTTCGTCGACGATGCGCATCGCCTCGTGGAGCTGTTCGGCGTCCATGTCGGCGGCCGCCGTGTTGACGATCGCCAGGACTGCCGGATCCAGGTCGGGTGCGACCAGCGGTTTCGTCGTATCGTCCTGGGGATTCGGACCATGCGGGGGCGTTGTCGGGTCTGGTCGGGCCGCAGACGGACCGTTCGGGTCTTCCCGGTGTGACTGTTTTGCCTGGTCGCGGGTGACCGTCACGCTGCTCGTGGGGGGTGCGACCTGCGGGTTTCCGGCACGTTCCTGGCGTTTCAGTGACGGCAGGCCGGGCAGAGGGATGCCGAGACCGTCCATCGCCTCCACCACCGCGGCGGCGAACAGCGCCGCCACGCCCGCCACGATCACGACCTCGGCGACGGTGACCCAGCCGTTGCCCTGCTCGACAGCCGCAGGGTCCGGGGGCAGCTGCGGGTCCTGCGGGTAGCCGGCATCCGCGGTGACGGCGGCGCCGAACGTCGGCAGCACCGCGGCCATCGCGACCGGCGACCAGCGGGTCAGCGCCTCCCGGTACAGGCCCTCAACAGCAGCTTCACCAGCCAGCACGCGGTCCAGCCCTTGACCAGGCTTCGGCCACATCAGGACGGCTCCCATCCGCTGTGCACGACGTCGTACTCGGCGGCATCCGCGTCGATGCCCCGCTCAGTGCAGAAGAGGCGGGCGATGCAGAAGCCGGCGTCGCGGTACTGCCGCTTCATCTGGTGCGCGGCCCACCACAGCTTCCGCGCCAGGTCGAAGTCGCTGAGCATCAGCCGTTCACCTCGTCACGGACGGCCAACACAGCCTCGATGACCTCGTCCACGTGGTACCCCTTGTCGGTCACCAGGACAATGCGGCTGTCGGGCTGGCCGGGTCGGTACAGGGTGACCGTCACATGCTCGGTGTGCGCGCGGATGCGATCGGGGTATGAGCGGTCGATCTCGGCCATCAGAGCCACACCACCGAACCGACGTTGATCAGCATGTGCAGCACGTTGTCCGCGATGATCAGCAGCCACACCGCCATCCAGTCCGGCTTCCCCACACCCATGCCCGTCGGCGTGTGACCAGGCCGAAACACCTTGGGCGCCAGCTGATTCTTGAACCACACCACATGCCGAGCGAGACGCCAGCGGTCGATCAGGATGTGCGTCCCGACGATCACCGCCAACGCCACGATCGACTGCGTCACCAGCACAAACGGCAGCCCATAGCTGACCCCGTGCGCGATGGCCGGCCACCACCGCTTCGTCTTCTCCGACGCCATCCAATCCGACTGGATCACGTAATCCCCCACCATGTGCGCCAACCCAGCACACGCGATCGCCTCTGCAACGTTCATCGGATCAACCCCTCAGCTTCCAACCGCCCGGCAGCCGCCTCCGCGACCTTCTCCACGTCCACCGCGTACTTCCCCTGACCGTCCGCCAAGCCACCGACGATCTCGTTGAACGCCGTCGCCATCACCTCAGCGGTGATCGCATCCCCGATGATCTGCACCACCCGCTCGCGCACGCCCATCAGGACACTCCAAGGCTCGTCGGGGTGGATGAGGTGGCCGTCGGCCCGTTCGTGGCGTGGGCGTTCACCTGGCCGGCCGTGAGCTCAGCGATCACCCGGGCGGAGACAGCGGCGTGGAGCCGGTTGTAGTTCAGGCCGCTGGCGGTCGCGAACTCTGGGGTGAGGATGTCGTCCCATCCCCTGATGAGGCGTTGGACTTCGGCTGGTGTGACTGGTGGTAGGTGGCGGTTTCGTTCGTGTGCGGGGACGTGGCGGAGGCGTGCGTGGAGTGCGCGGTCGCTGGTGTGGATTCGTCGCTTGGCGGCCAGTTCGAGTGCGCGGTTGGCGAGGAGTTCTTCGACTGTGAGGGCGACGGTCTCTGCTCGGGCGCGTGCCAGTGATTCCACGCTGTACGTGGGTGTGGTGGGGTCGTTGGTTTCGGTCTGCGGTTCTTGCACGTCGGCAGGTCCGTTGGTCTGCTGGTTGGTGGTCGCCGTGTCGGTGCTCGTGTCTGTGGACTGGTCGTATGCCTGTCCGGTGTCGATGGGGTTGCCGTAGTCGTCGACGGGCTGGCCCGGTGCTGCTGGTTGTGGGGTGCCGAAGTCGTAGCCTGCGAATTCGGGGATCATCTGCCCCAGAATTGGCAGCAGGTTGGGGTCGGCGGAGACGCGGTCGCGTGCCCACTGGGCCTTGCCTTCTTCGGTGGTGAAGTCGTAGAGGGCGCGTTCGGGGAGGCCGAGTCCGTCGACGAACGAGGTGCTGGTGACGGTGCCCGACTGGTACGCGTCCTTGAACTCGTCGGTGAGGTCCGGGTCCTTGGTGAGGTTCGAGGCGTCGAACCACAGCGTGTACTTGGACGAGTCGATGCCCTTCGCGTCGAGCATGTTCGACAAGGTGTGCTCGTACATGGCCTGGCAGAGCACTTCCATGGGCGGGTTGACGTGCAGCTTCACGTCTTCGTCGGCCAGCAGGTAGGCGGTCCAGTGGTTGGAGTTCTCGCCCATGCCGAGGAGGCGTTCCTTGGTGATGTCCAGGCCTGTTGCGGTGCGGGCGATGGCGCTGTCGCGGATCTCGACAGCGGACTTCTGTGCCTCTTTCGAGAACTCGATGTGGACGACCTTGCCGAGGTGCTCGCCCGGTGCGGCGGCGACCATCGGGAGTACCGCGGCGACGCTGTTCTCGTCGCGTACGGAGGCTTCTGCGGCCTGGACGATCATGCGCTGCAGGGACTGGGCGACCCGCTTGGACTGTGCCGCTGTGGGAGTGCCTTCCTGCCTTGCGGCGGTCGGTGCCTGGTTGTCCGGGAGGGATGCTTCCGACGGGACCATGAGCAGGCCGTTGTTCAGCAGCTGGGAGCGGTCGGCGTTCTTGATCTTCTTCGTGGCGCGCTCGATCTCGCCGAGCGCGTCGAGGCAGGCGCGGACGGGTGAGTCAGCTTCGGAGGGGTCCTCGGCGTCCTCGTTCCAGACGCGGAACATCGCGTCTTTGCCCTTGTCGAACTCGTGGAGGGTGCCGTCGGGCAGCTTGATCGCGACCGAGTCGGACTTCTGCTGGGACGGCTTGATCTGCTTCTTCGAGATCGCGTACCACTTCTCGCCGTCGTCGGTCTGCAGGATGCAGATGGACAGTTCGCCGGGGACGGTGAGGCAGGTGGCGGCGCGCTTGATCAGCCGCTTCTGGCCAAGCGGCCCGCCGGCGATCTGCTTGACCAGCTCGACGAACTCCTTGCCCTGAGTGTCCTTCTCGTCGATCGAGCCGGTGGGCAGCCCGGTGTCGGGGTCGATGGCGGATGCGACGAGGCGGACCTGTGCGCAGGCGTTGGAGCGCCAGCGGACGAAGTAGCCGAGTTCTGGGATGCACTTCGTGTAGCGCCATGCGTCGTCCTGCCATGCGTTGTGGCGGCCTGTGGTGGCGGTGAAGATTTTCGTGGGGTCCGTGACCGGCGCGGAGGCGGCCGTGAGTGCGGCGACGAGCGGGGTGCGTGGGCGCCGAACGACGCGGAGATTGGTGGCCGTCACGAGACGGACGGTAGCCAAGCTGGGTGTTTAGCCCTTGTCGACGATTGTGAGGTCCTCCGCTACCCAGCGGTCGCAGAATCCGACCAGGTAGCGGGCGGAGAGCGCGAGCGGCGGGAGGGTCCACCAGGACCAGCCGGTCAGCAGGATCACGGCGGGCGCGGTGGCGGCGGCGACCCACGTGGACACGCACCACGGGCAGGCCATGAAGTCGCACACCAGGACCCAGCGGGCGTAGCGCTTCATCGCCGCGGAGTGCTCGATGGCCATGCCGTTGGCTTCAGCCTCCTTCGCGGCGGCGTGGGCGACCGAGGCGCGGCGGGCCGGCCACAGGCGGATCGGGTCGAAGATCACGTCGTAGTTCACGAGGCGAGTCACGCTCGCCACCGTCAGCACGTAGATCGACAGAATCAGGAGTACGTGTCCAAGGCTCATGGACTGGACGTTATGAGCGGAGGGTGCGCCCCCATGCCGCTCACGTGATCCCGTGCCGAGCCATGAACTCGGCCAATGCGTCGCGGCCGGCGAATGTGGTCGAGTCGGACCATGCTCGCTCATAGTCCAGATCGTTCGTGTACCAGAGCGCAGCGCCACGGCGGGCGTTCAACGACGACCCGGAGTTGTTGATCACCGCGCCGCGGCCCTCTTCGAACGTGAATGCCCACGGAGAACACTTCGGCACCGCACGCCGATCAATTAGCTCGACTAATCGGTAGCAGCGAGCCATCATCCACAACGCGAATCGCAACCTCATCAGTCGGGCCACCTCGCGATCCAGTACCCAGTGGCCTCGTCAAATTCAGAGACGCGGTACACCACGTGCCGATCACGCGCGTCGAGGTGAAGCAGCGCCCCTCGGTAACCCGTCTCGCCGGCAGTGCGGATGAGTCGGCATCCGGGGATGTAGCCCGTGTCTCGGCATCGCTCGATGTCCTCCAGGATGGCGTCATTGACGTGGATCTCCGGGTCAGCGGTCTCGACCGTCAGCCAGACGTCGTCGCCATCTGTGTGGCGCCGCAGGACGAGCGTCCCGACGGCCATCAGTCGCGTACTCGCGGATCGTCGCGGTGTGGGAGGTGGCACAACCAACCATGCCGCGTGAACGCCCATCCCCAACGGCCAGTGACGAGCAACTCGGCCGAATCCAGCGTTGGCTCGGTTATCGCCGCGTCGGCGGCGTTGGCGTCATAGGCCGAGACCACCTTGCGGCTGGTGCATTTCTTGCCGTCGTGCCGCAGGTAGCCGTCGCAGACGTACTCGTACGTGTGCAACTCGCGCCTGGGCATCAGTCGACCTGCGATGCGATGCCTGGGTCGAGCAGCGGCGCCGTGCGGGCCATCAGAACGCCACCATCTCGATCGGCAGCCACGCTCTCGCGTCTGCTGGCAACACGCGACCCGTTTTCTCTTCCCAACGGGATATCGCCTGTAACCGTGCATCGTTCGCAGCGTCATTGTCGGCGTCGTAGGGAAGCGGATCAGACTCTGCCTCGACACCGTCGACCGACAGCTGAACGCGGAACTCCGACGGGCGGCTGCTGTGGAATGTGAAGCTCAGCTGCCGGTAGGATTCACGGTCCTGTGCCGGTTCTCCTACGGTCCGGAATCCCACGGCAATGGGCGGAGTAATCACGCTGGTGCTGTTCGCCTTGAGCTTGTCGAGTTCGCGCCACGCATCATCGATGGTGGCGCTGCGCTTGCACACCTCCACGATCTGAGCCGGCGGAACACTGTCCATCGGGCTGACCGCAGCCGGATGGACAGGGCAGTCGTACCAGCGGCTCAACAACCGTGCGACCTGATCAGCGGTGGCGAACCCGAAGTGCTCGACCAGGTCCACGCGGCCAGGTCGAACCACCGCCTTGTCCAGGACCTCCGGCGTGTTCGTGGTCAGCACCGTGAGCAGACCGTGCGGCGTGGCGATGCCATCCAGAGCGTTCAGCAGCCCGGACAGCGTGACGCCGGCGTTCTCGTCACGCTGGGTGGCTGCGTGGAACACGTCGACGTCTTCGAGCAGCAGCATCGAGCGCGGCGTGATCCGGCTGATCGCGTTCAGCAGGTTGCAGTCCTTCGTGATGTCAGCCAGCGGCAGGTACCAAACGTCCATCGTGAAGTGGCTGGCGATTGCACGGGCCACCGACGTCTTCCCGGTCCCCGGTGGCCCCTCGTAGAGATGTCCGCGGTGCCACGGGATGCAGCGGCGCGCGTACTCCCCTTCGCGCTCAAGGAAATCGGCGACGTCGGCCACCAGCCTGTCGAGCTGTCCGTCCGCCAGGATGACGCTGTCCAGGTCGCGGACCGGCAGGTCGTCGACGCGGGCCCAGTCGCCCCACTTGTCGAGCATCCGGAACACGGGCTGGCGCTTCTCTTCGCGTGACCGCTTGGCCACCTGAGCCATCTCCTGCAGCAGCGCCTGTTGGGCGCCGAGCGAGTGCATGGTGAACATCAGCTCGGCGGGCTTCCAGCGGCCATCGTCCTTGTACGCCTCGCCGTCGTTGATCACGACCTTGATGCGGTGTCCGCCGATGGTGACCATCTGCTCGCGAGAACCGTCGTACCGCAGGCGAATTCGCGGGGGCTTCGGCGGTCCGCTGCTTCCCGGGTACGCGGCGGTGGGTCCGAGGTCGTCGCGTTTCGAGGTCCACGCCACCAACGCGCGCTGCTCATCGGTGGGCAGCAGACCCAACACCCATTCGTGCAGGTCGTCGTAGATTTCGTCGGTCGCTGGAACCTTCACCGTGTAGGTGCGGCGCTCCTTGACCTTCGTGTGCGCGCGCTTCACCAGCGGCCACGCGAACTGGGCCGACGCGGCTGCCATCGCGATCCGCGGAGACCGATGCAGCAGGGTCGCAATCAGATCAGACGCGTTGCCTGACGATTCAGACGAGACGGTTTCCGAAGTCATCGCGCTACGCACCTACCAGGTTCCAAGGCCATACCCCGTGAGGTTATGCAAGACCTGCGACGACAGATTCGTGTCACGGGGCGCTGCTACCGTTCATCCCGTGCCCAGGTGGGGCGCAACCACCGCATCCACCACGAGAAGGGCATTCCAATGCAACGAGTCGAGATCGGCCGCTACCCCGTCCCCGCGGAGAGTGGCTACGCCGGATACATCGAAGGCACCAGGGACGACGGCACGACCTGGATCATGTACTTGGACGAGACCGGCAGCCCTGAGCTGTTCTGGCCGACGAGGGAAGAGGCCGGCGCGGTGGTCGGCGATCCGATCAAGCTGGCGCCGCTGGATCCGGGTGTAGTCTCAGGCGCATAAACACCGGCCCCGCTGCCCCTCAACGGATTCCATCCACCGAGGGGTAAGGGCCGGTTTTCATTGGCCCTGGCCTGGTCAACCCAGCGCAGACCTGACAGACTCGCACACATGTTCGACAACTGGGCTCGCGAGTTGCTCGGCTACCGCACCCTCCATCACGTCGACAGACCCGTCTGGATCAACACCGCCCGAGCATTCCCGCGCGGCCCACTGCGCCGCGACCAGATCCCCATGTGGGCCAAAGCCGGAGGCCTCCACCTCGAACCCTGGATGCCCGCGCACCAATCAGCCTGGCTGCTACGCGACGACGGAACATGGTTGGCCGTAGTGGAGTTGGAGGCCCGCAGCGGCAACGACAAATCCACCGTGACGATGCAGCTCTGGCTCCTCGCCGACGACATCACCACCACCGACCCGACAAGCCCGCAGCAGCGGCAGCAGCGCCCTAATTCGAGACCTTCACCTCACCCAACGCACCCGGCAACCGACCCGGCATCGCACCAACCGTCAACGCAAACGCCTGCGCCAAATCCCGCACACCCGCAGCAGCACTCAACTGCGGCGCAAGATTCGCGATCCTCCTCAACAACGCCTCACGCGCCGCGTCCGTCGCCTCCGCAATCTCGGCCATGCCCAACCTCCCCGATTCACCCCGGCCGCCGATCTGACGACACCGTCAAACCGTAACCGGCACAACACCCCAGGGGATCGGAATCGGTTCACTCTGGCCCTGCAGCGACCGCCGCGCCGCCTCCATCAGGTCATTCACCCGCTGCTCGAACTCCACCAGCCCCGGCCGCGCTGCCTCAGCGAACGCCTGCGCAGCCGCCCGCATCCTCGCGCCCGAAGCCTCCAGCGACGCACGCACCGCAGCAGCCTGCTCCGGAGACAGCACACCCGTCCGCACACGCTCAGCCAGATCGTCCCGCGCCGTCACGGCAGCACACGCTCGTTCGTCGAACCCGCGCGCGTCACGTCGAACAGCCGGTCGCCACTGATCGGATGATCACCGCAATGCACCGAACAGCGGCCCACCGATGCCGACCAACCATCTGGCCAGTCTTCAAGGTCCGGCTCTGAACAGCCATCCGGGCACGGATCGCACACATGGCTGTAGTCGTCGCCAGGATGGCCGGCGGGGAGGTCACAGCCGTGACTGCGCCAGCACGTCGGGCACGCCAGGACCGGCTCGTCGAGCTGCTCCTGGGCCTCGCCCACCAACGCTTGCCTCTGGGACTCAGCGAGATGCACATCCGGCTGTCCGCTCAAGTACGAAACTCGAACGCCGCCGACAACCACACCACCAGCAGAGAACGAAGACGGACCGCCGTCGGCAGGTCGGCCGCGGTATTCGTCCTGACCAACGGGTACAGCTTCGGACATCATCTCGGCGTACGGGCTGCTCTCCAATTGCTCATCGGTGTACTCGCGATCAAGGACAGCATCCGCGCCCAGCGCCTCCGCATAAGCGGACAACACCGCGCGCTGCTCGTCGGTCAACCGCGCATCCGGCGCACCCGTCGACGCAGGGATCGGACCCGCGCCCGTCACAGGGCCACCATCGTCGAAAACGCTCATCATTCGTCTCCCCCGGCCACATCGCGGCGGACGACAATCACATCCCAGCCATCGGGCCCCGACTCGTCCGTCCACATCACATCGTCGATCGTGAACCCGTGCTTCATCGCGATCAAATCCGCCTGCTCACGATTGACGCTGCGGATCGTCACCGGCATCCGCACCAACGCCGTGAACGGGGCCAAGGCCTTCAACGTCGCGTCCAGACCACCCATCTCAAAGCCCGCCGCGTACGACTCGTCGTCGTGCGGTCCACCCTTCGATGCGACAGTCACGAACGGCATCACCATCCCGTATGACCCCTGGCCCTCCGGATTATCCAATTCGTCCATTACACAACCGCTTTCCACACGCCACGGCACTCAGCGCACCGCCACAACCCATCACGCCACGCCATCCACGTGCCATGAACCACTTCATCGCAGCCCTGGCACCAATGCGGCTCATCACAACGTGCGGGAGCGCCGGCGTGATTGCCGTACCGGATCGTCCCGCCGTGCACCCGAATCCAGGCCTTCGCGCCGGCCAGATCATCAAAGAACTCCGCTCGGGCACCATCAGCGCACTCGGCTACATACGTCCGGTGTAACGACAACGCCGGACCCTTCGCCAGCGCGACCGAGCGGCCAGGCATCAGCGCTGTTCCACCCGAGTCACACCATCCTGATCAGTCACCATCGCCGGCGGATCGGACAGCATCGCCAGGAACACGTCGACCGTCGCGCTGGCCAACTCGTCCACCGACAAGATGCCGTCTACCACGAACAGATTCGGCTGCGTCGTTGTCTGTGCCGTGAAACCCGGATAGGCAGCGGTCTGCCGTTTCAGCTCGTCGATCAACGCGGCCTGCACTCGCTCACGCAGCCACGCGCGGGCCTTCGACTCACGCTCCGCGAACTCCGCCCGACACCGCGCCTCCGCTTCGGCATGGGCCTGGCTGGAGAAATCCATATCCGGTTTGGACGCACCCGGGCCGCCGTGGTCGTTCGGCATCGCCATCAAGTCCGACCCGATACCCAACGCGGCCGCATAGTCCGCCGGCAGCATGTATCCCGGCGACAGATCAACCAGCAGGCTGCCATCGTCCGGCCGCGGACTGATCAGCCCGCCAGTCGCGTACCGAGGCATCGGTGACGCTCCGCGTGGACGCCCGTGCTGCGGGCAATCCATAGCCGTCGCCAATCGGCCGATCAGCCCATCCTGAAGGCACCAGCAATCCGGCGACCCGATGCCCTTGTGCCCCGGATGCCGACGGCACGCCGGATCGATCGACACACGCACCCCCTGGTCATTCGTTGGGCAGGTGCACACCAGCTCGGTCATGACGACAACTCCTCACCGGAAAACGGGTTGGTCGTATCCCGTACCTGCGGCAACAGAGCCAGTAGCTCGTTGGCTGTCCGCTGCTGGCACGCCTCAAATCCACGCTGCCACGCCATCGCCAACAACTCATTCAGGTTGCTCGACCGCAGAATCAAGCTGGCCGTCTCCCACAGTGAGCAGTCGGGCCAGTCTGGCGTGCATTCCCCATCGCCCTCTTCTCGTTTGGTGCAGCATTCCGGTTCGTGGCCCAGGACAGACGCGAGCGCGTAGACCTCGTCGCCGTTCGCACTCATCGCCGCACCAGCCCGCCTGTGTCAGCCCACTCCAGTACCGGTGCATCACCAACCATCGCGACGTACCGCCAGCACTGCTCGCCTGGGATCGGAACCAGTCGCACAAGGTCGCCATCCCCGACCGCGCAGGACGTCTCAGCGACCCGCCGGCCATCCACCGTGATTGCCACTCTGTAGCGATCGACGACCAGGCCGAGAGCAACTGGAGGCTTCGCGCGACGGGGCGCCAGCGCCAGCACCACCGCCACGCTCAGTACGGTCAGGCCCAACCACCACGCCCACTCGACCATCACTCACCACCTTCCTGCGCTCGGTGGTCGTGTCGACCCGCTGACCGTTGCCGATCTGGGCATGTGCAGTCGTATGGGTCGTATTCGCCGCAGGTTGGGCAGGGGACATTGCCAATCGGCGGGTCGACGCGAAGCCACTCGCCGAGCTGGGCGTGCAAGGCAGCGACCACGTCCCGGCCGAGCCGCATGCCAGCCTGGTCGCCCAACCGGTCAGCCATGCCGAACGACACTTCATTGGCGTCAGTTGTATCGACCTCCAGCAGGCCCGAAGGATCGTCATACTCCCGCATACGCGGCGAGTCCGCCCCCTCACTCATGCCCAGTCCCCTTCAGCCATCGCACGCTCCTGCTCGGCCCGCAACTGCGCGACCTCGGCGACCAACTCAGTGACAAGCGTCGCGTCGACGCCAACCTCCCGGTCGTGGCAGTCCACACAGAACGGCTCATCGCGGCCGTCGATCCTCGCCACCTCAGCTATCACCCGGTCCATGACGTCGGAGCGCGGCGCGGGCAGCACCATCAGGCCGGCTGCTTTCGCCTCCTGGGCGACGTGCTCAGCGTGCTTGACCCACCAGTCCCGGAGGTCGTCAGTGCCGGTCTCCCAGCCACATTCGCACGTCACGTGTACTCCGTGGCCTCCATACGGGACCAGGTGCGCCAGCAGCACATCGACCAGGGACGGTGCGGGAGCGTCATCGGACAGAGCCTCTGCCGGTAGCTCGATGATCGACGGCGTCGGCAACAAACCAGGCAGAGCTGCAGTCGCCGCACACTGCCGCGCCAGCTCCGCCTCCAGCTCGGCCTCCGGGGCACGCACGATGAACGACTGCTGCACGTGCGAATGTCCGGGCATCCACCGCCAGCCCTGAACAGCGCGCACCATGCGTGGCTCCGTCCCGCTCACGATTCCTCCTCAACCGGATGGCGCACGCCGTATTCCAGGTACACGTACGTGCTCATGACTCGACCAACAAGCCGAACGGATGCTCGCACCGTGCCCCGTCACGCGGGCAGACGATCGCCCAGTGTTCGACACCACGGACCGTGAATCGGAGGCCGTCGATCAGCACCTGCTGGCCGATTAGCTGACGAGCATGACGGACTCCTTCAGGGAGAGCGCCAGCCGGGAAGCTGTACACAACGCCCTGGCTAGATGCGTACGAGCCGAGTGCGTGCAGACGCGGAATGTCTGGAGCACCAGCTAGGTAGAGGCCGGCGAGGAAGCCAAGTGCCTGGCGGGCGTCGTCTTCGTCGAGCACCACCGACGAGGCCGCCCGCGTACCGGCGAGCCGCTCCATCGCTGGGTGGGGCAGCACTGACCACCGGCCATTGCCGAAGCCTGTCGACGCGGGGAGCAGCGTGGCCGTCGCGATCGTGGTGGTGCCGACGTAGCACCTGAGCTCACGACCACCATGAATTGCGGTGTCCTCCACGATGCGGACCGGCGGCGGGTTCACCCCATCGTCTGGGACGGACTGGCCAGCCAGGTTAGCGATCATCAGCGGCCACCTTCTTCGGCAACATCTCGTCGTCAGGCACTACGCGAACGAACGGTCGGGCGATGAGCTTCAGCAGCCACCGCGGACGCGGACCGAACTGGACGTAGGCGTTGTACACGCTCTGGGGCCACTGCACACGCGAAGAGCCGGCCATGGTCAATCTCCCTCGTTGGTGAAGTGCTGTCGGTCGCACGAAGGGTCATCGCAGTCGTGGCGGAAGTCCTGCCGACGGTTGAACGACACGTCATCGCCGCCGTCGTAGCACGAGTAGCGGTGCCCCGGATCGTCGGTGCAGTGAGCGTCATACGGTCCGGGGTCGCCACACGTGTGAGGCCGGATCCGGCTCATGGCCACCACCCCTGAATCGCGCGCTCCGCCTCGTAGGCGTCGTTGATCGCCACTGTGAGCAGGGTGTAGGCGGGATGGTCGTTGAGGAACTGGCCCTTGACTGCGACCAGTAGCCGCTGCGCTTCCTTGAGGTCCTTCAGCGCCTGGGCATCGCGTGTCGTGTTGCTCATGCCTCGATCGCCTTCGTCGAGTAGGCCGGGAGTAGTGCCGGCATCCGGTGGTTCTCGTACGCAGCAACTATCTTCGGCACGACGTCCTCAGCGACGGTCCGACCGTCGGGCATCACCAGCTGAGCCATGAACTCGACGTCGAACGTGGAGATTCCGGACTCGATGGCCTCCAGCTTCGCCTTGATCACCAGGGCCAGGGCGCGCCAGCGTTGGCGGACCGCTTTCTCGTACGCCTCGGCGGTCTGGGCCGGCGTCCGTCGCCGCGGCGGCGTGTGGCCCGACATAACGAACTCAGCCGCGTTCCGGTCGGGCATGGGCAGTACGAACCGCACCCGGCGGTTCTGGGTGTCGAACTGGATCATCGCGTGCGTTTCGTCGTAGCCGTACATGAACGACTTCGCCCCATATCGGCTGAGCGTCCGTTCGATCTCGCCACGCGACTTCTCGCTGCTGACAGTGGTGTCGGCCGCGTAGGTGCTCACAGGGTTACCTCCGGTGGATCGTTCGTGTGCAGCGGGATTCGCATGTTGGCGGTCACCGTGACGGCAGTGGCGTCGTTGCCGGGGGTGCCGAGCGGCGGGATAGCGGTCTCGGGAAATAGATCGTCGCTCGCGTCGTCGAGCCATGGGCGCCACCGCGCCGGTTCGTCGGGATGGGCTTCCATCGCCGCCTTGCGCTGGGTGATCTGCTGTGCCGTCAGCCGGTGAGTGGTGCCCGCATCCGCCTTGGCCTGATCACGGCGACAGTCAGCGCATAACGCCGGGCCACCGCACCGCGCCTTCGCACCGTCAGGGCGGGGGAACACGTGTCCATGCCCGAGGCAAAGGTTCGGGTTGTCCGGGTCAAGCATCGTCGTTGCCCTCGTCATCGGAGGTGAAAACCCACCGCCACGCCAACAGGACCACGCCAACCGGCACGCCGAGCGCCAACAGCACGAGGATCACGGTGTCCATCAGTCGCGTCCCTCCGGCGGGAGGTCGAATGGCCGCTTCTTGCGGCGCGCCCAGACCTGGCCATACTCGCCAAGGCCGCCCTCACGGTAGAAATCGAACACCGACAGGTCCAGGGCCGCGGTGATTTCCACGCGGCTGCCATCAGGCGCGAGATTCACGGCGGAGATGGGCACTACACCGAGGTGGAGCGGCACTTTGAACCACACGCCAGGATTCGCGTACGCGGTCTCCAGGAAGGCTTTGGTCTCGGCGTCCTGACGTTCACGCCGCTCACTGCGAGTCATCGTTGCATCGGTCACTTGTTAGCCCACTGATCGAGAGCCATCCCAAGTAGCCAGCCGACGCCCATCGTGAGCACGACCGACAGCAACAGCCCGAAAGCCGCAGCGATGAGCCCGCCAAGAACGTCCACTACGCGATCCTTTCCCAGGTCCAGTCGTGGACGGTGTCGCCGCGCTTCGGGCCCAACTCGGCCAGCGGATCGTCCGGATCTGGGTCGGCGTTGTGGACCCGGCTCGTCGGCGTCACCCGGTAAGTTCCGGCCTCGCCGGGATGGTTGCGCGAGAGCCGCGGGTGCAGCGTGCAGTCTGCGAGGTCAGCCAGCTCGACGCGTTCCCGCAGCGGATGGCGGATGGTGAAGCTGCCGTAGAACACGCCGGGGCTTACCTGCTCGTCGTATCCGGTCTCCTTGTTGAACACCCAGGTCATGGCGTCGTCGTTCAGGGTGACGATGTGCTCGGTCTCGTGTTCTCCGAGGATCGCAGTCACGGCGACGCGGTTCGCGCACTCAGCGTTGGCGCAGTGGATCAGGCCGCCTGGCTTGGCGTAGAGGGTGGACTCGCCGCAGATCGGGCAGTGCCCAACCAGTTTGATATCTCGAATATGGCTCATCGGGTTACCTCCGGAGGATCGTTCTCACGCATATATCGGGCCCACGCATTCGCGCGCCTTCCGACCGCGTGGTGCGCGGCCGCGGCGGCCTTCACCAGTTCCAGGTCCGTATGCGTAGCCAGGTCGAGAGGCATCACGACGGCGTCCATGTCTCTCGACCGGGCGTGCCAGGACACGCGCCACACCGACGGATCGTCCAGGTGCTCGCCGAGGACGGTCACCGTCCGCGCTTCCGTCCGGGTGACGATGTACACGCCATCACCATCGCGGTGTTCAGCCCAATACGGCTGACGTGCTCGCCATACGCGCGCTTCCGGGTCGCCCACCTGCCAATCGAGGGTCGCGTCGATGCTCGTCGCGCTCATGACTCCGCGATCCTCCTCGCCTGCTCCAACGCGTGCAGCAGATCGTCGACGTAATCGGCCGAGAACAGGCCGGACAGCAGAGCCGCGGTGTCGGGAGCCAACTCCAGCGTGCCCACCGGGCGCACCAACACCGTGACGGGGAACTTCTCGCCGGCCGTCACGACCCAGCCGCCAGTCATCTCCTGGTCGGCCTCGACGAGCACGCACGGGATGCCACGACCGCCGAGGATCGGCCAGTGGTGGCCGCTGTGGTCGATGTCGTGCTTCATGGGGTAGTACCTCCGTATCGTGCGATCACAGCTTCGGCGTAGACGTTCCAGGCGTAGAACGCGTGCCCGTCGCGAGCGGTGGCCGCGGCTGATACTTCGGACAATGCGGCGTAGTCGCCGAGCGCGTGAACGGCCCTGCTGAGCATGTTCCGGTAGTAGGTCGGTGTCGCGGGCCCACCGACGGCAGCCACGGGTACGTAGGCCTGCCCGTAGTAGTTCATCGAGGCGAGAAAGCCCTCGGCGGCCCGGAGCGCGTAGGCGGACTGCCGGTCGATGCCGGTCATAGCAGCCACCAGATCAAGAGGCCGATCAACGCCCACAGGACGACCAGCACGATGGCCGGCGGCCACAGCGTGTCACGGAACCGGCGGCGAGGCGGCGCGGTCACTGGTTCCGCACCTTCCACGCCGCGATGTCGCCGCGCAGCTCCGGGGCGGGCACGACGTACTTGAATGCCCCGCCGATCGCGTAGCCGATCACGTCCCCGGTCCTGAGATGTGGGTTTCCCTGCGATGGGCTCGCGCCGTCGATATCGCCCTCATGTCGGCCATGCTCGTTACGCGACAGGTCGGTGAGCATTCGCCGGTAGTCCTCCAGTCGCATACAGGCCGCGTGCTCGCGTTCGTAGAGCTGCCGCCAGGTCTGGGGAACGCCGTCGATGGTGACGTTGCTCAGGTCGCTCATCGGGTGACCGCCGAGCCGGTGTAGACGTCGGCGCTGCCGTCGGGGTTGACGACCAGATGGCAGGGCCACGGCGCGACCAGCGCGCCCCGGTCGTTGTAGCAGCCGGCGGCCACGCCCTGAGGGTTGCCGGGCCCGCAGATGCGGTTCCCGTCGAAGATGCAGTCCCACGCGGGGCTGTCCTCGGTCACGGTCGGGGCGGCGATGGCGGATGTGGCCGAGACGATGGCACCGGTGGGGATGCCGAGAGCGGCGCCGATGACGATGCCGGCGGCGAGGATGGCGTGCGCCGAGGCGCGTCGGTGGTTGCTGGTGGGCATTTCGGACTCCATTCCGTCAGGCTCGCGGACTCAGTTCCGCTTGCTTACTCCTTCATCCTATGACAATTAGATGTGCTAATCAAGATGTTTATGCAGTTCAACGCATGTTTTTCGGTGTAATCCGGAGCCTGCGCGGCGTAGCCCGTCCTGTCCACGTGGGGAAGCCTATGCAGCAGGCGCGACGAACTTCCGTTACTCGGTAACGGAAGGCCAGGACAGAGGCCTGTCGACCGAGATACAGAGAAAGGCCCCGCACTAGATGAGTGCGGGGCCTTCTTCGTGCTCAGGCGTTACTTCGTGGGGATGGTGGGCACAACCCCCGCACCTGGCCAGCATCCGAGTGGGCTTCCGCCCTTATCCCGGACGATATCCAGGCACTTGGAGACCAGCACGTTCGGATCCTTCACTGAAGCGACCAGGTCGTTGTTGGCCTTGGACTGCTCGACGTTGGTCTTCTGCTGTTCGACCGCGACCGCCGTGGCAGCCTTCTGCTGGTTGAGCTGGTCGATCTTGTGCTGCGTTTCCTCGTCGAACGCGATGGTCGGAATCTGGATCTCAAAGATCGTCACCTGGTCACCGACCTTGGACTTCATGATTTCGGTGGCCTTTGCCGCCAGCGAGATAAGGGTGTCGGTCTGGACCTTGTCCGCCGGCAAGTTCGGATCAGCTGCGACGACGGTGGCCAGCGGGTTGTAATGCGCGAACACCTCGTTGAGCGCGGTCTGCAAGTTCCGCGTGATGAGGTTGGTCCGCACCGCGTCGAATGACCGGTACTGGAGGTATAGATCGTCGGCTGCGTCCTGCTTCATCTCCCAGCGCACCGAGGTGTCCAGGTAGGCATTGGACTGGTTACCGAGGCGCACCTGGATGGCGTCGCCGTGGGTGTCCTTGTTGTTGTCGGTGTCCCGGTGCCAGTCGATCTGAATGGCGCCATCCATCGACTCGACGGATTCCCATGGCGCGACCCAATGCAGTCCGTTGGGCAACGTACCCACCGGGCGGCCGAACTTGGTCACCACGCCGTAGTCCCGGGTTGGCACCACGGTGGCGGAGGAGAACACCAGCATGATGAGTCCGATCAGCCCCACACCGACGGCGGTTCCGATTGCCTCCCATAACGGTTCTCGTTCCCTTACTGACAGCACGGTTGCGATGGCGCCAATCACGATGGCCGCCAGCAACACCAGACCGACGATGACGGTCCAGACGATTAACCACATAGGTATGTCTCCTTCTTCAAATTTCGGGTCGTTTACAGAGGTCAGAGGTCTGCCTGATCACCACCGTTCCGGTTCATCGCCCGCCTGAATTGCGGTGGGTCCCGAATGTCGCGCGTTGAACGCCACTCGTAAGTGGGTATGTGGTGCTGTGGGCATTTCGGACTTTCTTCCGTTGAACATGCGGACTTGTTTCCGCTTGCCTACCAATTCATCCTATGCCGAAATCTGTTGCAGGGCAATTGATTTCATTGACCGCGCCCATGCTTCACGCCGGTTTCCGGTGGTTCTTGTCCCAGTCCCGGCGGCATTCCCGGCAGTACTCGCGGCCCTGCGACTTGTACACGTTGTACGGGACCTTCGGATGCCCACACCGCGGGAAGGTGTCCAGCGTGCCGGCAATGTGAGCGTCGATGACCTGGTCGAGCTGCAGCCGTACCCGGTCCGTCTCGGACTGCGACTTGACGAGTTCCCGGCTGGTCAGTCGCTCCGTCAGCTCCGCCTGCCGGAGGTCATCACCCATCGTCTTGAGCTGCTGCTGCGCCAGGTAGCAGACCTGCGTCATGTCCTCCGCGCGAATCGTCCGCACCAACCGGAGCGAGCACGACAGCCGGTCGGCGATGTCCTGAGCTGTCACACCAGCCAACGTCAGGCCTGCGACCAGCCACGATCTGTCGGGCCCGGACAGGTCCGTCATCTTCCACGATGACTTCGGCGTAGACAGCACCGAGTCGATCATGTGAGCATCTGGTTCCCAACGATCCGGAGGCACGCTACGAACGTTATGCAAGGGGCGCGACGGTCAGATGTTGCGTTGCATCCAGTCCCCCATGTCGCCGTCGTCCTGCGGCGTCTCGAACGGCGTCGCGAAATCCCATTCCAGCCCGGCGGCATGGAGCAGCTCGTCATGTGCGACGGTCAGGGCCGCGACACCGTCTGGCTGGTGCTGGCCCGCATTCCAGCTCGTCGCCTTCTCCTCCCACTTCGGGAAGTGACCAACCAGCCGGGTTTTTCCGTTCTCCAACTGCGCCAATAGTGCCGTGGAGCGGGCCAGCGCGTCACCGCCGCCGCGCCCGGACCCGATCGGCGGCCACGGCACAATCTCGATCGAGTGGGGCGGGTTGGCATCGGTGACTGCTTCGTCGAGCACCCGCCGGTAGGTTTCCCGGGTCGCGAACGATTCGACGACGATCTTGCTGGCGCCGACCTCGATCGCCAGCTTCACGGCGGTCTTCGCCCACTCATCCGACGTCATGGGAGCGGACCGGTCAGCGATCATCGCCACGCGCCCGTCGGTGCCTATCGAGGCAGCGACAACACCGGCATCGTCACCGTGCCCGGAGTCGCACGGGTCCACACCGACCACAGTCCACTCCGGATTGGCGGGCGGGAGTGTGAGTCGGTGGTCCTCCAGCCACTGCTTCTTGATCAGGCCGCCCTCAAGCGGGGACGGCGAACCCTGATAGAGGGAGCCGAACACACGGGAGCCAACGTCGTCGCGAGTCTCTTCCCAGTCCGAGGTGGTGCGGCCACGCGCCGACTCCAACCACACACCAGGAGGGCGGCCGAGCGAATCGTAGAGGCCTTCCTCAGACAAAGCAGGGATGTTGAGGTGCCGCCACCGCCGCTTCTCCGTCGGCAGTTTGCCCTCACGGTCCAAGATCCAGCCTGCTAAATCGTCTGTCGCCCATCGGGTTTGGATCAGGATCACGGGCGCCCCGGCAGCGAGTCGGGTCGTCAGGTCACCTTGGAAGCTCTCGATCACATGGCGCTTGACGGTTGGAGAGTTTGACGCTTCCATGCCGCGGATGGGGTCGTCGATGATCAGCAAGTCCGCTGGCCGGCCGGAGATCGTTCCGCCGAGACCGACAGCGACAAGGCCACCGCGATGGCCGCGAATCCGCCACTGAGCCGCCGCGGCCTTGTCATATGCGAGGGCGAGGCCCAGCTCGTCGGTGCCGTCCATCTGGGTGAGGGGGTCCACGGCATCCGAGCCGTGCTTGGAGATGACGGCACGGGCGGCGATCGAGGAATCTTCCGCGAGGCCAGATGCGAAGCAGGCCAGCATGACCCGCCACTCGGGGTGCTTCTGCAGCGCCCTGACCACGCCATACACAGCAGATAAGGTCGTTTTGCCCTCTTGTGGCGGACAAGTAATCAGGAGTCGTCCGCGGCGCGTATCGATCGCCTCTTCGATCGCCTCAGCGATCAGACGGTTGGCCGGCGTAATCACGAAGCTGGGGTCGAGGCTGGCCGCGAGCTCGGCTGCGTTCCGGTGCGTGGCGAGCGACTTTTCGCGCGCCAGTTCCTGTTTCACCCATTTCAGCATCTGGGTGCGTTTCGGCTCTTCCAGCTTCTCCAGCTTGTCGAACCATGCTTCGAGCTGGTCGGGGACGACAGCTGTCATGGGGCGACGCCGGCGCCTGAGATGAGCAGTTCGTCGATCTCGCAGAGGTCGTAGCGCACGGTGCGGCCGACCCTGTATCCGGTGATCAGCCCGCGGTCTCGCCAGCGTCGGATGGTGTTGTTGCTGACGCGGGCGTGTTCGGCGGTTTCGGATTCTGTGGCCCACCGGCGGTCAGTCGCTTGTGCTGACTCGTGGGTGCTCATGGGTAGAGATGTGTAGCCGCGGCCAGTGCAGCGCCTACGTGTGACGCGGGGTCAGTTCGTCAGGAATAGCCACACAATGAGTGCCGAGAGGCCGAAGCCCAGCGCGAGGAGCACCAGGGCCATGAGCATCTCCACGGCGAGGATGCGCAGTGCCACGCGGTCGTCGTCATCCATTGCCGTCACCTTCTGCCGAGGCGTTCACTGGCTGATTTGGAGTTCCTGGTTGGCGGCGGCGGCGATGCCGGCGGCGCGCAGCTCGAACGCGGACATGTCTGCGATGGACAGTTCATCGCGCGACGAGTAGTCGGCGGCCAGGACGTCGAGGCGGTGGACCAGTGCGTTGACGTCGGCCATGACGCCGGCGGGGATGGCGGCGCGGCCGGACTCGAAACTCTGGTAGGAGCGTGTCGACACGTTCAGCGCGGCGGCGAGCTCGTTGACGGACAGGCCGAGGTAGTCGCGCAGGCAGCGGATCCGTGCTGCCTGGCCCCACTGGTACTCGCTCATCCGTTGTTCCTCCTATGCGGGGAACCCCAACGGGTAGTTGGGGTTCCGACTCTGCTGGCCTGTACCGCCCCGTACCTTCCGTTCGGGAGGTGGGTTGGGGTGCTCACTGATCATCCCGTAGGCGACCGGTGAGCACCCCGAGTGGGGGTTACACCGTCAGCAGTGTGAACGTTTCCGTCTTGATGCGCTGCATCTCGCCGCCCTTCGCGATCCGCTCAGCACGCTGCATCTCCGCCTGGCCCTGACCGGCCCACGTCGGCGAGTAGTGGTCAGCCCACTCCGCCACCGCCTGGTACAGGCCGTAGCTGGATCCGTGGAATCCGTTCAGGGTGTCCGAGCTGGTCCACAGTTTCAGGATCTCACCGATGCGGGCGTTCTGGTTCTTCTCCGACCGCTCCGTCAGCGCCTTCTCGTCGAACTTGAGCACTTTCCGCAGCGTGATCGTCGCGTCCGAGCGGGACACCTCGCGGTGGATCATCTTCTGCAACTCCTTCTCGAACACGTCGACGTACTTCCACGTCATCCCCAGTGCCTCGCGGGCCAACTGGATGTTCTGCCTGGCGTTCGTGGTGTGCCGGATCGCAAACTGAGACTTGGCTTCTCGGATCGCCGCGGCCAGGGTGTTCATGCACACCGGTCGGACCGGGCTGACCATCAGTTGGAACGCGGACGACCCGTCGTGCGAGTTACGCGCGATCAGGTACAGCTCCGTCACGTCGACGCCCGCCGCGCCGCGCAGCTCGATCGCGCGGGGCAGCTTCATCGACAGGAACGTCTGCCGGCCGCCGAACAGGGCCGCGCCGGTCTCGAAGTGGGCGCCGGACTCGTCGACGATCGCGTTCAGGATGTCTGCGTTTTCTTCGTTCTGGATGATCGTGTACTGCTCCCCCACCACGCCCAGCACGTCCTCCTTCTGGTTGATGGGGTTGGTGCGGACCGTCGCGAACTTCCCGGGCACCTCCACCGGTCCACCGAGGGTGACACCGTCCTCGGCGAGCACCGGGTCACCCTCCACGTACAGGGGCTTCTTGCGGACGTTCCAGCCCGCCAAATGTGCTGCGGCCAAGGCCTGTTCGGCCGTCATCGCGTCCGGGAGGACGGTGCCGAGTCGGTGCCACGCGTGCTCCCTGGCGGATGCGAACGACGCGACGCCGTCGGTGATGTCCAATTCGTGTGCCACTGAGGGCTCCTTCCCTACGACCACCGGACTCTTCCGGCGGTTCCGTGCCCCGCTACCGACCGAAACGGTAGGCACACCCCATGCAAGGGGCCGGGGCGAGTTCTGTAGCTAGACGGCATTCCGCTCGGTCATGCGGACCCGCAGGCCGTCGTTCCAGTAGTAATCCGTCACCGTCGTCTCGGTGCTGTTCTCATGCTTCGTCCGCCGCACCAGCACCCTGTTGTCGGCCGTCCGGGCGATAGCGAAGGCGTCCTCGGCGAGCATCCGGATCGCCCACTTGTCACGGCCGTCGACCTTGACAAGCAGCGTGTGGAACTCAGGCACGAACGCGTACGTGTGGGCCGTTCGGATCAACTCGTCGCGGTCGCCGGCCTCGGCCACAGGCGAGACCGGAGCGGCGCGCACCGCGGCCACCTCGATCACCGGCTCGACCGGCGCGGCATCTGGCTCAATGATGTTGTGCGGCAGGCACTCCGGCGCCGCGTTCCGGTGATTCTGATGCGACTTCAAACCGCGGTCGCCGCGGAACGCCTTGCCGCACCCTGCGCACAGCTTCTGGTCGGAGGACTGCTCGGTGCTGATCATTGCGGACATGTGGGACTCCATTCCCTCTCGCCTACGGGCTCGATCCCGACTGGCTGACAACATCATCCTATGATGAAACACACTGTTATGCAATGGGTTTCGATGCTCATAGCGGCATTGGTGCCAGCCGTCACGTTTCGAACATCTCCCAATCCGGTTCTTCGACGTCATCGCCGAGGCCGGGCTGCTGGTTGTAGATCTCGATGTCGCTGCGCTCGCATCCCTCGAAGTTGATGTCCGTGTTGTATTCCGCCACAAGGGACTCCATGTCGTAGCGGGACTTGTCGAAGTCTTCGAACGTCTCGCCTTCAGGCAGCTCGATGAATGCGCAATACTGCGACGTTTCAGTCCACTCGACTTTCACAATTCCGCTCACGGTTTCGCTCCTTCGGGGGTATTGGTGCAGTCCTTGCAGCGGCAGTGGCTGTCGCCGCAGTCGTCACCCTCGGCGTGGCAGTCGATCCATACCTGGGCGGCCTGCTCGTGACCGGTCGCCCGGAACAGGTCCGCCAGCGTCTCGACCTCGGTACAGGTCAGCGATGTGCCAACGGAATCGGCGATCTCGCCGTCGGCGAAGACCTCGACGACGTTCATTGCCGCAGAGGCGATCTCGGTCGCGGTCATCGCTCCCTCAATCCCAGGAACTCCTCCATGTCGTTCTGCGCGGCCATGGAGCCGGCCACGATCTTGAACGCGGTCGACGAGTCGCAGCCGAGGCGCTGGTTGACCTTCTCGACGTAGCTGCGGGACCACGACGGGTTGGCCGGGCTCATGAAGACGGGTATGTATCCCGCTTCGTTCTCGGTGACCTTGACAATTCCAATGACCTCGTCGAAGTACAGGACCGTGCGGGGCTCACCCGCCGGCAGCCGGTCATGCACCGTCGGCATAGCAAGGCCCTCCACCGTCCCACAGCGAGAGCAGATGTACGTCTCATTGTCGTAGCGAGAGAGGGCATTTCGCACCGGAGTCGGGTCCATATCGGCTGTGCACAGGGGGCACTTCGCCGCCGTCGTTTCAGTGCTCATGGTTATCGGTCCTTTCCGTTGGTGGATGAGTCGTCGTGCTCGGCATGCCGTGCGATGGCTTCCTTGGCCCGTGTCAGGTGGTACTCACGCTCCGTGTCCTCGAACTCGCCGTCACCGATCGTCTCGGCCGCGTAGACGCAGCGGCCTCCCGCGTCGGGAACGTCGACCCGGAAGGTGCCGTGCCGCAGTCGCAGGTACCCGACCTGCTGAGCGCCCATGAAGGCCTCGTATTGTTCGGGGCAAGCCGCGCAGGTCATTTCGAGCCGGATGTCAGTCGCTTCCATCAGATTCCTTTCGTGTTGATGCCGGAGAGCCGCTGATCACTGCTCAGCCGCCTCGGGGTTCCAGTCCTGCCAGCGGGTTGTGAGTCGCAACCAGCCGCGTTCGTCACGCCGCAGGTCACCGTGCGATCGGACGGACTTGAGTAGGGAACGGGCACCGCGCAGCGTGAGTCCGCATTCGTCCATGAGTTCGTCGACAACGTCATCGACGTGGTGCCACTCGTCGTCCATGAGGATTTCAGCGAGCAGCTTCGCGCCCAGAGCGGTGTCGTTGCGCGCGTCGAGGTCGAAGTTGTTCCGAGGCAACAGCGGTGGCGCGACGAGTGCAGGGTGCGAGTCGCTCGGCTCGAAGGGGAAATCGTCGCAGGCTTCGGCGCTCATCGTTCCGCCTTCGGCATCAGATCGAACAGTCGCGCTTTCTCCTGCATGTTGTGCAGGTCGATCACGCGTTGAATGGCGCCGTCGCGGGTGAAGTCGAACGATCCGACGTCGCCGGCCTGCGCGCGCCAAATCGGCTTACCGGCCGCGTTCACGTCCAGGCGGACGAGGCCGACGACGTCGCCGTACTCCTTGCTTTCAATGAAGCCGTTGCGCTTCGCCACGACGGTGGATCGGTCCAGCAGGTTGGCGTGCTGCATGACGTTCATCGCGCCGTCCATCAGTTCGCCTCCACTTGGTTGCTGTAGACCTCCATGCGGCGCCCACTGCGCGCGATGGTGAGGCGATCACGGTCCAGATGGCCGATGACACGCCAGCCTTCACGGGGAAGGTTGTCCGGGAGCGGCATGTCCGCGGTCACCGTGACCAGGGTGTGAATCTCCATCAAATGCCTTCTCCCCCATCGACCTGGTGGCCGGCTTTGACCAGTCGCCGCCGCATATGTGAACGCAGGTACGCCCGGTTGGTGGGCTTCCCCGCAAGGAAACTGGCGAGTCCCTCGTCGCTCGCGTCGGGATGTCTGCGCTCGACGGGCTTGATGCCGTACTCCGTCAGCAGCGAGTCGGAACGCTCCCACTCGTTGTCGGTGGGGAACTCAAGACCAGGCCCGTCGAACAGCCCCTGAACGTCGATGTACGCCATCAGATTCCTTTCGCGTTGATGTCATATGCCCGCTCCCATGCCTCCATATCGGCCGGCTCGTACTCGCGGCACTGGGACGGGCAGTTGGGTGCGCCCGTGTCGGGATCGGAGTCGAACTCGCAGCGCGAGGTGCCGCAACCCGACGGGCTGTGATGGTGCTCAATGGCGGGATGGCCGCACACACACGGCGGGTAGTCGACCTTGGTCATCAGTCCACCGCCTCCAGCTCGTCCGCGATGAAAGGCCAGGTGCGGTCCCGGCTGCTGCGGGCGCCGACGTATTCGCTGTGCGCCTTGTCGATTCGGCCCGACAACTCGACGTTGATCAGTCGATGAGTCACCACACTCACATGGCCGTAGTGACCTCCGAGTGGCATGCCGTCACATGGTTCGATGTCGTAGAGGTTGCAGGCCTTGACCACCACGCGCTGGCCGACGCGGAACCCGGCCATCAGATCCCCCGCGACCAGTAGCGGACCTTGGTGCCGGCGTGCAGCTGCCGGAGCGCGTCTTCGTCGGGCAGCTCCTCCGCCGCGGCCACGAAGTACTTCTCGGCGTCGTACAGCATCACCGAGCCGAGCACATCCAAACTGGACCGTTCGCCCGGCCGTGCATTGACCCAGCCGATGAACAACATGCGGTTCGCGTGCCGCTTCCGTGGTGACAGCTCCGCCGTTTCGATTTCCTCAACGGCCACAACCGATTCCATCTCGCTCATCGTCGGGCCACCCATCCCATAGCGCGAACGTCGCGGGTGCGACCGTCCACGAATACCAGCGTCTTGCCGCGCGGGCGTTCGCGCACCTCAGCCACTTCGGTGTAGTCCAGCTCAGCCTCACTGAGGGCCAACTTGGCGTTCACCACGTCACCGGGACGCACATCCTCGACCCTCACACGGTTATCCGTGCTCGTGCTGATCACTTGCAGCACAACGACTTCGTGGTCCGTGTAGCCCCACCCGACCGGTGAGCCGGTGGAGAGGTCACGCAGGTTCCAGCGGCCGACTTGGTGGCGGCTGCCGTTGTACTTCGTGATCTGGCCGGGCGAGTCCCAGTTGACCCAGTCGTCGTCCTTGAGCGCGACGACGTACGCCCACACGTCCAGATCCGCGGTGGCCGGGTCGATGACCGAATCGGGGATGTTCATCGGGCACTACCCCGTTCCAGTGCCATGGCGAGGCGCTTGACCTCAGCCAGCGGCGTGCTCGACGACGTGATCGACCAGGTGCCGGCGTCGCTGTAGTCGGCGATCCCGCGGATCACGGCCTTGCGCAGGGCCTGGCAGAACGCGTACGCCTGGGTCTGCGGCCAGTCGTGGACCTCGCATGCTTGGTACTCGTAGCATTCGATCGCCTTCAGCAGCTCGACCGGCTGCCAAGACCGGTACCGCGGGCGCTGGTACTGGCAGACGTAGGCGTTGTCCTCGTCGTACCGGGCGTTGACGCTGGCGGCGTTGGCGTCGAGCAGCATCTGCCCGACCGCATCAGCGCTCTGGTGATCGAGGACGCCCCGCTCGTCGGGGTTGCCCCAGTACCAGGACAACGGGCTGCACCGGCCGCCGTAGCGGCGCTCCATGCCGGCCCACAGCATGACGTGGATGTGCTCGGGGTCAACCAGATCGGCGCTCATCGGTCGCCCCTGTTCTGCCAGAACGACACGACGCCCGGACTGAAAGCGACAGGCTCGCCGCCGCTGTCGAGCTGCACGTACACGTACTTGCGGCCGATGCGCTCGACGGTGCCAGGATGGAATCTGCCTCCGACTATGGCCTCGACGCGCTGTTCGACGAAGAACTCGCGGGGCACGTTGCCGTACTTTCGGACCGCGGCGCTCATCAGAAAACCGCCGGGAACAGCGCCGAAGGGTAGTGAGTCTGTACCGCGGTCACCCGGTCCCACTTCACACTGATTTCGGGCTCGCAGTCGTCGACGTCTTCGGGGTCCGGCGTCTCGACCGCGACGACGGTCCCGTATCCCCAGCTCTTGGTGCGGCCCAGGATTCCAACACGATCGCCCACGGAGTACTCCGCCGGCGGCAGTCCTTCGATCAGCAGGAAGCCCAGCACCCGACGGTCTGCCGTGGACAGGAACCGCGGACGTGCGGTGAAATCCGTCGGATAGTCGGGATGCGTGAACAAGGCCATGTCGTCGGCCAGGCTCACGGCCAACCGGCCGCCGTATTTCGGCTCAGCGTTCTCGAATACGCACAGTGGAACTGTTGAGCCGTTCGGACCGGGGCACTCACTCACGTCGACAGTGGTATCGCTCATCAGCCGTACACCTGCGCTCCGAACAAGCCGAGCTGGACCACCCAGTCGCAGACCGTGGCGTCTGAGTCCCCGTCCTCGCCGTCGGTCAGATACTGGATCACGAACTGACGCAGGTAGTTCCAGCTGAATTGGGCATTGGGGTCCTCGCTCTCGGCTGCCTCCATCACCTTGTCGACCATCATGATGACGCCACGGTTGATGACCGCGGCATCGATGCGCAGAGGCTCGTTCTTGCGGAGTTCGCGAGGACCTTCCTGCCCTGACTGGAATACCTCGTCGGTGCCCCAGCCACCATCGATGCTCGTGATCTTCGCGGAAAAGCCGTCGAGATCGAGGTAGTCGGTGTCCATGACGGTCGACTCAGGCCGACGGTTCGGGTTGACCCAATGGTAGGTCTCGCATTGGGCCCAGTAGCGGATGCCGCCCTCCATGGCGGTGGTGAACACGTAGTGCAGGAACTTCTTTCGGCCCTCGGTCATGGTCGGGGTCACGGCGGGTGCGGTCATGCCGACGCTCCATTCAGCGCGCGGACCTCGCCGCTGATCTGTTCGCGGATCGATAGCAACGCCTTGCGCCGCCCGTCTGCGTAGGCACGGCGTCCGTCGTTACCGCGACCGGACCACGTATCGTCCGGTGATTCGGTGCCCATCCTTCCGATCCACTCGCATTTCGCCGTAACCAGCTCTGCGGCGTTCTTGAAGTAGCCGGATGCGTCGGACTCCCATCGCTCCCACTCGGAGAGTGTGTCGGTGATGCCGCGCCACTCCTCAATCTCGTTGGCGTACTCCGTGACTCGCCGCGGGTTCTCCGAGACGCGGGTGGTGAGGCGGGCGATCAGGTCGTCGAGCGTGGCTTTCGCGGACGCTTTGGTCGTGAGGTACATCGTCTCTCTCTTTCGGTTGGAGTGGTGGGCCGGTCCCCGGGGGGGTGAGGGACCGGCCCACCGGTCAGGGGGTCAGAAGCAGGCGTCGCCGTTCGGGGCGACCACGGTGCGGCGGGTGCCGTCGGCCAGGACGACCTCGATGCTGTTGTCCATGTAGTGCTGCACGGAAACCACGGTGCTGGTGCGGGTCTGCCACTGGTCGAAGCACTCGGCGCAGGCGCGCTTGCGGTCAAGGTCGCAGCCGTGTGCGACGTACGACTTGCCGTTGGCGTCCTTGAACCAGCCACGCTTGTGCTCACCAACGACGCCGTGATTGCCGGGCCAGCTGTGGTCCTGCGGGAGGCTCGCGTGGGAGACGATCACTTCGTACGCGAATGAGTCGCCGATCGCGGGGATGGTGATGGTGCTCATCGGGCGGACTCCTGCACGCTCAGGGTGACGTCGGTCGCACCGTTGGTCACCGAGATCAGCGCGAGCCGGCGGGTTGTGTCAACGATCGAAAGGTTGCGGGCGGTCATCTTGACTTCGCCGTCTGTGCCGCGGGCGGTCAGCATGTACACGCCGTCGAGGTAGGCGCTGTCGTGGGGTGCGACGTGCGCGTCGAGCTGCGCATCGAAACGCTCAATAACCTGCTGACGCGCGGCGTGGTCCACCGCCGGGCGTGAGGTGCGGGTGCGGGGCATTTCGGACTCCATTCCGTCAGGCTCGCGGACTCATTTCCGCTTGCTTACTCCTTCATCCTATGATGAAACAGCTTGCTATGCAATGTATTTCGTGAAATTAGGACGCCTTTTCGTTCTCGTCGTCCGCCTGTAGTGACAGGAGGTAGGTGTCCGCGAGGTACCCGATGAACGCCCAAGGGTCACCATCGGGCACATCGCCGGCCTTCTCCGCTTGCTTCACCGCCGCAAGGACTTTCGCCGCGACAGTGCTGTCCACCAGCCGCGTACCGAAAACGGTCTCCATCGGGACCGGCTTCTTCCGGCGCGGCTTCCCGGACTTGTCGACCCAGCCGTCAGCCAGCTGCGTCAGATTCTTCTCGAAAACCGCGAGCACAATCCCGAGCGCGGTGGCGATATTTCCGATGGCGTACGACGACTTGACCGTCTCCAGCGCGTTCAAAGTTGGCTCGTACTGGGCGATCCCAGCCAGCCACTTATCGCCGCTGCCGTACTGCTTCGTCGCCTCGAACAGCGCCTCTTCGGCGGCTTCCTTCTCGTGCGGCAGGAACACCAGGTTGATCGTGGAGAACGACAGATTCGCCTCCGACAGCCCTTCCGTCGACACCTCGTCCAGGAGTTCGAGGGTGCGATCGTCCAGACCGGAGTAGTCCATCCACTCCGTGTCGTCGAGTTCCGCGTACATCGCTTTCAGCGTGGCGGGGTCGTCCTCACCGTCGATGCTGTTGTGCGAGATGACGAGTGCGACTTCCTGCTGCCGCGAGATTTCCTCGTCCAGCACCAAGCACTCGGACTCAGTGATGCCCGCTTCGATGGCGGCGGCGATGCGGTGGTGTCCGGAGAGTATGCGGTGACCGTCACCGTCCGGCCGGACCAGCGGCACGGAGGTGAGTGTGCCATCCTTCTGCAGGTTCGCGACCAGCTGCCGGAACATATCCGACTTCATGTAGCGAGCATTGATGTGCTGCGCCTTGAGGTCAGCGAGCTTCAGTACCTCGATATGCCTTTTCACTCTTCGCCTTTCACCGTGTCCCAGCCACGCTTACGCCACTCCGCCACAGCCTCGGTCAAGGTCCAGCGGCCGACCGTGCCGCCGTACTGCAGCTCGTACGCGAACTCGGGATCCGTGGAATCGGATCGCTTCGACAGATCGAGCAGCCCGCGGTACTTCATCGAGACCGGGCGCTGCGTGAACGCGGTTGTCGCAACCTTCCGGATCGGCCGCGACATCGCGTTCTGCATCAAATGCTGCAATTCTTTCGAACAAGCAGCCATGACAACGAGTTTCGACAACTTCGAGTAGTCCGACGACGCAACCGCGAAGTCCGACATCAGGTAGATCTCATCCGGATCGAACTTGCCGGGCAGCACGGCGACGGCGCCGATGATCCGACCCTCCGACAGGACCGCGAACGACGCCGATGGCGCGGCGGTGCGGATCTTCGGATTCAGGTACTGCGCCCGCAGCATGTTGAACTGCGGCAGAGTGAGAGGCGCGAGCTTCAGGGTGTCGCCGATCCGGTCGCCCCTACCCAATCGTGGGACCTTGACCGGCTCAAGCACTGTGCGGGGCTTCACGATCCGCGTCTTCTCCGTCGACGCATACACGTAGTTCGGCCGGCGCCGCGGCGACGTCTGCACGACGCCGACCAGCCGCTCCTCCCACTCCGGCCTGCGGTGGTTCGACGCGAGGATCCAGTGGTCCCGGTCCATGATCAGCTCAAGGGTGTCGTGGATACCCTTCTCGTCCAGGATGTCGTAGTCCGGTTCGGCCCACTCGAAATGCTGGTCGAGGGGCTTCCACATGGTCTCGTACCCACCAATATCGAAGGGTGGAAAACTGGCCACGGCGCCCTCTGGGGGGACGATGTTGCGGAGCCAGTCGCGCACGTCCATGACGTGAAACGACGCCAACCGGGTCTCGACGGCCTCCACCTTGGCCTTGGTCGCGGCGTGCATCTCCGGGAATTGCCGCTGGAAGCCGTCGAGCATCCGGTCGAAGTACGCGCCGGTCTTGCCGACGAACTGCAGGAACCGTGTGCCGAGCATCAGGGTCGCGATCCGGTCGGCGTCCGTCTCCATGAACGGTTCGAGCCACGCCAGCTCCTCCGCGGACTCGGGGCGGATGGTGTAGTCGACGAACTGGCCGGACAGGTACTTGCCGAGCTGGCACGTGTAGATCGACACGTCGTTGCCGTGCATCCGGTGCCCGAGCGGGCCGAGGAACCGTTCGATGCTGAAGTTGCCGCTGCAGCCGATGTAGACGTCGTTGACGCCCCATGACCGGACGTGTTCCTGAACCATTGCCCGGACTTCGACTTCGATCGTGCCGGCGAACAATGGGGCTCCTTCCCCTTCCAAGGCCCTACTGTTTGAGCGCAGTCCCAGTAACGAACTGGAGGCTTCCCGCTGGAAGCGGGCCGGGTTTCAACTACCCCAACTGCGCAGTCCCCCGCCTTGCGGGCGGAGTGAGCGTCACTGTATGCAAGGGGCGTGACGCGGCCCGCTTAACGGCCTTGAAGGTTGATGTCGAGGTACTTGCGGATGGCCTTCGTCACCGCGGTCTGTGGTCGCCCGTGCTGAGGTGGCATCAGCACCACCACCGCGGCGTTGTCGTTTGTGCGCCGACGGAGTCGCTTCGTCGGGCGGCGTGGGCAAGTGGGCCTGTGCTGTCCGCTGGCGGCGTTCCCGCAGCAGCGGTGACGCTTCACTGGTTTGTCGACGAACCCACAGCCGTGCGGACACATAGGCTCGCCATTGCCGTCGGTCTTCTTGGGGTTTCCGTGTTCGCAGATGCGCGGGTCGGGCTCGCGTGCAGCTGCTCGGCGTTGCGCTCGGTTCATTTGCGTGCTCCTTCGTGACGTGCTTCTCTGGCTTGCGCGCTGCACAGCCGGCCCTTGGCGACCTGCAGCTTCTTGTCCAGCTCGACGTACCGCGATAGCGCCTGGTCAGCGCGCTTCTGGTGGGCTGCAGTGCGCTTCGGTCCGAGCGCACACCCGCCGGCTGCGGCCCGGTCGCCGACACTGGCACGCGCCGCAACCGCCTCCATCTCTGCCTCGATCGCCGCCACCCGCTCGCGCCAGTACGAGGCCGGCCGGTACTGGCGCGGCTCGCGGACCTTCGGCGCCGGATCGGGTGGAAGCTCCACCAGGTCTTCGTCGCCGGGCCGGATGAACCACGTCAGCAGCGGAGGAAACGGGCTCAGTCGTGGGGTGACGCCCGATGCCGCGATCCGCTCACGCTGCGCCTTCACGTACTCGTCCAGCCGCCTCTGGAGAAGCTCCATGTACTCGTCGCCGGTCAGCTTCTCGCTCATTGCGGCACTGGCCAATCAGGGTGGTGGAGCAGGAGCGCGATCTCGGGCTTCTCGTACAGGACGTCAGCGCTGGTGAATGAGTCGTCGCCGCGGTAGTTCCACCAGTGGCCGTGCTCGTCGCTGGTGTCTCTGATCCAGATGCATGAGCTGGGGATGAGGCGTGGGCTGGCCGTGAGCACGATCGCACCGGGAGGAAGCGTGTCGAGCTGGTCGACGGTGCGGATCGTGCGGGCCTCCAACCACCGGCGCTCGATGTGCGCGAGGTAGGTGGCTTCGCTGATTACCTCTAGCTGGCCGAACTGTGCGTGTGATTCGCAGGAGCACCAAACGTGCCCGCCGCCTTCGTCGTTATGCAGGTGCTTGGCGAGTACCTCGGCGAGGCTGGGGAATTCGGCGCTCATCGAGGCTCGTTTCCGGTGCTGTGGGTCCAATCGGTGTTGCGCGGGTCGTCGTCATCGCCCCAATGGACGACGGTGAATGCGTGGTCGGGGTGCTGTTTGATCTCAACCCAGTGCGGATGCCAATCCCCCTCCTGCCCGCAGCCCCAGCCGTCCAAGTTCTGGCACCACTTCACGCGGGGCACGTAGCGCAGGTAGACCTCTTTGACGACGAGTTCATCGCCTGCCCGCCGGCGGTCGCCGTGTTCTTCAAGGTCGACGAGCAGCATGTCCCGATCCAGGCCGTGTCCCTTGTGGATTCGGTGCAGCCCGTAGTCCTCGTTGACGATGTCGTTCGGGTACCTCACCGCGCACCGTCCCGATTCACGTTGTAGCCGTACGACTCCCAGAAATCGAGCGCCCTCAGTGCTGCCTGTTGCGCTTCGCACTGCGTTGCCGTGTAGCCAGCCGACATTCCAGTCACGGCCCAGACGGGCATGTTGGTGATCACCCATTCCCAGGGCAGCGTGCCGGGAATGGGGCTCGACTTGACCCAGCAACCGAGCGCGGTGACGCCATTCGCTTCGACGTCCGGAAGGGTGACAGTTCCGCCGTCATCGAACTTGATGATTCGCGATCGGCTCATCAGGCACCGTCCGCATCCGCCGCCGAAGCCAGGATCGAGCCGGCCAAGACTCTGGCCATGCGAGGTGACCGCCATCGGTGCGCCTCGCCGGGGAATGCGATCAGCACGTCGTGGCCGTCGTGTGAAGTGATGGCGCCGTTCCCTGCGGCAATCTCTGGCCGTCCAGGACACATCGGTTCGGGCAGTTTCACCACCTCGTAGCCAGAAGCCTTGAGCGCGGCCAGTTGGTGTTCGGCGTGCAGTTGGACTTTCGATGCATGCAGGTCGTTCGCTTCGGCCTTCCACTCGCCGCAAGTGCAGGACACTTCCCAGAAGCTGGCTCGTGGATCAAACCGTTGCTGATGAGCGGCAAGCACTTTCGCGGGGGTGATGTCGCGCAGTTCGTCGCTCACTGGTTCCGCCAATCGATTTCGAGGGCGCCGAGTGACGCGACTTTCTGTGCTGACTTGAGTGCGGCGCGTTTCGTGGAGTACTTGCGTGCCGATTTGGCCAGGGTGGCGTTGTTGCCGAGTGAGGTAATCCACCACTGCCACTTGCCGTCTTGGTCTTCCTGCGCATAGACGTGCGCGATCGGTTCGTTGCTCATTCGGCTGTCCTGTTCGCTTCGAGCCGAAGCAGATACGCGATCAGCTTCACGGCGTCACGCGGATCGCTCAGGTAGCTCACGAGAGTGTCGCCGCTCTGCTCCAGCAGGTACGCAATCCGGTGGCGCTCGTTGTTCCGGATGCGCGCCTCTTTGAGAGCTTCGTCTTCGGTGGCGTGGGTCTCGTCGCTCATTTGCTTGCCTCGATTGGCGAGCGCTGAACACGGCCCGTGGACCAGGTGTAGGCCCCGACGCGGTGGTCTCCGGCGTGACGGCGCTTCAGCTGGCAATACCAGTGCGAGTAGCCGCCCGAGTTCGGTGGTGGCACCTGCTGGCAGGTGAACGGGACCTTCCTGTTGACCGCCGCGTGGAGCGCCTTGTAGTACGCCCAGCGGCGCAGGCCGAACCACTGGGCGACTCCCTTGTGTTGCCAGACGTACCACCAGAGGAACAGGTCGACCTTCAGCTCCTGCCACGGCAGCGGCTGCATGCGGCCCCCGTGCTCGGGCTGGTTGGGCCAGAGCCCGACCTTGACGGTGCGGCCGTCGTCTTGCAGGTCGTAGATACGCCAGTCGATTTCGGCGGCCGACGAGCGGACAACGTTGTAGTCGGTGGTGATGTAGCAGCCGAATCGCTGCTCGCAGTCTGCGACCAGTGAGCCGGCGAGTGGGTGTTCGACGTACTCGGTGGGGATCCACCAGAGGTCGCGGCCGCGTGGGACGCCGGCTGATCCGGTGTCGTAGCGGCCGACGAGCCACATGGCTGGGTGGCCCCAATCCCACCAGTGGTTCCAGTCGCCGGCTGCCCGGGCTACGCGGGATCGCAGCGTGTCGTCGAGGCGGCTGTCCATCCAGCCTCGCTTCTGCATTGCGCTGCGGGCCTGCCGGGTTAGTTCGTGGAATTTCATCGTGTTCTTTCAGTCGATTCGGAAGAGCGCTGGTGAGGATCGTCTGCTGAGCAACCAAGCGCGCGCAGTTCTGGGCACCCTCCGTTCTGGTGACATCCCAGGGCGCGCCCCACGTCGGGCAGGATGGGCATGTCGGCGCATCGGCAGTAGATTCCGCGGTCGTGAGATGCGGTCATGCCAGTCCCCTTCGCGCGGCGACCTTGCGAGTCGCTGAGACCGCGCGTCGGTCAGGATGCGCGATCTCGGCTTTGCCGTGTTCCGCTGCGGCTGAACCGGATTGGAAGAGCGGAATGTCTGTGGAGTAGGCCATGACCGCTGGGGCGACGCGGCCCATCGTGATTGCGAGGCGCAGGGCGAGCAGTTCCTGGCCGTGGCATGCCACCCATCCGGCGCACAACCCCGACTTAGCGTCATCGGCGTTGGTTTGGTGGCACAGGAACAAGCTGGCTGGCTGCTCACCGGTGTCGCGGTCGTATGCCGGCAGCTTGTTGTATTCGCTTGCGTCCCATATCCCGGAAGGCACATCCTGCCGATACGGGCACGAAGAGCAAGGACGCGGAGCTGGGCCAGCCACCGCTCCGGCAGCAGTCACTCGCATGTGCACACCACCGCGTGGTCGGGTGGCCACACGTACACCATGGCGCAGCCGTTCCCGGGCACGTCGGTGCCCATGATCAGCTTCCCGTCTTCGTTGGTACCGTCCGGCCCGATCCGGTCGTAGTACTCGAATGCCTTGTCGACGAGTTCCTTGACGCCTTCGCGGCCGGCGGCCGATCCGATCTGGATGCTGATGTGCCGTCCCCGGAACGGCGAGCACGGGCGCGGGCTTGTCACCACAGCGTCGGCTCGGGATCAGGCAGCGCGACAGGTACGGCGCCGAGCTCGACGACGGTGCAGCCCAGGTGCTCCGTGAGATACGTCGAGAGCATCGTGCGGTGGCACCAGGAGCCCTTGGACAGCTTCTCGTAGCAGAGCAGCACTGCCCGCTCCGGCCGGCTGCCGGTGAGTTTCTCGTACGTGTCGGCCATGAACTCCAGATCGGCGCGGAGCGTGTCGGCGCCGACCTCGTCCAGCATGCGCACGTACCGGGAGTGGAAGTCCTCGTACGGCAGCTTCATCCAGTGCCACTTCGGATACGTGCTTTCCCATGCCACGGTCTGGTGCGCGAACCATTTCGGGAATCCGTTGCTGGTGCGGATCGGCATCCCCATTTCCGGCTTGAATTCCCCGTAGGAACACGTCGCTATTTGAATCACTCTTGCGGCCTTTCTGCTGGTTATTGACTGTTTTAATCCTATGCAACAGGTGCGTCACTCGGGTCGTTTACCGTGACGATTTCAGCGCCTCCGACCATTTCTTCATCCTCGATGATTTCCGCGTCGATGGCATTACTGATTCCGCGCAATTCCATGAATTCATCGCGGAGCTTCTTTACGTCCTCAGGGGTGGTGATGTTCACCTGAATCGCTGGGCCGTTACCCAAACCGCTGATACGAGCAAGGCTCTGGAGGACGTCGATGCATCGGCGCATGGCCTTGTCCCAGTCTTCCATTGACCCGTTCGCCTGCACGGCATTCAACTTCGCCCAGGCTTTCCGCCACAGCGCTTCGGAGCGTTCGAGGAGGATCGGGTGCATTTCCTCGAATTGCGTTTTAGCGGTCTTCTCGAAATACCGCATCACCAACAGCCGGGGACCGGACTCTGAATCCATCCCGAGTTCGTCGGCGATTTGCTTCCACGTGGCCCCGGCGATTTTCAGGTCAACGGCTCTACGCGCCCTGTCCTTGTTCTCAATGGACTGCGTCTTTTTCGACATCGCGGTTCTCCTTTTCTGCCTGATTGGGCGCTTCGTTTCTCCGGTGCTTGCGGACAGTCTTGCCGCGGTCGGTGAGCGTGTATTCGCGACCGCAGGTTGGGCATAGACCGCGGTACGGGCGGGCGAGCGGGTCGGTGATCGCGCGGGTGATCTTCGAGGGTGGCCGGCCGCTGCCGGGGCATGGGTCCAGGATGCCGCCGCGTGATGCTCGTCCTGCGGCGTAGCCGTCTTGGAATGCTTGGTGGAGCGCTTCGGCGTGGTCAGCGGTCGTTAGCGTGCAAGGTTCGTCAGGCATGGCCATTCGCCCGTTCCTCGGCAAGGAACAGTGCGCACCAAGGGCATTCATGCCGAACATCGGGCAGCGGTCGACCGGAGGTGATGCAGTTCATCTCGTCTTCGGTGACGTCGCCGATGCCACGGTGACAGCCGTTGCAGACGCGTTGGACGGTGTGACGTGTTGAGTTGGTGCCGTCCTCGCGGGTCGTGACGACAGGCGGGGTGTGTGTACGCATCAGCAGGCTCCGTCGCAGCAGCAGCCGCCGCAGGTGCTGCAGCAGTTGGGGTTATCGGTTCCGTAGCGTCCAACCGCGCACTGCTTGTCCGACGCGCCGCCGATGTCGATGGGTCCGTGGCAGTCTGGGCAGGAGCCGTTGCAGCGTTCCCGTTCCCTTGAGTCCCAGTTCTTCGGGCGTTGTGCGCTACTGCATTTCGCTCCGTCCTCAGTTCCGTCCACGCACTTGCCGCGGTGCCCGAGTTCACGGATGCACGTGTGGCCGAACATGCAGTGGCAGCCGCGCGTCGGCGGGCCCCACCCGAAAAGGCATCGGGGGTCCTCGGAGAACGGCTTCAGCTCGTAGGTCATGACACCGTTGGCGTCGTAGATGTTTGGGCTCCAGCACTGGACGGCCGGGGCGACCTTGATGCGCATGGTCATCGCAGCTTCCTCACTGTCGAATCAGGCACTTCGAAGATGACGTCACGCATCGAGCCATTCGGGTCAGGCTCGTACGAGGGGCACTCGCAGCGGCAGCCGTAGGAGTCGGGTGCTGTGCACCGGTTTCCGCCGCGTGCGTGGTCACTGAACTGGTGTGTGCAGCTGCAGGGCACGATGTAGGTGTCAGCGGGATGGTCGGACAGGCGGACAACGAGGGGCTCCGGCATCAGTCGTCCTCCGGGAACTCATCGAAGGCATAGACAGCGGCGTGGGATACGAGACCGTCGCGCGACGGATGCGGATCGTGGACCATCTCGCCGGTGTCCGCGTCGGCCACCACCGCGTGGGCTACTCCTCGGGGGCTTGGCCCGACGAGGATCACAAACGGCCGCAACAGGTCTGCGATTGGGAATCGAACCGGGAAATAGTAGAGCCTTGGATGCCCGTTGGCTATCAGCCAGTCCTCAGTGGCCTCCAGCCATTCGTCGCCGTGGTCGCGGATGAAGTGCGGGACGACCGAGCCCGGTAGACCGAGGACCGTGGCGATGCAGGCGCGCCAGCAGTCGCCGAGGATGCCGTTGTCGGGATCGCTCAGGAATTCCTGGTCCACCGCTGAGGTGATCTCGATTGGGGTGTCAGTCATCGCCGCCGACCTCCTTGAACCCCACGGGCTCGGCGTCAATGCCCCACGTAGGGTCGGTGAGCGCGCTAACCACCTCGGGGTGGACGTCCCGCAGGTCGATCTCCAGCTCATTGCTACGGGCGATCTGGAACTGGCCCACGGCGACCACCGGCTCGGGAGGTAGCTCCTTGGCCATGTGCACGAAGCACCAGCCGTAGCTGACCCGGCAGGGCTTCGCCACGTCCTTGCTGGTGGGTGCGAACAGCCGGTGCTCCAATCGTTGGCGTGCGTGTTTGGCGATGGCCTTGGACAGCTCGGTCTGCCCGGCGCTGGCCTGATACGTCTGGTGGTTCATCGCTGGCTGCTCCTTCGAGGGTGACGTTCAGGCACGGCGGCGCCGCATCTTCTTGACGGTGTCGATCGACCGGCCGATGCGCAGCGCCGCCTCGCGCGCTGACAGAGTCGGGTCGCAGGCCACGTCGATCTCCTCGAACGTCCACGGTTGTCCGTGTTTCGTAGCGGCAGCGGCGGTTTCGTCGCGCAACCGCTGGTCGCGCTTGAGTTTTCGTGCCTTCGCACGTGCGCGGACCTCGGCGGGCATGCGGGTTCGGTAGTCGCAGGAGCGTTCGCGTGAGTTCAGTCTGCCGGCGGCGCTGCAGTCGTCGCAGCGGCAGCGGTAGTTGGTGTAGGTGCTGGAGTTGCGGGGCAGCTGGTCGCTGATGTGACCGTCGGCAGTCGGTGTGAATGTGCCGGCGCGGATGATCCGCCAGACCTCGTTGTAGCTGATGCCGAGTCGTGCAGCGATGCTGGTGCGGGATTCACCGTTCGCATAGGCGGAACGAACAGCTTCGAGGTCAATCACCCTGTGCTCCTTTGCTATTACTGGCTGCCTGGTCCAGCGTGGTGCGTTTCCACACACGGCCAACACCGGGCGTCGACACGTGCCGGATCGCCAACACCTGGCCCGGCGAGACCATGCAGGAGTGGATCCGGTCGGGCCGATGCTCGGAGACGCAGAGCGCGATGCCCGACACGTAGACCGCGTACCAGTTGTGCGCCGGGTCGCCGCCGGGTGCCGCCGTGAGTCCCGGGGTCTGGACGAAACCTCCGCAGTCACAGCCAGGCTCGGGGCATTTCGCCGCCCGCGGCCCGTCGCTGACCGTGGCACGGTCCGCGTAGTGACTCTGCCGGCCAGCGACCATCGGGCATGCCTGCGATGCGTACACGGCGCACGCCGGGTGCATCGGTGGCTCGTCGAACTGCAGGCGCCGGATCTGGTTGGGCCCGCCGAACAGAACGATCGGCCGATCCGGCATCGTCTCGCCGCAGATCTGGCAGCGGTTCTCGAGCCAGCATCGTTGGATACGGGATTCGTGCTGGCCTCGGAAGTCGCAGCCGCCGTCCGCCAGTTGGACATTGCCCCAGGGGATTACGACACCACCTGTGGTCGGTCGGTGCTCGCACATGGCCGGGATCGGTGGGCGGGCAGTGAGAGATTCAGCGGTCATCGGTCAACTCCAAGTTCGCCGGGGATGATGACGGGCACCGTGAATCCGCCGGGGAAGAACGCCCGAAACTGACCAATCTTGATGAAGTGGCCAACTTCCTTGGCCCAGTGCACAATCCACCCGTCGCAGCGTTTCGCATCGAACATGCGGTGGCGGCCGGTCATCGGACAGACTCCACAGCTTTCAGAGCAGCCAACAGCGCGCCTGCGAAGTCGAGAGCATCTTGGAGGCTCACGAACGAGCCGTCCGGCAGGGCGATCTCCGGCTCGCCACCGGTTCGCGACGGCCACGCACTGACGGGGTCCTTCAGCGCGGGCCCCTGCCAGGCTCCCAAGCAATCGCCGCCCCAGCTGATCGGGATCTCGCACCGTCCAGGCAGTTTCACGACGGCGTGGCCGGCGGTGAGAGCAGACAGTGCGACATTGGTGAAGTGCTCGGCCTCCCCCGCGGTGGACATCGGCCGGGCGTCATGCTGCAAGCTGTGAGCGAATGCAGCGGTGAGCACGTTGTGGGCTTCAGCGTTCATCAGGATGTGACCCCCAGTGTGGTGAGTTCGTTCTGCAGGCAGATGCCAGCCTTTCGAGTGGCATAGGTGATCGCGTCGTAAAAGTCGTCGCTGCATCCAACGGTTGCTCCGGTGGAATCGGTAATCACCCACGCTTTGAGGCAGGCTCCTGGTTTGCTGTCAGCACACGGTTTGCAGCGCCCTTTCCGAACTGTCCAGCGGGGGTGGCATTTCTTGGCGTGCTCGTGGGTCCAGTCCTCGGTGTACGGCTCCGCGTTGTCGCATGAATCTTGGCCGCAGCGCTGGCATTCGGCGCGCGTCCAACCAAGGTCGGCCTTGGATGGACGGGTGACCGGGTACACCTCGATCCACGGGTAGTCGCTGCAGGTGCTCACTGCTGGTCGCCTTCCGGTTCCTCGTCGGCGGGCACCTGGCGGACACTGTGGTGAACCGCGGCGCCGATCGCAGCCGCGTACCGGCGCAACGTCGACAGGTGCGGGTCTGCGGTGAAGTCCTCGATGCGCTCGATGAACGAGTCGGAAACCCCAGCTGCGACGGCGATGTCATGCACGGTGATGCCGGCGGCGATGCGGCACTGGACCAGGGAGGCCCGGTACTTCAGGTCCTCCAGCTCCTGCCAGCGTTCGATATCAACAGGTTTCATCGGTGTCGCCTTCCTTCAGGTGGTTCGTCATGGCCGGGGCTCCGGATCTTCAATCTGCAACGCCGCCAAGGTGATTTGCTCCCGCAACGACGTCAGCACGGAGCTGCATAGGCGCCGTTGACCGGCGTCCAATGACGGGTCGCCGGACAGTGCGGTGATAGTGCCGTCCACCATCTCCGCGGTCACCGCCATGCCCTGCCTCATGCCCTGCGCGTTCGCCAGCATCCACAGGTGCCCGGCCTGCTCGGCGATTGCGATCGACGCAGCGTGCGCCTTGTCTTCGGGGCTGTCTGCCGTGTCAGGCATTGGGCTTCTTCCGGATCCAGACGGTGCCATCAGTCTCACCGATGACGTCGTAGAGCAGGAGAGCCTTGCGGCCGATGGCGAGATTGTCTGGGAAGGGTTGCCATTCGCCGGGATTCGGGTCGCAGGTGTCGCGCACGATTTCAGGGCCGGATGGCGGCTTGGGTTTGCGGCTGAACCATTTCATCGGATTTCCAGCTCCTCACATGCGGTTCCTTCGCGTACCCACCAGCGTTTGACGATCTTGTCGGTCGGCTGCGTTGCGGCCTTCAGCGCCGTAGTCGGATCAGAGGTGACCATCAGCAGCGCCATTGCGCCGCCACATTTCTCGTACACCTCGAACATCTCCATACGCACCGTCAGCCGTGACCGCATGCTGGGGTCGATGGTCGGATCGCACGTGCTCATTCGTCCTTCTCTCTTCCGTCCAGGGCGTGGTGGATGTAGACCCAACCGATGCTGCCGTCGTCACGCTCAACAGGGTCGAGCGTTGGGCCGCAGGGACATTCATCCGAGGCAGGATGATCGATGACGTCTTCGTTGGGCGTGACGTGGTAGTCGCCGGCCGTCACCGCAGCCGCCATTAGGTCCGTTAGTGGACAGCCCAGGGATTCGTCGACCCACCGCTGCGTAGCGACGTCGAAGTGCTGCCACTTCCCCCAGACGCACAGCATCCAGCTGCGGCACGTCGGGCAACGCTTGCAAGGACTCATGCGACCCTGCCTCGTTCATACGGCGCGATTTTGTCTGGGTTCTCGTCCAGCCATCGCTCGAAGAAGTCGTTGTCGATGTGGCTGCCGCCGAAGAACACGTAGCACTTCGTCAGTTGCTCGACAGATGCAATCGCGACGCCCTTGCTGTTGGGGTTCGCCAACCACTGCCCAGAACTCCACAGATCACCCTTGAACGTTCGGGCGCTGCCGTCCTTCATGGGAACCGTGATCTCACTCCCGCCAAAGGCGTCCCTACTCCCGGGGCTATGCACGTAGCTCGTGACGAACGGGCCGACCTCGGCCCAGTAGAGCGTCTCGCCATTGGGGCGCCCGTGCCGAAGCTCGTGCGGCTCAACCCTGCGCGCTTCGTAGCGATAGTCGGGATACTCATCGAGCATCAGGTACCAATGACGGTTCCCGTAGCTGTCGATGTAGAAAGCCTTGTTGATCGCGCTCATCGGTCACTCCATGCGTGGTCGGATTCCGACTGGCCGCAGTACGTCGAGTCGGCGCCGTCGGATCGGTGTGTGCACTCGTCGTCATCGGGATGGCCGAGCACTGGCAGGAAGTAGTGATCGGTGATGATGTTCCGGTCATCTAGCGCTGCGCGGAGTCGTTCGACTTCGGCCAGCGCATCGTCCCGCTCAGCTTCGGCCTGCCGGCGCAGCGCGTGCGGCGTCTGGCCCTCGGACCTCGCGCAGATAACCACGTAGCGCGTGTGGTTCTCCCGGTCGTACACCGTCGATTCGAAGTAGTTTTCTGCGTCGGGGCACTGCTCGAACTGCGCCTGGCACATACCGATCAGCAGGTCTGCCACGTACATCGGCAGACCGAAACCGACACCGCTGGGGCCAAGGTCGTTGAGCACCGTATCGGCCCAACCATCAAGGTGCGCTTTGACTTTCGCGTATTTCTCGGCCTTCTTCGGCGACTTGTGCCGCTCCGCATTCGGGATCGCCAGCACCAGACGGCTATCGCTACGCCACTCCCCTTTGCCGTCCTTGATCATCGTGCCCGGCCACGTCATCCCAATGACCTGAAGCAGCGTCCCGGTGATGTCCATCGGCAACGGCAACTCGATCCGAACATCGACGAACTCGTCATCGGATTTAGTTTCAGACATCAAGGACCTCCCAATCGTTCAGTGGTGCCACGGGTCATGACGCAGGCTCGCTTTCGAAGAGAGACTGCTGCTCGCTGATCGGACGGTTCGACCAAACAACCTCGGTGCGTGAGTGATTGGTCTTCGCCTGGCCGGTCATCGTGGGAATCTCGACGCGGTCCCATCCGCGCAGCGCGTCGTCGTACAGCTCCGAGGGGTAGCCGGAGACAACCACTGAGGCGCGGCAGGCCATCAACTCCTCAATCAGTTCGAGGTGCTCGTCACGGCTACGCATCTCGTGCCGGTACGTCCCACCGCCGCTGGCGCGAGTGGTCCCGACGTAGGGCGGGTCAACGTACAGGCAGCAGTCCGCGTACGCCCCGTATTTCTTGACGATCTCCAGGCCGGGAAGGCATTCGAGGCTCACGCGCTGAAGCCGCTCAGCGCACGCAGCCATGCGATCGACGTAGCCGGCGAGGTACTGAGTCATCCCAGACGAACACCCCGCCGGGTCGATGTAGCAGCGCCAGCCCGTTTTCCGGAGTGTGCCGCCGCGGCCCTGCGCGAGCTGCACCCAGACCAGGCGTGCGCGCTCAACATCGTCGAGATCGTCCAGCGAGGCCTCGCGCGCAGCCAAGTACTCCGTCCTTGAATGCGGCGTCAACGCGCAGGCGCGCGCCAGCTCGTCGGGCTTGTCCCGGAGCACTTGCCAGAACGCCATCAGCAGGTTGTCAATGTCGTTGACCGTCTCCATGCGGCTGCGTTCCTTGGCCAGAAGCACTGCGAGGCTCCCGGCGAACGGTTCGATGTAATGGTCGTGCGCCGGCAGCAGGGCCGCGATTCTCGATGCCATACGAGTCTTGCCGCCGTAGTAGGCAAACGGCGGTGATGTCTTGCCTCTCAAGGCATTGCCCCGTTCACGTAGTCGCAGATGAACCAGGCGAGCCCGCACAGCCCTACGAATGCGAGCAGGATCATCAGCACGAAGAACAGCGCGTCGAATCTCTTGTCTTTCATCGGTCACCATCGTTCTGAAATGTCCAGTGCTCACAGGGCTTACGGTCAGGCTGCCCCGCATCCCGCGACGGGTAACGCGTCTCGCGCAGGACCGGGGTGTCGGTGGACGCAAGGCCCCAGATGATGTCCATCTGCGGCTCTCCGCCGTGGAATTCGCCGGACATGTCGGTGCAGCTGGAGATCGGGGCCAGCTTCTCGTCGCGCTCGGCCTGATAGATGGCGTCGCGTTCTTCGCAGGTGATCTTGCGCCAGCTCATGGCTCGACCAGCTCGCCATCGCGGAACATGATCGGCCCGCTCGCGAACGCAGCCTTCAGTTCATCCGGCGTCAGCTCGCCGAGCAGCTTGCCGCGGGTGCGATTCTTGACGGCGTCATCTAGCTTTTCGATTTCGGTTCGCACCTCACGTGGCTGGCAGTTCCTCCAGCACGGTGACGTGTGCTCTGTCGGAAGTTTGCATGTGCCGCAGTCGAATCCGTGTCCAGGTGTGATCTTGTTGTCGCCGTGCCATTTGTTGTCACACGCTTTGCCGCATGGCTCATCTTCGGGGTCGAGATAGAAGGCATGGAAGTCGTCGGTGCTGAACGCGAGTTGGCAGTCCTCGCAGATGAAGCGATCACCGTCGTACCGCGTTTCGCTGCCGCATGCTCCACAGGCCGGATGCTGGGCCTCTGCTGGGGGAAGTGAATCACTCATCGTTCCAATTCCTCACTGCTGTAGGCATCCCTGGCGTCCGGGCACGGCCACTTGATCGGTCCGAGGCAGTGGCGGCACACCCGCTCGGTCTGAGCGGAGCCGTAGATGGGCCGGTCGTATGGGCGGTGACGCTCCCGGATCGGGGCGAGCGCCTCGCGGGCAGCGTCGACCAGCTCGGCGCACTCGATGTCCAACACAGGGTCGAACGTGGCGTCGTTGTCCTCGATCTCATCCCACACGCGTTGTGCGGCTTCAATTGCGGGATCTCTCACGCCAGCTCCTCGGTGGTGTAGACGCAATCGGCGGTAGGGCACTCGTCCAGCCACCTGAGTCGGTCGACGTTGGTGCATTCCGCACAAACAGCGCGATCGACTCCGACGTATCCCGGCCACGTATCGCGCAGTTCGTCGGGGGTCATCGGCCGATGCAGTTCCCTGATCGGCTTGGCCATCTCGCGGGCGGCGGCGGTGACGAATGCTGCGATGTCTTCCTCGTCATCCACCTTGTCCGTGAATTTGTCGAGTTGGCTTTCGCCGTACCGCTCTACCCATGCGCGCCGCGCGGCTTCAATTGCGGGGTCAATCATCTCGTCCCTCGTTTCGGCGGCCAGACGCCTGATCCGTCCGGCGTCCAGACCAGGCCGCTGTCCTCGTAGGTGTAGACACGCTCAATGACTGCCGTGCGCCCAGTCGCCGTGGCGGCGCGCACCGCCTCGTCGTAGTCGGTGTACTCGAAGCTGCCTTCGGTGTTGTCCTGACCAACCAGGACATAGCGGGTGATCTCGCTCATCGGTCGTCACATCCGCAAGTCGGTGTGTGAAGGGTGCGGTGCTTCCCGTCATTCCTCAGCGGCCGATGCAGGTCGAGCAGTCGAATCAGCCGGCCAATCTCAGCCCGTGTTCGGTCGTCGGGCGCGTTGGTCGCCTGGGCGCATAAGCACTCTCGCAACCACTTCGGGCACCAATCAATGGGCTTTCCTCCGGCCTTGACTCCGGTGTCGGTCTGCTTCCAGTCAGGGTCCTCGACGGGACGTACCGCCACCTCGGCCTGGGCGACCAGGTCGGCGTAACTCATTTCGGCGCAGCCATCATGGACCCAGCCGACGCCGGCGCAGTACTCGCACTCCCGGTACGCGCCCGATGCTTCGCACATCGCCGCGTGGCAGCCCGACCCGTGGCACTCGGGGCAACGTGTGGTTGCCCGGTGCTCCCCGCACAGCTCACACAGACGCGGGCACTCGTGGTGCTCACGGGCCTCGGAGAACGCTTCCTTGATCGGGTCGACGAGGTCGGCCAGTTCGGCTGCCGGTTCGGTGACACCATCGCCGTACCCGAGCCGGTCGGTGAACTCACGCCGCTGCTGGACCAGAAGGTCGATCTCAGCCGTCAGCCGGTCGACCGCCTCGTAGTACGGGCGCCCGTGGTGCGAGCAGTACTCTTCGGGGCCGTTGGTGGTTTCGGGGTTGCGGTCGCAGATGCAGCCCCCGTGCCGTGACTCTTGCAGGGCGCGAACAGTTTCGACGTGCTCAACCCAAGGCCCGCCAGCACGCAATCGTTCAATCTCGGCATCGAGTGGGCGCCGGATCTTGAGCACGTCGTCCGGCGAGTAGTAGTCCTGCCACACCATGTCGATCGGCAGCGACTTGTACGAGCGCGCCTGCTTGAGCGCCTCGACCAGCTCCGGCAGCAGTTCACGCGCTGCCACAGCGAGTTTCAGGATTGGCTCGTCGACCTTGCCGACGGGTTCGTATCCACACCCCGGCTCATGGCCATACCCAGAGATGCAGGCGCAGGTGCACTGGTTGACCCGCGCTGCCACCCAGTCGCCGAACACATCCCACGTCTCGATTCCCACTAGCGCGGCGTCGGCGCGTTCGATCAGGTTGTCGCTCATCGGTAAATCACCGGCTGACGGTTCTCTGCAATAAACAGCGCCGTCTGTGCCTGATGAAGCGTGGCGTACACCTGGGCAATACGGACGAGATCAGTGCCCTCACCGCTGCCCTCGGGCGTCATAGACGCTGCAGCAAGACAGTTCAGTGCGGCGGCCTCGTAGTCGCGGCGTCTCTCGCATTCGAGCATTCCCTCGAATGCTTCGTCATCGCCAATGGGGCGAATCCACGCGTTGGTCAGGTTGTCGCTCACTAGGATTCCCCCTGCCGCTTCCGCAGCTCGGACAGGAACATCTGGTTGAACTGTTCGACACGCGCCCTCTTGATCGGGTCGCCCTTGTGCACCGTCTGGCCAAGCTCGTCGACGATGCGGCCGGCCTCAGCCCACTGCGCCTCCGAGTATCGGTCGGCCAGGTCATCGACCTTGGCCTTCATGAAGCCCATCACCACGGCGTCCGGCATGCCCGAACGGATCAGGCTTTCGACCTCGGCGAGGATGGACTCGCGGTCCAGGCCGACAGCCTTTCTCGCAGCATCGATTACAGGGATTTCAGCCATTCGTTGTCTCCTTCAATCCGTCGTGTGGCCCGGCACGGGACCGGGCAGTTGGGTCATGCGCTTACCTCGAAAAGTTCCAACTGGCCGAGCTGTTCGCCGGCGATCTCGAATCCGAGCGCCCGGTCGAGAAGGTCATCCGTCCAGTCGCGGATCCGCCAGCACTCCTCGTAGTGCTCCTGCACCTCAGCCTCGGATGGGTGATACCTGTTGCCCCAGAACGGATCACCCTCGTTGGCCCTGAGACATTCGGCTTCGCGTCCGCAGCGGCACCACTTCCACACGCGGTCGTTCTCCGCGCGGTCAGCCTGCTGGCACTCAACCAACTCAGCCTTGAGCGGCGCATCCAATTGGGCGGCGTAGCGGTTGATCTGCACATCCGTCACAGTGACGACCGGCGGCTGTTTCGACACCACTTTGCGGCCCCGGCATTGGAATCCGCTGGCCAGCCATGCCGGGCCACCGTCGATCGGGTGTCCACTGCTGCCATACATGGACTGCATCAGGTGAGAGACGCCTTCGGGGCTGATCATGCAGTCGCGCATCGTCCAGCCGCCGACGGACCGAAGTAGCCAGCGCTGGTCAACGGTGAGAATCGGCTTCAAATCGGACTCCATTCCGTCTCGCTCGCGGACTCGTTTCCGCTTGCCAACAAGCTCATCCTATGATGAAACCACTTGCAGTGCAATGTATTTCCGAAGATTGTGGGCCGGTTCGTCATGGCTGCGCCGCCTGTTCGCGATCAAGGTCCGACAAGATGGAGCCGATGCGGTAGCGGGGAACCTCCAGCGCGTTCGAGTACTCGGCGTGCAGTTCCCGGATCCGTGCGATCGCCCACGCTTCAGGTGACATCGGGTCAGTCATGCCGCCCCCAACGCTTCGATGGCGCGCTCGCCGAACCAGCGGGCGATACCCACCGGCACCGCATTACCAATCTGGCGGCGCACCGGGCCATGCAACTCGGGTACCGGTGTTCTGGTGCCGACGAACTCATAGCTGTCCGGGAAGCCCTGTGCGCGTGCACATTCCCGGTCCGTGAGCAGCCGGTGCCACTGCCGGCCGAGGCTGTCGACCAGGGCGACGGCGTGGTGGTTCCCGCCGGCTGTGATCGTGGCCAACGGCCTCCGGTCGGTCCGGTGCGGTCTGGCGTTGCGCCGGTAGGTCACCAGGTGCGGCACCTCGCGTTCTGCGATGGCGTCGATCTGCGGAGACACGTACAACCGGCGGGTCACCGGCTCCAGCGCGTGGTCGTCGAGGATGTCCGCGGCGTTCCGGACCGGCACGTACGGCGGGGTGAGGTCGATGTGCAGACCATCGAACGTCGCTGCGAGGAACCAACGCTTCCGATGCTGCGCCTCACCGAAGTCGTAGGCGTCCAACACCATTGGCTGCACGTGATAGCCGAGTGCCCGCAGCCCGTCCAGCCACCACCGATACAAGGTCCATGCCTGAAACTCCGGGACGTTCTCCACGAAAATGAGCGGGTACCGGTGAACCTCGGCAGCTTCGATCGCGGCGAATGCGGTGGCCCGGTCGATCGCCCCGGCATCGGCGCGCATCCGCTCCACATCGGCGGGCGGACGCTTCCGGCCGCCACAGCGTGCATGCCACACACACGACGGGCTCAGCCACAGCACCTGCGTCCGCGGGAACGTTCGCCAGTCCGTCTCGGACAGGTCAGCACATCGGTGCTCGGTGTCCGGATGGTTGGCGCGGTGGGTGGCTACGGCGATCGGGTCGTGGTTCGCCGCAGTGACGACGCGGATACCCGCCTGCCTCAGGCCTTCCGATGATCCACCGGCGCCAGCGAAAAGGTCTGTCGCCGTGACGTTCCCGCTCATCCGGCCCCGCTGACTTCGCCCTCGGCGCCGTGGCATTCGATCCAGTCAGCGTGCAGCTCCGCCTGATCACGATCGCCGAACCGCTGACCGAACGGCGGGAGCGCCATCATCAACAGCCCGTCATGGCCCTTACCGGTCAGCCACCAGCACCCACCAGACCAGAACAGCGAGTAGATTCCGCGGGCCCCGGTCGCCGAGAACCAGCGTTGCGCCGTCTCATGCCACACGAGGCGGCTCGCCCTGGTCCTCATGCGCTGTGGCCTCTCGTCGGTTCCGACTCCGAGTCGCCGCTACGCGTCCCGCAGGCGCCTCGTGGGGCCCCTCCGGGTGAAAGGGGTGTGGCAGGTGTGGTTCGTGGCCCGGCGGGGCGGCTGGCCCCTACTCCGGTGGTGTTGCGCTCATCGGTGGAGTCCCAGCCCATGACTTCCCGGAGATGCGCCATGCCGCTGGCATATGCCGGCGTGTGGTCGATGTGGTCGCAAATCATCAGCCCAGGCGTGTAGCCCTCGTCGTCACACAGCGGGCAGTTCGCGATCCGCGCGGCGCGGCGCCACGCCTCAGCCCGATCGGTGACAGCGTGCCGATGCTGCCGGACAGCCGCGGACTGGGCGGAGTCGAGCGGCGCGTGAACAGCACGGGATTCAGCCAACCGGCCGCGCTGCTCACTGGCGCGCTGACGCGCGGCGGCCGCTTCACGAGCACGACGCCCCGAATCAAAATCAGTGACAGGCGCATCGAGATCCACGATCGGTTCGTCGTCGGGTTCTCCGTATCGGTCGGGCATCGGTCGCTCCGTTCTCTCCGTGCGTGCGGTCTGTTGGTTACCTCGATGGCTGAGTTGCTTCGGTGATTGGGCAGTCACGTTGCGGTAGGGGTTTTTGGATCCGTCTTGCACGCAGTGCATGACGGGTTTGGTTGTCCCAATCCCCCTGCTGGACGTGAGGTTCCTACTTACGTAAGTAAGTAGGTTGTCCTGTGTTGCACCACCGTTGGTGCAAGGTTCGGGCCGCGATGTTGCACCGGAACGGTGCATGGTGCGGGCCGTGATGTTGCACAAGAAAAGGTGCAAGGTTGGCGCCGTATTTGCCGTCTGAAGTTGCACCGTTCTGGTGCATGTCGTGGTCATCGGTCTTGCACCTTTGTGGTGCAAGAACCGGGCATCGGCGTTGCACCGTTCTGGTGCAAGTCGGAGTCGGCGGCCTTGCGGTCAGGGATACGAATCGGATCGGACCAGCACAGGCGTTCCTTGTCGGTGAATCGGCGGCCGCCGGCGGCGACGACATAGGCACGGCGCCGAGGGACGATCTGTCCGTTCTGGAAGTACTCCCGGACGATGAGACGTCCGTCTTTGACGGCCGATTCGATGGCCTTGGTAGCGCGCCGACGGTTGGCGCCCCACCCGAAATGCTCAGATATGTGGGCAGCGGACGTTTCCCAGACACGATTCGCCGTGTCCGGCGAGGTCGCCCACGACAACAGGAACGCGATGACGACGAAGCCATCTGATCCGAGGGCGTCGTCGTGCGCCCCGGACCGGATCAGTTCATCGGACAGCCAGGTGACGCCCTTCCGGATCGGGTCACCGATGACGTGGATGGGGTTGCGGCGTCCCACTATCGCCGCCTCGCTGCGGTCATCAGCTGGCCACCTCGGTGCTGGAGGTGATCATGTCGTCGATCTCAGCGATGTCGTACCGCAATAGCTTGGGCCCGCACCGGTACGCCGTGATCAGCCCCTGTTCGCGCCACCGTTCGATGGTCTCTGGGTCCACGTCGAGATATTTGGCCAACGTGGCCTTCGATGCCCAACGGCGTTGCGCGACTGTCATTCTCATCCTCCAGTAGTCATGTCCTTTTAAGTGGGGCATTGGTGGTGCATTGGTGGGGCATTGGTAGGGCTTTAACGGTATGCAAAGGGTGCGACGGCACCCGTTACGTCGCTTCTCTCTTTCGGGCACCGGCCATGTGCTGCCGCGTGATTCGGTCACCGCGCGGCTGATGAGACGGGGGCTTCGTCCAGTCCCGGCCTGCCCACACCCCGTGCGTCGGCCGGATTTTCGCCGCTAGTTCACCGCACGCATCGAGTGCTGGGCACCGGAGACACTCGCGGATCACGGCGTCGACGACCTCACTGTTGCGCGGGGTCGTGGCTTCCACGAACCACTGGTCGGGATCGGACCGACACGGCAACACCTTGACCGGCTTGTCTTCTTCTTCGACCGTGTCGAGATAGGGGTTCATTTCGCCTCCAACGCATCGGCCAGCTTGTCGGCCAGGTGGTCGCACCATTCCGACTGTGTCCCAATGAATGCGCACTTCTGCGGGCAGCTGTACCGGTCTTCCTCGGTGCCGATGTCTTCGGCCGAGTAGATGCCGGCCTCGTGCTCATCGAACACGGCCAGGACTCCGCCGATGTTGTCGCGGATCAGGTCACGCAAACCTGTCATAGCAGTCCTCCAAATAGGTCTAGTTGCCCCGGGATGCCCTCGTGGTGGCACTTACACGGGCAGCGGTAGATGTGATGTGGTTCAACAAGTTCAGCGACTACGAGCGCACTGAGGTGGCCGTTGCTCCCGTACGGGACCGTCACCCATGCCTCGTTGATCCGGATGCCGTTCGCGCACGGGCCGCCGGGCCGGTACGGGCACCGTCCGTGACGGCCCGCTTTGCAGTGCCCGGTCTCGTTCATCTGGCACGGCGCCGGAACCAATGACGGTGACCGCCAGGCCGATGCGGGGCTGGTGTCAGGAGCAGCGACGCCGGCCATCAGAAGCACCTACCTTTCGAGGCTGTCGCACTACAGGTTTCGGTTTGTCCTGCGGTTTCTGGGCACGCTTCTGGGTGCGGAGCCACCGATTCAGCGGGGCCATCGCGTTCTTCCCGGTCCGGCCGTTCGCCCGGCTGCACAACGCCGTCGTCGTGACACCGTCCGGTGCCCGCAGGATCATGTGACTGTTCGTCGAACTCGTCGCGGTCCAACCGGCATCGAGGTACGCCTTCAGGATCTTCTTGGCGTCCACGTCGAATCCGGGCGCCTGCGCAGCCGAGCTCATCGCTGCATCCGATCCCATTGCGCAGAGCATCTGTTCACAGTTCGGTTCTCCTATCGTTTGGCCGGGAGCGGGATTCGTTGGTGATGGACGAGGCGGCCGGGTAGTGGTCCGCCGCCGCATGGGTTGGTGCACCAGAAGCTGGGTTGTGCTTGGCAGATTCCGCACTTGGACTCCAGCGCTGCGGTGACATCCGGATCGGTCGGGTCGGTCAGGTCATGCATCCGGCGCCCCGAAGGGGCTCATCGACGGCCTCCACGGTCGCGTCGTGCAGCTGACGCCAACGCAGGCACTGGCTTTCGGCGTTCCGCCGCCAGTGATATGTGCGTGACTTGACCCGCTTGCCGTTCTTGAACAGCGTGGCTTCGTAGGTGTTCGGGATGCCGGGCGCGCCGAACTCGTTGAACAGCTGCTGGTAGGTGCACGTGTAGACGTCACTCATCGTGATTCCGCCTTCGAGGGCTCTCCGTCGCCGATGAAGTTGCACAGTGAGCGGCAGCCGAGCGGGTTTCGGTATGCGCCGCCGTGCTTTTCGTTCGCCTCTTGGGTCTGCTGTATCTGGAAGTCGATCGGCAGGCCGCTGATCGTTGCGAGGTGGTCGCCGATGGCGATGCCGAGGAACCGGACGGCGTGGATGCCGATCGTGTCGACGAGTGCGGCGTATTCGGGTGCATCGAGCATGAGGCGCACGTCGACGTCGCGGCGGCCGGCCGAGTTGTCACCCTTCACGGCGGACCCGACGAGGTACAGGCCGGTGAGCGGTCCTCTGCCGTCGACGAATGCTTCGTGGATTGCAGTGCACGCCATGTCGAGGCGGTACATCTGGCGGGGCGAGAGTCCGGTGCTCATTTCTTCTCCTGCAGGTGCTCTTCGACCGCGCGGATGAGGTGATCGGCCGCGACGGCGCCGTGTTCTCGCCGGGCCAGAGCGGCCCGGTACTCGTCGTACGCCTCCCGGATCGGATCCAGCGGGTCGACTGCATCAACCACGTGCTGGCGGGCAGCGCGGAGTACTTCGAGGTTCCACCGGGCGTCGGCCAGGGCGTTGTGCTCGTCGCCGTGATGGGCCGGCATCTCGAAAAGCTGCAGCGGCTCGATGAGCTGCATCAGGTCGTGAGTCCACATCGGCATGAGGTCCGGCAGGCTGATCATCGGGCCCCAGAGCTGCGCCAGGGCGACGTGGTCGTAGGCGCCGTAGTAGGCCCACAGCTGTGGGAGGTCCTCGCTGGCGTAGACCGGTTCGCCGTCCTTCTCGCCGATGGGCTTGATGTCGCCGACGAGGAATTGGCGAACCTCGTTGGCGATGACCCATTTCGGCTTCACCGCGGCGGCGTGAAGGTCCAGGCGGGTGTCCCCGAATCGGCCACGAAGCGGGTCGTCCCAATCCGTTTTCGTGGTCGGCAGGTGCGGGACGACGTTCGTCCACAGCCAGTCGTCGTTGCAGATCGGCGAGAAGTCGCAGTCGACGTTGACCGCGTAGTACTCGCGGCCGTCCTCGCACACGATGCCGATCGAGATCAGATCGATGGTGCGGCCATCGTCGTGGAACTCAGTGTCGTAACAGTAAATGGTCAAGGGGTTGTCTCCGGTTTCTGTTGGTAGGGAACGTGAACGGCGTGGGAGGAGTCGTCCTCCTCCGGCCCATATCCGGCGCATTTCTCGGTGAGGTTGTCGAACCGGCTCTGGCCCTCGCAGACGACACCGGCGCCACACCAGCAGCTACTCATCTGGTCACGTCCAGCCGCAGTGACCGTCCGATCAGGGACTGCGCGCCGGGATCCATCAGCAGGCCCGGTGTGACTTCACAGTCGTGCGGGCAGGGCATGGATTCCACTGCGCCCCAAAGCCGGCAGATCAGTGGACGGTCTTCGTGCACGGTGCACCGCTGGTTGTCGTCCAACGCCGGGCAGCGGTAGTCGGGGTTGTCGAGCAGGTTCGCCAAGGCACTGTCCGGCGGCGGGATGACGACGCCGCGCTCAGCGATACGCCGCCGTTCCTCCCGTGACATATCGATCGGGCCACAGGCCTGGGAGCAGAGGCCCTTGCATTCGACCTGCGGGATGGCGCGGTAGATGCGCTCCAGGTTGTCAGGCATTGCTGCCCCTACCGATCGGTGTAGCGCCTTCGGGGTTGGAGCGGTAGGTGGATGTCATGCCCGTAGCGCGCTCCAGGATGGTGAGCGACTGGACCTCGAATTGGCTCAGCAGCACCCGAGCGACGCGGGATGGATGCCGATATACCGGGTCATCTGCGCTGTCCACCACGATGAACACGTCCATCGGTTTCGCTGCCGTCTCAGGCATGGGTCGCCTCCTTCCGGTTGGGATGCCAGCGCACAGGTGTGCGGTCGGCCGGCACGTACAGCGGGTGCTTGGGCGATCCGTTCTGGTTGGTGCCGAGGCAGAACAGGCGTGGCCGACACAGCTGCAGGGTGTTGATCGTGGCGACGGCGCTGGCAGACAGCGTGGCGGCGTGAGCGCCCCAAGCGACGATGGTGCAGTCAGCTACGTTGTTGCCCAGGAATTCGTCGTTGCGCGGCCCATAGCTGTCGCCTGAGTAGTTCAGCAACACTTCGGGATTCGTGGCGCGGAGCGAATATAAGTTGCGTACGACGATGCCGCCGTAACCCCACGCCTTAGCGAACGCGATGCAGCGCCTGATCGTGTTGTCATCGATCGAGCCGTCAGCCGTCGACGGGTTCAACATGACGAACTCAAGCAGCGGCCCGGTCGGATCCCAGATGCGCCGCAGCTCATACCGGTAACGGCCGCAGTCACTGATCACGGCGCTGCACTCGGTGGCCGGCGTTGAATCGCCGATGAGGGCAAGCTGGTCAGACACCGGACACCTCCGGGAACTCATCCCAGGTGCGGCCGTCCAGCTCGCGGCCGGCACGCTTCTTGCCGACACGTTCGATGCGGGTAGCCCAATGCGGATGCCCGCGCTCGAAGGGGTTGAAGGGATTCTCCTTCGTCATCGCCGTCATGCCATTGCCGTGCATCACGGCAACGCGATTGGTGTACGGCTTTGTCGGGACACGGAACTGGTCCGATTCGCTCCACGTCCACTCACCACGCTGTTTGAACAGGAACGGCACACCAGCAGCCGTGCACTGGTCGCGCAGTGACCGCGCCCAGTCTGGGTGCATTGGTCTTGCGCCAGGCCCGGACTCACCGCCGACGATCACCCAGCCCAGCTTTGGGTGATGAGCCAGGCAGTTTGGATCGTCTTCTATGTCAACGTTTTCCGGGTGATGCGGCTCCGGGTCGCTGTGATCCACGACGTACCGCGCGCATGTGCAGGCAGTGCAGCCGTAATGGTCGGCGTCGTCGTCCGTTGCGGAGCCGCAGTTGCACACCCAACGGCTGAGGTCGATCGGGCCGAGTAGTGGTTCGGCGCTGATGAATCGGACCGCCGCCGGGGTGTCCAGCAGCGCGGGGATGCGGATGTCGGCCCACTGCTGATTCTCGGTACTGACGCCGAGCCAGACGTTCGGCAACGGCCAGTAGTCGGTCAGGATGTCGGTTGTGCCGTCCGGGCTCCGCGGGTCCAGCTCGGTCGACGTGAACACCAACTCGCGGAACCGATCTGACGAGAGCAGCGAGCGCATCCGCGCATGCCGCTTGGTCAGCAACTGGAACGTGTGGTGGCTCGCATGGCACATCACCGCGAACACCTTCGCGATGTGCTCGTCGGGCACCTCGTCGTGGAACAGGTCCGACATCGAGTTGACGAAGATGCGTCGCGGCCGCCGCCACCGCAGCGGCTGGCCGAGTTTCTCGGGCCGCAGCTGCACGTCGAACCCGCGCTCGAAATAGTGCCCCGGCGTACCGCGCCACCGTTCCGCGAACGTCTTGGCGTAGCAGTGATCACAGCCAGGCGACACCTCGGTGCACCCCGAAACTGGATTCCACGTCGAGTCGCACCATTCGATTGAAGTGTTGTCACTCATCGCTTCTCGTCCTCACCGGACTCCGGCACATAGAGCAGGGTCCGTCCGTCGGGGTAACCCTCAGATCTCTGTTTCGCCTCCGCGAGCGTGTGACCGGCGGCCACGACGTGGCCATGCCGGACCGCTACCCATCGGCCGCGGTAGTGCTTGCCGAGGTACTGACTCAGCGATGTGCTGATATCCACCTGGGCGACTTCGACTCTGATACCGAGTGCGCGGTACAGATCAGCGGCAAGTCCCGGATACTCCTCGCCGCACGAATCGGCGTACGCCTCCAGCGCCACCCGCGCGTGCGGATCAGTGGTGTAGCGCAGCACAAAGAACGGATCAGTCACCTGGTAGTGCTCGATGACGTTCCCTGAGTCGTCTTCCTTGACGCGATACAGCTCGTACTTGCGGTATAGGCCGCGGTCGCGGTCGTCAGTGGTACTCATGGTTCTCGACTCCTTTGATGATGTTCAGGATGGTTTTGAATCTGTTGTTGGCGGCGCCCATCATTCGTTCGTCGCTGGGGATGCTCGTCTGGCTATCTCCGATCTCCGCTTTGCGCTTGATGGTTCCCATTGCACGGCGCAGCATCTTGACCTCGGCGAGCAGCTCCGGCACCAACTGCCTTGAGTCAGCGAAGAATTCAGCGTCAGCGTCCGACAGGCCGACGATCTCAGTGATCTGGTGCCCGTAGCGCTCCTTGTAGTCGTCGCTGCACCCGTCGGAGTCCAAGGTGGCGCGGTCAGCCGGGCCGTAGATCGCATACGCGTACTGCGCTCCACCGCCGTACTCGCCCTCTTCGGTCTCCCAGACGACCTCCCACGGCCCTTCAGTGACACCTTCGAGCACGTTCTCCGTGCGGGTGACCAGGTCATCACTCATGCGCGGAACCTCTTGTGCAGGTTGCCGAAAGCCGAGACCTGCGACGGCGTCCAACTGCGACCCGGGTATCTCACCGCGATGGACCAGGCGCTAACCCCGAGCGTTCTCGCTACCTCTTCATACGAGCATCCGTCGTCGAGCATCTCGCCGGCAGTGGCGACGTCGGCGGCGGTCAGGTGACGAGCTACCGGTTGCCCGCACCCTGCCTCGCGTCGGTACCGGACAACACTCCGCTCGGAAACGGCGAGCCGATCGGCGATCGCGAACGCAGACCAACCCTGTGCGGTCAGGCATTTCACCAGCGCCAGACGCTCAGCTCTGACTTCCCGTGCTACGCCGGCCATCACGCCGACACCTCAACCGTGAGGCTCTTCGCCTTGTCGTACTGGCTGATTCCCCAGACGATCGCATGCAGGGACACCAGGAAGTGCCAGTCGTAGTCGCGGAGGTCCCATTCCCAGGTGTCCGAGAATTGATACAGCACGCTGTGTCGGCGCGGGATGAGTTGCGGGACAAAGTCACTCTCCGGCTCAACTGGAATGGAGAGCCGGTAGCGAAAGCCGCTCAGCGCCCGGTGCACGGACTCCTCAGAGCACAGGGTTTCGTCGTCGAGAACCTGGTAACGGAGAGCCCGCCAGATCGCAGCGGCCTGGCCGGGGTGTTCGCCGCGGCGTTCCCAGAACTCCTCGAACACCATCCGCTTCGCGATCTCGGGCTGATACACCTTCGGATCGACTGGGCCGCGCAGCTTCTCAGACCAGTACGACGCATTGATGTATCCGGGCGGCTTGCGGAAGAACTGGAACATGTCGTCGATGCGAGCGAAGTGGAAGTCCTCGATATCACCGGTGACGACCAGGTGTCCCGGCCAGGTGACTAGGTCGAACCACCAGATTCCGGTGCCGGGCTCCTTGAATCGGATGTGCCGGTACAGCCCGTCGTCGCGGATGATCGTCATCTGATGGTTCCGCGTCGACGCCTTCATCCACTTGAACGCTCTTTGTTCTTCGACGGTGCTCATGCGTCCACCAGCTTTCTGATTCGGTCGGCGATGTCGGGGGGTGGCGTCCACAGGCCGAGGGCGCCGCGGTAGGTGAATTGGTCCTTCAGCGGGATAGGGCGCGGGTTGTCCAGCACCAGGTGGTAGACGTCGCTGCGCTGACCCCAGGGCTCACAGCAGGGCTCTGGAGGCCCCACCAACGCGATGCCCTCTCGCCGTTTCAAGCAGGAATGGGCGTAGTGGACGTCGATAAGGTCGACCACGCCGAGGAACACGCCGTAGTCGAAAACGCGTGGCTCAGTAACCCATTCGGGCGCGCGCCGCGGGAGTCGCCGCAGCGCTTCCTCATCAGCCTTGAGTGCCGCGTGGATCGCCACCGGCCCGCGGTACTTGCCAGCGATGTTCCGGGTACGGTTCTCGATGTTCTTGCGCTGGTTGACGATCTGCCAGGCCCAGGGCTGTCGTACGGTGATCGCGCGCATCAGGCACTCGCCTTCGCAGAGGCCAAGATCGACTCGGCCAGCTTCTTGATGTGCTGCGACGGCACTACAGCCATAGCCGATCCACCGTTCTTCATGTCCGGCTCGATGAGCTTGTCCGACTCCATCGACTTGATATTCAGCGTGTCGAGGATGACCGGGTCCGACCCGTCCTTCGTCACGCAGAAGTAGGCGAGGACACCGTTCGTCTGGCCCGGCCGCCCGAGCCGACCGATGGCCTGACGGTGCACACCAGGCGACCAGTCCAGCTCACCGAACACCAGCGTGGAGCACACCTCCTGCAGCCCGTCGAGGCCGGCGCCGGACCGAAGCGACATGATCAGTACGCGGGCGTCTCCCTTCGTAAACGCCTCGAAGGACTGACCTTTCGCGTTCACCGACTCAGTGCCGGTGTACATCACCGGCTTGAATTCCTTGAGCCGTTCCATCCAGATGTCGTAGACACTGCGATGCCACCCCAGGAGCAGCACTTTCTCCTGACTGGACAGCAGCAGCCGAACGAAGTCCGCGACGAACGGGGCCTTCGATACTCCCGTCGCCTGGCGCATCTTCCAGTCCAGCTCCGCGGAGGTCTGCCACTTCGTCGTGTTCGATGAGTCAGCCGACAGGATGAGACGTGCCATCTCGATGGCGTTGCCGGACAACTCATTCAGAACGTTGCTATCGGACGGCACGAGCTGCTCGATGCTCTCGATGGCCGGCAGCTGGATACCGACATCAGCACGGGTCCGACGAAGGAACAGACCACGCCGCGTGAGGTGCGACCGCAGCGCTGCAGGGTTCTTGATGCGGACCTTCGAGTCGATATCCCCTCCGGACCCGGACCATTCGCGCAGGAACTCGTCACGATCACCGAGACATCCGGGCTTGACGATGTTCATCACGGAGTACATCTCGCCGCCGAAGTTGTAGACCGGCGTCGCGCTCAGCCCACACACAGTGGCGCCCTTCGCCACCAGGCTCTTCGCGCCCTGATACTTCAGTGAATCGGTGCGGCGCAGCTCTTGTATCTCGTCGAAGATCACCGTGTGCACGTAGTCGGCCAGCACCGGGCCGAGGTTGGCGAGCTTCGCGTAGTTCAGCACGATCAGGTCGTAGGAGACGTGCTCGCCGCCCCTGAAGATCCGCTTCAACTCCTTGTCCGGCTGCCCGGTTTTGAGTTCAACACCGGTCAGCTGCGGGTAGAACTTGTTGAGTTCGCGCAGCCATTGGCCCGGCAGACCAGTGAGCGTCACTGCGACGCCCGGCCGGGCGGCAGGATCCTCCAACAAAGCGAGGGACATCAGGGTCTTGCCGAGACCGAGTTCATCCACGATCAGTGTGGCGCCGGTCGTCCTGGTCAGGTCAGTGGCGAGCTGCTGATAGTCCCGCAGCGGGGACGCTGGTCCCAGCCAGCCGACACCGGGAGTCAGAAACCCTGTGCCAGAACGGATACGGTCAACGAGCAGTTCACGGTCATCGGCCGATCGGGCCTTCGCAGCCAACTCAGCACGGTCAGCGTCAGGCATCTCAAACGTCCAGCGCTGCATCGCCCACCGAATCTCCTGGGCCATCTCCTCTGTGGCCGTGACAGCGAGAGAGTCGGCCTTCGCGATCGACACACCCGGCAGTAGCCGTTTGAGTCGAATCATGACGTGCGGTTCGGCCGTGATGATCCACCAGTGCTTTTGGCGGCGAATGGTTCCAACGGCGCTCACAGGCGACCTCCAAGATGAATTGCCAAAACAGGCTTGGCATGGATGATTTCGGGCATTCCGGCGGCAAGAACGCGCCGCCCGGACGCGAGGACGATGGCGTCGACTTGGTCGTGTTCGGCGTAGCGGCCGAGCTGCCGCAGAACTGCGTTGCGTGCTCCTGCGACCTTCACCTCGATAGCGACCGAGAACCCGTCGACGTCGACGAGGAAGTCGGGCCTGTCGCGTCGAGACAGCGAGCGCTCACGGTCAGCTGGAAACGCTGCGGGAAGCACGTCCCAGATCGCTTCCTGCAGTTCAACTTCGGTCGTCCACTGGTAGTTGAATCCGCACAGGTGATCCGCAACAGCCTGAGCCGCTTCCGCCCCGGTCATCCGGTCACCTCCGGTCGTTGGATGAAGTCGGGCCAATGCCCACAGATCGGTGCCTGCCAGGCACTGATTTCGTCGAGCGGTGTCGGGTCGTCCCGGAAGCAGCAATGGCCCTCGTGGATGACGACCTGGTGCCAGCAGCCACACGGGCCGCCGACACCGGCAGCGTCGTGCAGCTCGCGCGCGGCCTGGTGCTCGGCGTCGATCAGCGCCTGGCAGTCGCATGGGCCCGCTGTCTCGCATATCTCGCATACCGGCAGCTCCATCGGCAACGGGATCGTCGCCGACTTACGGCCGGTCACGGGATCGCCTCCCAAGCACCGAGTTCCGCACGCTCCACATGAGCCGTGCAACCCCAGGCGCGGAGCTGTTCGGCCGCCGCGACGAGCCCGGCGCGCTGGAACCGGCGCCGCGGCGTGGCGTGCGGGACAGCGATGACGTCGTAGCCAGGAGACCCTGGGTAGTCGCGTTCGGGGGGCTCACCGGGATCACCAACACGCTGGCAGAACGGCGGAGGGTCTAGGTAGCCCTCATAGTCGAAGCCGCCACGGCGGGGCAGGTAAGGGGTCAAATCGGCCGGCAGCCACGACGGGAGGACGAAACCTGGCTCTCGCCCCTGGTGTGCGTCCGCCAGCCGCTCCCACCAATGCAGCGGCTGATCGATGAACGGGCGACCATCGTCGGTCGGCCACTTGTCGACCACGAGACGGTAGACATATCGGCGCTCGCTCATGCGGACACCTGGCCATCTCGGATCAGACGTTCAGCGCGCTTAACACATTGCGAGCATTCGACTTTCCCGTCCGTGCGGTACCACTTCCGGCTCCAAACGCGAACGATCTCTTCCGACTTCTCGCACAAACTAGCGACCTTCGTGCGCCAGCCATCGCTGCCCGATTCAACCCACTCGCGTTCACCGTCTGACTCTTCGAGCTTGACCAGGTGGAGGACCCGGCTATTCATATGCGCAGCCCACGAATAGCCCTCCGGACGAGGCGCATCCGCGTATCCCCACTTCGGATCATGCGGGCAATCTTGGAGCCGGCAGACCGCGTCGACCTTGGCCATCTTGATCGTGAATCCACGGGCCTTGTCGCGCTTGAGTTCCGCCGCGCTACCCGCCATCACCTTCCACGCCGCGGTCTCCGTGACAGCGTTCTCGGTCACCATGTGAACAGCCGAGATGCATCCGCACGGCGCGATCATGGCCCAGCACAACTCACTGGCCGGCAGGGTTTCACCGTCGAGCGTGAAGCTCACGCCCGGCAGGAAGTGATAGTCGACGGCGCTCATTCGGTCACCGCCACGATCACGAGGAGAATCAGGATCGTTTCGGCGACGTACAGTGCACCGATCCACGGATACCCACGCACAGCGTGAATCGCCGCCAGCACGGACAACAGCAGCGACAAGCCCCACAGGATCCAGACGTGCCGCCGCAGGAACTGGCGCCGCCGACGAACCCGCTCAGGAAGTTCGGGTTTCATACCGCACCACCGATCAGGCGCGATTTCGCCGGGTCGACACCGGCCACGGCGATACCGCCACCGTCAGTGAGGAACACCCTCTCGCCCCTGTACACGACCGAATTCACTGCCGGGGAGGCGTATTGGGTCAGCAGCCAGCCCATCAACAACGCCACCGTGCGGTGCGACTCGATCATCCTGTGGCAGTCCCGGCACAACCCGAGACCGTTGGCCGCAGTGTTCGTGTCGGCCAGCCGCGATCCACCAGCACGACGTGGCCGGCGGTGGTGCCGTTCCTCGACTCGGCCGTGGCCGCATACTTCGCAGATGCCCATCGACCGGCCGTCGATCTGGTCCCGCACTTCTTGGCTAAACCCGGTGTCACTCATCGGACACCGCCACGAACGTCATGGTTTTCGAGAACCCATGTGCGGCAAAATCATCGAGCTGCGGTTCGGCGCTACTGCTGTCCTTCCAGTACACACACGGCTCGAATTTGTGCTGCCGCTTGTATGCGTCGAGGTCGTCGATCCCGTGGACGCGCAGCGGCACCTCAACTCCGGTGACGATGTGGTGGAACAGGAACGTCCAACGCCCGGCCTCTTCGCGGCCTGTGTCGACCAGCACAACATCGGTGAAGCCCTCGGCAGTCATCCTGTCCAGCCACGCCCGCGCTTCCTTGCGCGCCTGCTCGATGGTGTTGGTCCAGCCCTGCGGTTCACCGCCGATCCGCGACCCTGCGTTGATGATCACCGTCATGCTGGAACCGCCTCAGCCGCGGCGGCCACGTCCTGCTTCAGCTCGTCCAGCAGATTCCGGATGGCCTGCACATCTCGGGTTTCCGCCAGGTCTTCCTCGTGCTCCTTGGCGAACCGCTCGGCGACCGGCTTGTAGCCGATCTTGTGCGCCTTCATGTACGCGCCCAGCTCGGCGCGCGCAGACTCAGCGATCGCCCACTCATCAGTTACCAGGTCAGTCAGCTCACGGGGCGCGGTAACTGCGACGTCCAGGCCCAGGACGTCGAACACCACATGCTCGATCGTCAGGTCAGCGCGTTTGATCGGACGATCCACACCCGGCTGCACACCAGCTTTCACCGACCGGCAGCCGATCACCTGCGGATGATCGTCACGCGACAACCGCATCCACACCGACGCGTCGTACGGCAGGTTTTTGTGACCCTCGACCCGGTAGTCCTTCGCCTTCTCGATCGGCCTGCCATCAGCGTCCAGCGCGGCGGTCTCCTTGCCGCGCGCCGTCATGATCACGATGCCGGGGAACTTCATCAAGATGCGCATCAGCTCGTAATGCCGACTCGCCGCGTCGTTCCACAGATTCATCGACGGTTTGATCTCAGCGTTCGGGTCCTCCGCCAGCTTCTTCTTCGCTGATCGGGATTCCTTGGCGCGCACGCTGATCCAGTCTTTGATCATGTCCCACTCGGCGGTCATGGAGTCGATGATCAGCACCACCGGCTTCTCGGAGGCGGCGGCGATAGCCTCGACTTCGCGGACCTGTCCGACGATGTCGAACCATGAACCGTCGTGGTCGATGACCTCGTATTTGGCGCCGGGAATCTCGATGTACTCGTCAGCTGCGCCTTCACCGAGGTCGATCCAGTACGCGCTACCGATCCGCTCCGATGCGGTGAACTGCGCTGCCGCCCAGGACTTCCCCGACTTCTCCGGTCCTTCAATCAGGATCAGCGGCCACGGCGGGATACCCGTCGGCTTCCTCGTTTTGAGAGCCATCAGACGTCACTCCCCTCAACCACTTCGCCCTCCACAACGACCACGGTCTCGGCTTCGGTGACCAGTTCCTTGATCCCGCCAAGGGAAACCCGCCCCTCCGCGATCAGCTTGTCGACAAGCTCCAACGCGCCCTTCTCGGCCCGGACCGACAGCGACGGGTCACCGACCTTCACCTCGATACCGGGTGCGATCTCACCGGCCGCGTCGACCAGCACGCCGTCAATCTGCTTGAGCGACTTGACGTACGCCTCGTTCACCTTCTCGACAATTTCGGTCGGATGCTTCTCTTTCACCCACGCGGTGAATGCCTTCTCGTCGGTCACGACAACCCGCGCCGATCCCTTCGACCACGAGGCTTTGCACAGAATCTCGTCGCCGACCCGGCCTGCGACGGTGTCGCCGGCCATCAGCAGCCCCGACAGTTCGGCCTTCGCGGCTTCTTTGGCCGCCTTGGCCTCGCGCTCGACGACATGGAACACGCCTGCCCGTAGGGCGACAGAGTGCATATCAGTCACTACTTCTCCTCGATTCGTTTCGTCCCCTGTGGGGTTTGGATTGGGTTGCGTATCGCCGGTACTCGTGTCGGCGTTGCCGCTGGGGCCCGGTACGTCGCCGTGCGGGTCGGGGGTGGGTTCCTGCGTGGGTTTGTTGCAGGGGCAGCGTTTCGGGCGCTGGCAGCAGCCGCGCCGGTCCGTGACGTCACCACCGCATGACAGGCACACCTTGCAGTGCGTGTACGCGACTTGATGCCAGAAGTGGTGCGTCGTTCCATGTCCGCAGGCGCAGGTGCTGGTCAATGACGCGGTCATCGTGCCGCCACCTTCCGAATTGCATCGCGAGCCGCCGACAGCGCGGTGTGTGCAGCTGGGATGTCGTTGGCGGAGAACCGTCCACGGGACTTCCGCAGCAGAATCCCCACACGAGCCACATCGACGTCACCGCAAGGCAACTCGTCCGCGAACCCTGACCACTCTTCAACAGCACTGTGCAGCACTCGTACTGCGTACTTCGCGTCGACGCCGCGTCCCTGGACCTCCGCGACTGCGGCAGCGACCCGGTCTACTCTGGTGTCGTTCATGCCGCCCACCTTTCCCAGATGTCTTTCACCCGTTTGCCTTCCACGTCAAGACCGGCGAGTGCGACCTGCAGCAACTCCTGTACGAACACCGCGGGGACTGCGGTCAGGTACTTCCACACAGCGGCCGGGTCCTCGTCCTGAACCTGCCTGGCCAGGCCGGCGACGATGGCAGCGCGCTCCTCCATTGACTCTTCGTCGTGTCCGACGATTGGCATCGGCATGCGAGACATGAAGCACTCCCCCGCAACACCTTCCGCGCCGTTGTGCGGGTTGTACTGGCCATACGCGGTCAACACATTCCGGCCACAGCCGGGGCAGGCCACAAGTTCACTGGGCATCATCCGAGCCTCGCCATCTTGCGGTTGGCAGCCCGGATCAAACCTGCCCGTGCGGCATCGCCGATCTGGTAGCCAGACATGCCGCACCGCAGACCATTCGATCCAACATGCTCAGGGGTGATCCCGTTGGTGCACAGCAGGTTCCGTCGGCAGATCAGGCACTGGACCGCGCCGTGATCATTCAGGATGCGGGACACCCTGCAGGTGTGCGTGCCGCAGCGTTCCGCGATCTGCTTCACCGTCAGTTGGAACCCGATCGTCAACACCGCCGCCTCCAACGTGGCTCGATCATCACCGAGACGCATCGGAGTGCCGTTGCACACGAACTCCACCGCCAACCAATCCACCGCTTGCTGCTCATGCAGGACAGTCATGAGTTGGCCTCCCCAGCCGCACGCACTGCGGCCATCTCGGATTGTGTTTCCGCGTAGAGGGTTTCGAGCCACTCCCACACTGCATCGGACCCCTTCTCGACCAGGAGAAGAGCCGGTTCTTCTGCCATCCGATACCCGGTGCTGATGTAGCACCCGGTCCAGTCCTTGCACGTTCCGTCGCCACCAGGTTCGTTGCCCGCTTGGCCTTCGAAACGTGGGTGAGCTGTGTGCATTTCGACGAAACGTCCACTGGGGCACTCCAGCAACTTCCTGATCCGGTGATGCTTGGGAACCGTCGGCAAATCCCACCCTGTTCCGATCACCAAGGTGATCTCTGCATCCGGGCCCCGAACGGTGAAATTCATCTCGGCGTTGTGCCGACCATGAGATCCGCCGGTACCGGGCTTGCAGTTCAAAGACCCGTGGACGCACGGCTGGACACCAATGCAGTCGTAGGCCGGACGGACGACGAAGACGCGTTCCAAATCGCTCATAACGCACCGCCAGTGAGGTCGTGAACGCGGACGCTGAAACGGTTGGCTCGATGCCGGCCCCGGTACCGCCAACGGCGAGAAGGGAAGACCAGTAGGCCCCCTTCGGGATTCAACATCAGAGCGGCACCGTGCGCGTCGACGATGGCCTTCACTCGATCAAACTCGGCTGGCACGGCTTCCGCCGGATTCATCGGGTCACCGCCGCGTACACCAGCGGGGCCAGGGCCAGGGCAACCAGCCAGCCCAGCAGCACCATCACTCCGCCGACCAGCTCCATGTACGGCCTCATCGGATGACCACCGATCCCGCTGGCAGCCAACCGGGCTCGTTCGGGAGCACCGTGTCATCGGTGACGGGGTACATGTCGAATCGCTGCGTGGACTCGGCCCGGTAGTAGCCGCCCGACGACCAGCACGAGTAGCCGCCGCAGTTCACCCGATAGGGCACGTTGCCGCCGGGGGTCCACTCCCGGCGGGTTCGATCCCACGACCCGTCGGGGTGGCGTGGCCCGTCGCAGATCGTGCGGTAGCCGGACATCATGAAACCCCAGACGATGCGCTCACACCCCGGCGCGTAGTCGGCCTGGGCGTGGCCTGCGTAGCCGATAGCCGTTGCGCCGAAGGCGATCACAGATGCTGCAGTAGCGACGATGCGGCGGGCGGTGCGTTTGTGAACCGTCGTGTGGATCATGCCGACACCGCCATATCTGCGGCCATGTCAAGGAGTGCGTCGGTGCAGACCGTTGCAGCCCGCTTGGCGTCCCTGGCGATCCCCCCGAGAGTCGGGATGTTCAAGTCGGCCAGCGAGTCGAGCACGTCGTGCAGCTCGGCCATCGCTGCGGTCACTTCGGGCGGGACCGAACGGGTGTTCCGTTCCGGCTTTCGGGTACTTTCGGACATGCTGCAACCCCTTCCATGGGTGTTGTGGTGAATGGCACCGGCAGCGGGAGCGCTCGCCAAAGTTCGCCCGCTGTCGGTGTTTCCGATCCAAATGGATCGGTCAGTGGATTCCGGACTCCGTTCCGTCACGCCTGCGGACTCAATTCCGCTAGCTGATACACTCATCCTATGCCGAAAGCCCTTGTAAGACAATAGGTTTCGCATATTTGTCCCGGTCGGTGCGGCGGGTAGACCACAGGCACCCATCTAGCTCTCTCCCCTCTGAAAACACGCCTCCACGTCGGAGGCGAACTTGTGAAACGACCGACCAGCCAGGCACACCGGCGTGTTGCCAGCCAGGGCCACCCGGCGCCCGTAGAACGCGGCGTCTGCAACCTGCTGAGCGGTCAGACCGACCTCGATGCCGTAGGCCAGCGCCCGGTGGAATGCCCGCTGCATCGCGGCCTGGTCCCGGGTATCCAGGGGCCGCGCGCCGGGCGGCAGGTAGTCGAACCAGAACGCGATAGCGAGCTGGTCGACCGCCCTCATGGTCTCGGCCAAGCTCACGATGCACCGCCCGCATCAACGCCGCTGGCGTGCTTGGCTTTTGGAGCCGACTTCGGCTTCGGAGCCGGCTTCGGTGCAAACTGCTTGAGCACGCCCTGCACCGTCTTGACGGTGTCGTGCACCGGATTACCAGGGCCGCCGAGCTGCGACGAACGCTTCGGCTTGTCGACCTTGGCCTGCTTGTCGGTCTTGGGCTTCGACACCGCCTTGGCGGTCTGGTCGGCGGTCAACGTGATCGAGCTAGCCGAGCTAGGCGTGCTAGCTGGCACGTCCGCGGCCGTCGGCGGCGTGGTGACCTTCGGCTTGGGACAAGCAGCCAGCTTGGCCGGGATAGCAGCAAAATCCTTTGCGGCATTGGTGAACCCGTTCACCAAGTGCTGGGCGGCGTGCGCCAGCTCGCCGGGTGTCGTCGGTCCTACCGTGGCCACGCCAGGCACGTCGTAGCCGCCGGTGGCTTTGAGGAATCCGGACAGCACGTCGTCGGCGGGCTTGATCAACGTCTGGAACACGTAGCCCGCGCGCTCCCCGGCGACGTTGGTCACCGCGATGGTGGCGAGCTGGCCCCACGGGGTCAGTGGGTCGCGCAGCGTGATCACCGTGTGGTTGCCGGTTTTGGTCACCGTCGCGCCGTCGTAGTTGATCTGCATCGCGCCGTACGGCCCACCCAGCGCCCCGTGGTAAACCAGGAACCCGACGACGCCCGTCGGCACCGACAACAGGTAGCTCAGCTGGTACTTGGGAGCGCGGGCGATCGGGTCCCATTCGTGATTCACCGTGGTGATGTCGACGTTCGGGCCGCTGGTGTTCGGCGTCTCGCCGCCTTCGAGCCCGGTGAACGGGATGTCCTGGCCCTTGACACCGCGAGCGCGAGCCGACGTACCGGGGGTGTCCATGTTCGAGTACAGATGCAGGTGGAGCGTGCGACCGGCCAAACGCGGATCCATCGCGGCCTCGTAGACCACGCCGGCGCCCTGCGAGCCGCCGATCACGTCTTCGATCTCGGGGTGCGCGAGCAGGTATTGCACCACGGCTTCCTTACCGCGCGCCGCGCTGTCGTTCCCGACGCCGGGGCCGAGCCTGGCCGGGTACAGGTTGCTGTCGCAGATGCATGCTGCGGTGGTGCCGAACCGGCCGTGGTCCAGCCAGGACACGTCGACGGTGTTGGCCGCGCCAGGCCTGGTGCCGTCAGTGCCAGGTACGAACAGAGACGCGGCCTGGGCGTTGGGGGTACCGGCGATAGCGGCTGCGATAGCCGCTCCGGCCGTTATGCCGGCAAGAATCTGCCGGGTGGATAGGATGTGTGCGGACATGGAGTTTCCTTTCATCGGGTGTGTTTTTCTCTGTGTTCAGGCCTCGACCGTTGCCCCGGTCGAGGCCTTCTTAACTGCGAAACTTGTTGGTGGCAGCAGCCATTCGCGCATCAGCGGTGAGCATGTTGCTAACGACGTCGGCCACGTGATCGGCGTGCGAGGCGTGGTGTCCACGCCACTGGCCGCAGGCGCAGACGGTGTCGCAGGAGACCGACGTGATGTAGTGGTCTTCGATCAGCAGCCGCACTGCGTCGGCCTGGTCGACGGGGTCGGGTTGCCCCGGCGAGGGCGTGGGGGGAACGCTCGCCTCGCCGGGGCCAGTTCCTGCCGCATCCGCAGCGGCAGGATCAAGATTGAAAAACGCCATCAGCTCATCGGCGTCGTGCGTCTGCTGCGCCTCGCGAGCCTCATCGACCCCGAACTGCACCTGCGGCGCGGGGGCCACCAGACCCTCGATCCACCGACCGAATTCGGCCAGCCCACGGCGAATCACTGGGCGCACCAATCGTCTTCAGGGAAGTCGTCGCCCGGCACGTGCGCCAACGAACGCTCCTCGTTGTCGGCGCACCGTAGGATCACGCGGCCGGAGACGATCCATCCGGTCACACCGGCGACCGCGCAGGAGAAAACCATCGCCCAAGCCCACGCGGCGTTCACAGGGCCACCCGCCCTTCGGCCGCAGCACGCCGATCAGCGATCGCCTGCGATTCATCGCGTAGGCGATCGATCTCGTCGCAACGCTCATGTCGGCCAAGCCAGCGGTGATACGCCGCGAACTCAGCGACACCGGCCGCCGCGGTGACGGTGATGCTGTCGCCACAGTCGTTGCAGCGGTGTGTGCCGACTGAGCGGAGTATGTCGGCCGCGAGGTCGGACAACGTCTTGGTGTTCCGATTGGACTTGTCCAGCGCGCCCTCGATGGCAAGCGGTCGCTGCGGCGTCGAGCCGAGTAGGCGGAGTACCTCAGGGAGGATCGGCTTCCGGCGCGCGGTCATGATGCCGACTCCAGCCGCTGGATGTAGTCCGTGATCTGAGCCTCGGACGAGAAACGGAGCTTCCCGACGTAGACGGAGCCGAGTTCGCCGCTCCGCCACAGCTCGTAGAGCTTCGTGAGGCCGATGCCGCCGAGACGGGCACGAGTCGCTTTCTGGTCGAACAGTTGCGCGGGCGCGTGGCTGGCGGCCTGGTCCTGGTCGACGACGTCGGGCGCCTGTGTCAGGTCGGTGATCATGCGACCTCCCCGTCAACCTCGGACGGGAGCACCTCGAAGAGGTCGCTGAACCATTCGGTGCCGAAGGTCTCCAACATCCCGGCGATGAACTTCGGGCCGGGTGCGGCCTTGCCGCTGAGGACGCGCGAGAGATTGCCGGGATCGATGCGGGCACGTCTGGCGAGTTCGGCGTCGGTGTCGATGCGCGCGAGCTTGCGGACCTTCGCGAGTCCGTCGGGTTTGAGCGCGAGTGTCGCCAACATTTCACCTCCTGATCTGCATGTTTGTTTGGACATGATTGATCGTATGGGATCAATCATGTCTAGACAATGAGGTTAGGTAACAGATTGATAACGGAGGCGAATTGTGGCGATGACATGCGAAATCACACGCATGTAACTCGCCTGCCAGCATGATTGCGTGAACACAATGTGCCGAACAGCACCTACGCAATTGCGTCTATGCAAGTACGCTGCTCGGATGGCAACGACCTGGTGGTCCTACGTCGAGCGCGTAGGTAAGGGAGCTGCGCAGAAGGACATCGCCGAACAGTCAGGAATCGACGCCGGCGCCCTCTCGCGCTGGAAGACGGGGCAGACCCCGCGGCCCAGCGCCGAGCTAGCCATACAGTTCGCGCGGGCCTACAGCCGACCGCCCGTCGAGGCACTCGTCGCCGCAGGGTTCATCGCCGAAGCGGAGGCCGGCGAGACGATAGAAGTTCACCGAGGGCTGGGCGACATACCCGACGACGAACTGATCGAAGAGTTGAAGGTCCGCCTGGCCGGACGTCAGCCGATCGGCGCAGAGCCTGCGCCGGAAGTTGAGCCTCTACACAAGTCGAAGTCGCGGCGCTTCCGCAGCGGAACGGGCACTGTTGGCGATCTCCTCGGCGGCGGCGCTCCCCCGGCGGCGGCGGATGACCATGTAGAGCACGCGTAGGAGGTCGCAGAGATCACGGCTGGTCAACTCAGAAATCCGCAGTGACCGGATTACCCCCTCGAACTCAGCAACGAGCTGTTGCCTGTTCGCCTCATACCCCGCGCGCATTACCACCCCACCCATCAAACGACAGTTATTGGCGCGATCGTAAACCTAAATGTGGGCAATCTGACAGTCGATTCCCAGAAATGAGGATTCCCTACCCTCGTGCGTGTGACTGTGGACTTCGCTGACGACATTCGTAGCGCCAGGCTGGCGCGCGAGTGGTCAAAGGACCGCCTCGCCGACGAAGCGGGCATCGAGACAGAGGCCGTCGACGCCATCGAAGCAGGTCAGCTCACCGCAGACATCCCCGCCGTCATGCACGCACTCGGCCTGTCTGAGCTGCACATGGTCATCCCGACGATGCTCGCGGACTTCGTACGCGCAATCAGGCCAGTCATAGCCAGCATCGAGCCCAAGCAATTGCCCCGTGCGCTCGGTCAGATCATGGAGATCGCTGGCAGCTTCGCGGCGGGCATGGAACCGCTGCCGCGCATCGGCCAGCTCAACGTGATCAACGGGATCGTGGACCTCGATCAGCGGTGGCCGCCAGGATCGCGTACCGGTTAGTTTCCGGTTACAAACGGTCCCGAAAGCAGGCGAAACGTCACGAAGGCAGGCGAAAGCCGGTGTCGTGGATGGTGTTGATGCGGCGAAAGATAACGAACGCAGGCGAAAGCAGGCGAAGACTAACTCAAAATCCGTGCAGTGTGAGTTCGAATCTCACCGAGGGCACCAAATCTCGCCGCTAAACTGCAGGCATGGGGGCACTGCGAGTCACTGCGGATGGACTGTTCGCCGTTGCCGGTCAACTCGAGCAGCA